GTTCACACTCCATAAACTTCTTTATGAGCTTTATTTAATTCCTCATTATATTGATAAATGTTTATTAAATGGTTTTCGAGTTTTTCACGATAAGGAGCCATCAATCTTCTAAATTCATCTCCTTTTCTGTTTGCTTCAATAATCAATTCTACTGCCTTTACATTTATTTTGTCTTCTGTATAATCATACAGCTTCCAAAATTTTAAGGCTTCCTCCCACTTACTTTCAAACTCCAATTTTCTAACATAAGAATAATCTATCATAACTTTAATTATTTTTTATTTTACAGATTTTAAAGTCCTTTCATTACAAAGATGAGGAATACCATTACAAAATATATAAGCACCCCACTGGTCAATGTTCTCTAATGTTCCTATTACTTCTTTGCCATCAGTCATTCCACAAGTACCAATAGCTGAATATTTTTCACCTATGACAACTTGCATAATTTTATTGTTATAATTTCTTATATTAAATACTTTTGGGGTTTTTGTTTTCATTTCTTCTAGTATAAAAATAATTTATTCAATAAACAAAGAGAAGGAATTTTTCTCCCTTCTCTTTAAATTTCTTTATTGACAGCACAATTGCCAACTTTCAATGTTTTCAATATTTTCTTCGGTTAATTCCAAAGTATCAATGATAAATTGTGCAAGTTTTTTGTTTCCTTCTGTACCTTCTGCAATCACTTTTGTCTTAATTGCAGCCACAACATCACTTGTTTCCATTCCTAGAACTCTACGACAAAATTTTGAATCCTGTCCTAAATAGAAATTGCGTATCTTGCCGTTTTCTGGTTTAATGAAAAGTGACCAATCATGAGTGCAAGGAGTTGCTGTTATTATAACTGAAGCGTCCATATGATTTATTTTTTGGTTTATATCAGTATAAAGGAAACCCCTTAAAAAAGAGGGGAGACCTCTCAAGTTTACAATTCCATTTTACTTGCCATTCCTGATTCAATTTTTACATAACAATTTTTTCCACCTGTATAATCTTTGTGGTCTTTTGCTGTTCTATAAAGTAAATCTGGGGTTTGATATGAATCTCTTACATCGGAAATTGAGAAGTAATAGCTTTTGTTATTAACATCAAAAAATCCACTTATGTAGAAATGACCTCTATGGAATTCAATATTGGTTGCACCAATCCCCTTTAATTCTTTTGTAAATTCACTTTTAAAGGTGCGAAAAAAAGAAGAAAATTCAGGAGTTAATCCGCAAGAACTTTCAAACCCTTTTTTCAATAATGTTAATGTTTTTTTCATGATTTTTATTTTAAGAATTCTGGTTTTGTATTTCTTTATAAAAAAGTTTTTTTATTCTTTCTTCGCTATAGGTTCCTTTGAAAAGAGACAAAACATCTGTTAAATCATTAGTATAAAAGCACTCGTGATTATTCAATTCATAAATAATTTCCTTGTCTTCTGCTTTGTTCTTTTTTACTTCTTCTTTGTGCCATTTTTTAATTTCTTTCATTCCCTTTTCAAACTCTTCAATATTGCCTTTGGGTAAATATCCGCCCGCCCCGATTGAAACATATTTCTCCCCTTCTTTTAAAGGAGTTTTGTTTTCCGTAAATTGTTCATTTGAAAATGCAAAGAATAAACCAACTTTTTTAAATAATTCGCTTAGTTTAGCTTGTTCTTTTTCTTTTAATTCTGGGATTGATTTCATTTCTTTGGGTTTTTGGTTTATATATTTATATAACGAAAACAATAAAAAAAGAGGGGAGAATCTCTCCCCTTCAAATCAGATAAACCAATATAATACAAATGTTAAAATTCCCAATCGTAATAATAATCCTTTATCCCGAATATAATGTTTATTTTATGATAAAATGTTTTTCTTTCGGTTATCCCTTCCACTACATTTGCGGGATATACATCATCACCATAAACGGCATTGTGTTGTTCTTCTGTTAATTGACGTGCATAAGAAACAACGTCTTTGTGTTTTTCTTTGAATTCTTTTGTATAAGTTATATCAGCGCCTTGTATTTTCCAAGCGTTATTTCTCCAAACAACTGTACAAAAACGACCTGTTGGTTTTAATATCCAGTTTTGATGACCTTCGCCCCCTGCTTTTGTTTTATCCCATTCAGCATCTAATGCTTCTAATTTTACAGTTTTGCCATCATTGGATACTTCCAGAACTTCATAACAGGTTCTGTCTGAATAGTGCAATTGTGTTGCCCCTTTTCCAACTTCAGGAAGAGTACAATTATTCGACATTAGCTGATTAAAAAAAGAACCAGCCACACCTATTTTTGCTCTTTGTTGTTTTTTTATTATTTCCATTTGGTTTATTTTTATTTATATAATGAAAATAAAATAAAAAAGAGGGAAATCTCACCCCTCCAATATTTATGTATGGTTTACGAAAAAACAGAAATTTAAAAAAAATATTTAAAAAGGGCAAGAATAACTCTTGCCCCAAAACCAAATAAACCAATTATGAAATATTTTTATACTAATCAAATATATTATACAATTCACAATCTTTATGCTTTTCGCAATAAAGAATTAAATCATTAATGTCAATTATTTTAATGTTATATTCTTTACAAAATATATCTTTAGAAGGTACTACATTTGTATAAACAATAACTTTTTTATTCGTTTTTTTTGCTTTGTTTAAATCATTTAACAAACTTGTCAAATACATCATTGGCTGTGACCAAATTTTTATATCTTCTTTATTTATGGTAATCCTTTCTTTTAACAATAATTCTATTATTAATGGAATCGCTTTGTCTTTATGAGGAAAATATAAATATTTCATTTGTTAAAAATTTGCCCCACTTATAGGACTCGAACCTATTTTGGTATTATTTCCCAAACTGTTTGCCTGACAGTGGGTGGGTTGTAATTATATAAAGAAGTTTAAAAATAAAAGAGGGGAGAACGTTTATTTCCATCCTCTTACTTCTTTGTAGCTTTTTAAATATTTGCTGTGGTTCTGTTTTTTAATTATGTTTAGGTTATACCCTAAACTTTCTAATTCTTTTTTTAAGTCTTCATACTCTTTCTCAGTTGCCAATCTGCTTTTCCCTACACAATAATTGTAATCTGCGGAACTGTGTTGCCCAACATGCATATAGCACGCAATTTCTCCATGAGAAGTGGCTACATCGTAAGGAAAATAAGCAGTAATACTGCCTTTAAAATCTCCTGTTTTATCTACTCTGAAAATTACATCGGTTTTGTAAGTATCTTTTTTCATAAGTTTGGTTTTATTATATAAAGTAAAACGAATAAAAAAGAGGGGAGAGTTCACTTATATAACTCTCCCCACCCTTATAATGGATTAACCTTTTTTGCTTTTTTTATTGAATTTAAACAATATTGAATGAATATCGTAAATTTTATAAAGTCGTCTGTTGTATTTGCAAAACAAGGCTTTATTTTTACTTGTGTCTTTTAAAGTTTTGTTTCTTATTGAAGTGATTTTATTTATTAAGTCCTGTTTTTTCATTTTCTTTTTTATTTAAAAATTCAATCCAATGTTTTCCATATACTGAAACACTTTGCCTGCCAATATTCCCATAATTTATATCATCCAAATTTGAAATTTTTGCATCTGGAAGAAACATATTTACTATTTCTTTGCGAAAATCATTTGGGATAATTGAGTTTGTTCTAAAAGTATAAATTTCATACCACGAATTTATTAAACCTCTTACGGTTTTTATATAACGAGTTCTAATTTCTATATTAAAATTACTTTTAAAATAATCTTTTAACGCTTTTCCTAGTTGTTGAGGTGTTTCAATTGTTGTCATAATTTTGATTTTTGGTTTATTACTGAATTAAAAGAAAATCATTGAAGAATCTCACCGTCAATTGTAAATTCCTTTATTATTTCCCCAGTTGGTAATTCAATAAATTCTTCAAAACAAATATCAATTCCATCAACATCAACTGATTCAATGTTTGTAACATCTTTTGTTTCAGGATTAAATTCGCAAGATGACCTAATCTCGGTTGAGCCATCCCAAACACTCACATATATTGCTTTCATAATTTTTTTAGTTTTTATTTATATTAATATAAAAGAAGCTTCCCAAAAAGAGGGAATTCAAAACAATTATATATTTTTAATTTATTTTATTAATTCTTTTATATATTTTTAATTTATTTTATTAATTATTTTGTTTTTTAAAAAAATTTTGTATATTTATAAATATTGGGGGTAAAATATCCCCAAAAATAAAATTTATGCTAAAAGCGATTAAAATAAGATTATATCCAAATAAAAGACAAGAAGAATATATTATTAAACTTCTTGGTTGCTATCGTTTTGTTTATAATAATTGCTTGGATAAAAAAATTAAAGCATATACTAATGATAGAATAAACTTGGGGCTTAAAGCCCTTGGTAATTATTTTCATAATGATTTAACAAAAAATCCTGAATATTCATGGTTGCAAGAACACAATACAAAAGTTCTTAAACAATCAATTATTAACCTTTTGGATTCATATAAACGCTTTTTTGTAAATGGGAATGGATTCCCTAAATTTAAATCGAAACATGATACTCAACATTCATGTAGATTTACAATTGAAACAATTTCAAGAAAAAATGATTATTCTAAATTTAAATTAACTCTTACATCTGACTTAAAAAATATCAAATTTAGTTGTTCAGATAAATATGCAAATTATCTGACTAAGCATAAAGAAAATATAAGGTCAGCTACATTAATACAAACTAAATCAGGAAAATATTTCCTTTCTATATTAGTTGATGGTGATTTAATGAAAGTATTGCCAAAACCAATTAATGATATTATTGGAATTGATTTAGGGATTAAAACATTCATTGTAGATTCTAAAGGGAATGAATATGAAAACATAAAAATAAAAAGAAATAATGAGAAAAAGCTATCTAAACTGCATCGTGAATTATCAAGAAAACAAAAGGCAGGGAGAAATAAAGAAAAAGCAAGAGTTAAATTAGCTAAATTATATGAAAAATTAAATAATATAAAACAAGAATACCTTCATAATATAACAAATAAATTGCTTAATGAAAACCAAATTATAGCAATGGAAGATTTAAATATTAAAGGCATGATACAAAATCACCATTTAGCAAGGTCAATACAAGAATTAAGTTTATATGACTTTAAATCTAAATTGATTTATAAAGCTAATTGGTATGACAGAGATATTGTGGAAGTTGATAGATACTTTGCATCTAGTAAATTATGTAGTAATTGCGGTTATAAAAATAATGAATTGACATTAAAACACAGGGAGTGGATTTGCCCTAAATGCGGAACAAAACACAATCGAGACCATAACGCTGCTATTAATATAGAAAATGAAGGTATAAAAATATTTAATAATAAAATACCCACCCGTTGTGGGGAATTTACGCTTCTGGAGAGAACATCATTAGATGACTCATTGAAAGAAGAAATCAAAACTAAAGTACAATAAGTATTTTAGATTTTATTAAACGGTTTATCTTACATATAAAAGTTTTTTATTCATCTGCCAGAAAATCCTTCATAAATTTTCTTTGCTTTTTACTATAGTGCTTTTTGCTTTTAAAGATTTTATGGGTTGAGGTAAATCCGCTCATACCTTCCAATTCTTCATCTCTTGACCCTTTTTTATTGGCTTTTACATAGTCAATAGTAAAATCTTTTTTTGACTTTTTGAATTTAATTGTATCTGACATTTTAATTCGGTTTTGGTTTACATAAATATAAAGTAATCCTATCAAAAAGAGGGCATCCACCTTTCCCCGTATTTATCCATTCGGTATACGATATAACAGAAACCTAAAAAAAATAGTAGAAACACTCCCCATTACAAAAAGTGTTTCTGTTTTTTAATTCAATTTCAAAGAAATGTTTCTATTTGTTTACTCAATTTCTATTGTGTTACCATTAACTTTAACGGATATTGCAATATTAGATAATTTATAATTTCTAAATTTGCTTGTTTTAAGGTCAAGAACTTCTTCAATGTGCTTTTTAGCAAGTGTAAGAGGTCTGCTCTTTGTTTCCTTATATATTCCTGGTATTCTAACTGTCTTACGAACAACAGCACCAAAGATTACCACGCTCTCCGTTTCTTTGCAATACTTTAATGTATTACTTTTGTTTAAGCTAATGTAAGCATCCCTTTGACCTTGCGACCTTGTTTCGCTAGGTCTTACATTAGAAAGGAGTTTTTCTCTTATAGCTTCTTCAATGATTTTGGCATCAAATTCTGCATTTGCCAATTCTTTGGCATTAGCATGTTTTAAAGTATCAAAATCAGATTTTTTTGCTTTTTCATAGCTCGTACCTATATTAATAAGCACATCGGCTACTTCTGAATTTTCTGATTTATCAGAACAATACCCTTTAATTGAAATAAAAGATACTCCATTAAAATCAAAATTTCTGACTAAATTTAATAAAGTTTTTGCTTTCATAAAGATTTTATTTGATTTAACATTTTTTCAATGAACTTTTACATATATATAAAGTATAATGATGAAAAAGAGGGCAGAAAGCAGCACTTTGTTCCCCTCTTTTTAAAAGATTTCCTTTATATCTATATAAACCAAAACCCCAAAATAAAAATGATACGAATAGTTAAATTATCAGGAAAATTTTATGGAAAATATATTGATTCTGTTAGAAGCGATTCACAAGATATAACTGTATTTGCAGAAGAAGGAACCCCTGTAATCATTGTCAATGAAATAGAAGATGTAGACGCATTGGGGATTAATCCCAAAGATGTTACAATGGTGAATTGATTCCCCTCTTTTTGAAAGATTTATTTTATATCTATATAAACAAAAAAACCAGAATAAAATGTTTAAACTTCTTGATAAAAAAATAACAACAACACTTTTCCAGATAGAAAATAAAAAAGTGTCTCCAGCAGATAGCGGAATAGGAAAATTGTTGAATAAAATGAAAGATATTGATGAACCTGCCTATGACAAATATTTTTCAGAGTATAAAAGGATATTAGACAAGATTAAAGCCTCTAAAGATTAAGGGGCTTAATTTAACCCCCTTATATAGATTAGACACCCTAATTAGACCCCTTAATTAGCCCCCTTCGTACCATTAATAAGGGGTATTTAGACCCCCTAAATGCACCCCGTCCCAATCCGCTCACAAATTTTTTACCAAATTTTTTCCACAATTTTCAACCATCAATTCTTTCCCCAGTAACTTCAGCAATAAAACATTTCCCCATTTATCCCTCCAGCAGGAAAACATTTCCCTAGTTATTCATCCAACAATAAAACACTCTCCCATTTATCCCAATTGCCCCATATTTAATATCCCCTTATAAAAATTCCATTTTCCTGTCCTTATTTTCTATTTTAAGGTCTTATTTTGTTATTTTTATTTCTAAAGTATATTTTCCCATACAAAGAAAAAAAGTTAATACAGAGAAAGAAATGGGTTTATTTTAAAGATTTTTTCTATAATAAGCATCTTTCACAAATAATTTTTCCACAATACGAAGAATTTATTTTAAAGTGAGTTGCTAAAAAAATTTTTCCCCAATTTTTTTTGTTAAATTTTCAACCATTAATATTTTTTGATTTAAGTTCACACATTTTAAGGAGTATTTTAGCTTCATGTTTTGCATCATCTATTCCTCTATGTTTTTCTATATATTTTTCTTCTGGGAAGAAGCAATCATATACTTCTTGTACAGATGGTTTTTTTTTGGCTCCTCTTTTATCTTTGAGAATCACATAATCCATACTGGCCAGCATAAGACATTTAATATCTTTGCACACAAATTTTCTAGAGTGCATAAATCTCATATCAAAAAACTTATTAAATGCTGTGACTGGATATTTATTAAATATAGATTGGATTTCTTCAAAATATAAAGAGATGGGATTTGCATTAGCAACATCTTCAATGGTTAAATCTGAGTTTGAAAATATCCAAGAATTTTTATGTTTTTCTGGAGAAAAATTTTGGTCTTTTACTATTTCATTGAATAGTGGAGTTATTTCTTTTGTATCAGTATTTACCAGGACGATTCCTATTTCAACGATAGCGTCTACTATTGTTGAAAATCCTGTAGTTTCAATATCAATAACTAGAATTTCCATAATTATTTTATGTACAAAGATACAATTTTTTTTAATATTTATATAAAAAAACTTTTAAATCATGAATAAAGAACAATATATAAGGGGGCATGTTAGAGATATTTTAATGGAAGAAATGGGGGACAAAAAATTTATAAGTGCGGTAGATATTGCAAATGAACTTGTAAATATGGGAGTAATAAAAGATGAATATACAGACCTTTCTGGTAAAAAGGCATCATCAAATTTAGCATTTATTATAAGAGATGTGTTTAATAAGTTAGGAATTTAAATATAAAAATATGGGAACAAATAAGAAATTAAAGGAATTTGTTATAAAAGAAATAAATAAACTTCACAAAATAACTTTATTAGAAAATAAAAAAATGGAGATTGAGAGTCAATTAAATCTTTTAGAAAAGGATATTGATGAAAGTGCTCTTACTGATTATAATGATAAGGAAATTAAAAAATATTATGATTCTCAGAATAAAAAAGCAAGAAAAGACATCGTCCCCTTAGAGAAGGGAAAATCAGATATTTCAAAAGATGATTCAAAGATAAAGACATAGAAAAAGCCCCTATATAATTTATATAGGGGCTTTTTTATTATCATTATTTATTTTTTATACATTACACAATATTTTTGTTTTCATTTTTTGTAGAGTAGCTTCAACTTTTTTATGTGAAACTTCCATGTTTTGTTTAAACTGAATTTTATTAAAAATACTTAAATACAATTCAAACAGGAAATGCATTATGGCGAAGCAATAGTGAAAGAAAGATACAAGTATAACGATTATTGGGTATGAAATAAATTTTTCTCCAAAATCATTCATTTCATGAAACAATTCTATCATTCTTTTATAATGTACATTTTCTTTTTTGTACATTAATTTCATTAAAGTTTTACTATTTTCCATTTTGCAAATAATTTAGGGTTTACTGAATGAAGGTATTCCATATCTTTTTTACATATCCTAAGACGGTAATAATCTTTTATTTTAGGAATTGACCATCCAATTGTCCAGTTATCTCCAACATGGTACACGATATGATATTCAAAATGTGTAGTGACGGATTCATATAATGTATCTTGTATGGAAAATGTTACTGAATTTAATTTATTCTTATCATCACGATAATACATTTTTATCAAAGAATCTTTTGTAAATATTAATCCAGCATAATTATTAATTATTTGTGTTTTAATATTTTTCATGTTTTTAGGGGTGATATCTAATTTTTCCTCATATATAAACAAGCTACTATCGTCTTCTTTCAAAGTATCTGATTTTATATACATGGTATCGTGAGATATTATGATGGGGTCTGCTATTTTAATATAGCTTATTTCATCTTTTATGGGCAGTTTATTTTTTCTAATAGTGTTTACAGTTGTTGTAACGATTACTGTAATTCCTATGAAAATTATTGCTGCGGTACCAAATTTTTTATTATTTTTAAAAGCGCAATACAATGCGACCAATACTATAATTGCGGTAATTATATAAGTATACATAAATTTATTTTAGTTTATATTAATTAATCAAAATTTTCTTCATAATCATCTTTTCCGTTGTCCCATTCAATTCCTGGGCAATAATCTCCTTTTGTAGCAGAAAAATATTCTCCGAATATTCCTGTAAATTTAACAAGTCCTTTGCCAAATCCCTTAAGAATTCCCCATAAAAGTTTCAGAATAAAAAACTTATAAAAAAATGCAACGAAAATAAAATAAATTGGGTACCAAATAAAATATTTACATATTTTATATATTATAGTTCCAAAATATACAAATGGAGTTAGCCATTTTGATGAAAGTTTACCTTCTCTTTTTTTATCAATAAAATAACAAACAAGAAAATATATTAGATATATAATTACAGCTGATAGTATACCAAATGTCATACATTTCAAAACCAGCCATAAAAATCCAAGTACTGCGGCTCCGTTCCATACTGATATAATTAGCATTACTAATAGTGAAAATATATGAACAACAAAGAATAGGAGTACAATTAATATAGTAGTTAAAATAACACCCAAAGTTGCCTTTGTTATTTTAATAACTTGATTAAAATTTGTAGATGATAATTTTATTTTTTTAAAAGGGGTAAAAATAGAAGAAAAGAATTTATCCATTAGCTCACGGTTTCTTTGGTTTTTTATTCTTTTTTTTGCCTGTTCTATTTCTTGTTTTTTTATTATTTCTGTACGAATTTCTCTATTTCTTTCTAGCTCTTTTATACGAGCTTCTTGAAATTTTTCAAGATATTCGCCCACTTTATTTTTTTTAATATCAATATTATGTTTAATTGCCCATCTTTCAAGCAAACTATAGGTGCTATATTTTTTTGAAAAAAATGGTTTTTTGACTAAATCTTCATTATGATAATATAAATCCAGGGCTTGGATTTCTGATAATCCATTTAGCCAATTATCAATAAAACTTTCTATCATTTTTTCAATAATATTGGCCAAAGTATTTATAACCCATCTTAATATTATGAATATAAGATATATAGGCATAACAAATGACACCAATACTAAAGATGCTATAAGCAGCCAAAAGTAGGGACAAAGATTTCTTAATTTTTTTGGGTCTGGTAAACACCATCCAAACATGAATTTAATTAATTTATAATGCCAAGCATCTGAGCTTAAATTTATTAATTTTGTTTTTTCTTCCATTTTTTTTAGATTTTTATTAATTTATTAATTTATACGTAAGAACTTTAAAAATGTTATATTATTTTAATAATTTTTTGGGGAATACTTAATATCATGCAAAATTGGTCCGTTTTACTTTAATTATTTTATTGATTGTTTATATTTTATAGCCACTAACATTTACAATTAGTATATCATTTAATTATAATTTATTTTTTCAAATAATTTATATTAATATTGCTTTTTTTGCTAGATATAGTATCTTTCCCGTTGGTATACAATACATAATTATTCTTTATTTCAATGATTTTGATTGTATCTAAAGAATATTTATTAAATGGGTTATCTGTTTGTATTTCTTTTAAAATAAAAACATCTTCTACATTTACTTTATTTTTCTTATTTTTTTCTATGCTGATAAAAATAGTTATTAATACAGTGGACATAAATATTGAAATTGTCATAATCATCGAAAAAACATAGGAAATTTTCTTCAAATTCAATAAATATTTTTTTCCTTTGATAACATAAATCACAACACAGAATAATACTATTAATAGAAATATACTTGCAAAGATTGCGGAAGATATGAGAAATAAATGGCTATTCATATTTATTTAAATTTTATTATTTCTTACAGAATCTTTAACTTCGATATATATATTTGATGCTTCTGGATAGGCTGCAGTTATATCAAGTTTAATCTGTTCTATTGTATCTTCAATTGTGTAACCCAAGGCTTCATCATCAACATCAATTGAAATTAATAGTATGAATTGTTCTTTTCCAATAAACATAGTTTGTATTCTATTTATATGATTAACAATTAAATATTTGTGAATTATGTTTTTTATATCAGTTCGTACTTTTCTAGGAGCACTTTCTCCAACAATAAGTTTTCTAAGTTCATTAGAAAGAATGTAAGCAATTACCATAAGAATTATACCTACAATTATAGACCCAATGGCATCGAATATTGGGGATACTGTAATAGATAAAATTGTAGTAGAAAGAACAATAATAAGACCAAGCAATGCAGCAAAATCTTCCAATAATATAACTAAAAGATTTGTGTCATTCATAGCAACAATTGCTTTATAAAGTGTGGTTTTGTATTTCTGTTTAAATTGTAAATATGCAACTCGGAATGAATTTCCTTCTAATATAATACTTATAGATAATACAATGAAAGACCACATAACATTTTTTATTGGTTCGGGGGTAAATAATCTATGAATTCCTTCATATGTAGAAAATCCTCCTCCAACAAAAAACAAAAGAATGGCTACCATAAACCCCCAGAAATATTCTTCCTTGCCATATCCAAATGAGTGTTGTTCAGTGGCGCTTTTTTTTGTTCTTTTATTACCAATCAATAAAAATATTTGATTAAAGCAATCAGAAGTAGAATGGATAGCTTCTGCCATCATAGCAGCAGAAGCTGTAATAAAAGAAACAATAAATTTAACGACAGCAACAATAAAGTTACCTAATAAAGCTATTGATACTGCTCTTAAAGAGTTGCTGTGTGACATACGTATTTTTAAATTTTATCAATATTATTCTTTACAGAATCAGCATTAAGAATTATTGATTTTTTCGTTTTCCCTATTTTTTTAATAATTGTATCTAATGTTAAATCGCAATAATCATCTACCCAATCACCAATATAATACAATCTATTAGAATTTTGTATTATTCCAAACAAAACAGGGTCTTTTCTTTTTTCAACTTCTTCTTTTGTTTCCTTAACAGAATTTCCAGAATAGTCATAATGAAGAACCACATAATTGTCAAATACCTTAAGAGCGTCAGCTTCTTTTTTTAATTCTGTTATGGTTTGTGGAATAATTTTTACAAAATTCTTTGTGTAAGTTAAACACAATTTAGTTTTATACTTTTCGTGTGCGCTGGCTATATTATAAAATTTAACAACATCTTCTTCTGTTAAAAATTTGTTAAATTTTGATGTACATAAAACACTTTCATATTTAAGCACTTTGGCATAATCAACAATTTTTTCTATAAGAGCTACTTGATTATTGTCTTTAGCATTTTGTAAAACTGTGATATATTTATTAAGGATATCATCAATATCTTTTTTATCAAGTTCATTAATGTTCTTTTTTAATGATTCAAAAAAAGATGTTAAATTTACAAGGGTAAGTTCTTTTTTGTCATCAGGATTAAAATATCTCAGATATAGTTTTTTATACAACCACATTTTAAATTTTAAACGTATTGATGGTTCATGAGAATGCATGTATTTCATATATTCCATATTACTATCAGTTATTCTATTTGAAGATGGTGTCACAAATCTGTTGGAAAACCCACTTAAAGAAATAGAGTTTGCGTCATCCTCTTCTATCCCATCTATTTCATTTTCAGTTTTATTTTTTATTTCTTTTTTTGTATTTTGGCAAATTGCCATCTACAATGATATTTTGTAATATCAAAATTTTACCTTTTTCTATCATAGTTTTAATTATTTAATTTTATACAATACTTTTCTTTTTTCAATAGTATATTTTTCTTCTGGAAGTTGTTTTTCCAATTTTTTAATTTCTGCAGTAATTCTTTCATGTTCCAAAAAATCTTCACAATCACAGAAATAATGCCAGTGTCCATGCATATCATCGTGGTCTATGTAAATATGCTCGCTATTTAGGTTTTTTCCGCAAAATAAGCAAACTTGAGTGTCTATTAATACTCTTTCTTCTTTCATAATATTTTTATTTATGATATTCTTCTTTATATTTCATAGACCAAGTAGGGTCTGGCCTATAAGGTATTGCCTTTAAATAATTATAAATTGGTTCCCAATCTGTATGGGGATTAAATCCTGCTTTATCTTCAAACATTACATTGTAATAAAACTTTTTTTCATAAAATCCAAAACTTCCCTTTGCATCGGCTATTTCTGGATTTTCATTTGCATATTTAAACAAAATTCCATCTTTTTTGAAGATATCTGTGTATATTTTTAATTCTTCGGGGTATGAGGATGAAGAAATTATTTTTATAATATCTGGGCGAGTTTCTGTAAGGAGTTGTAAAGTTTCCATTGCAAATGGATAGTAGATTACCTTATTTTCTTCTGTTGTTGACTTTTTTTCTCCTTTGCGATAATCTGGAACAGAAATTGTCCCATGGATATCAAAAGCCCAATATGTTTCATACCATTGTTTTTGCTGGGCATGTTCAAACATGGTTTTAATCCAGGTTAGGAGTTGGGGCTCTAACAACTTTTGTTCAAGCCATGAACTATATTTTACAAAAGTATCAATATCGTAGAGATTTATTTCTATTCCTGTTTCATTGAAAAACCTTGTCATAATTATATTATTCATATAAGTTTTTTTATTTATAGATTTTATTTATTAAGTTATACAAAAAACACAAGAAATTATTCACTATCTTCGTCTCTCCATGTTTGATGTATTTTATTTTCTCTATAACATAAATTTTCTTTGCAAAAAACTTTTAAATAAAAATAATTTATTGCCTCATCCATATCTTTTGATAAAAATCTTTTAAAGACACCTTCTACTATAAATAAAGAACCAGAAGTACGTATTATAGCGTCTCCAATCCAACTTTCTGGGGTTGATTTATATGCACAAGTAATTGTCGCTCCATTTTGTAACAATAATTTGATAGAGTTTTTTATATCATTTCCCATTTTATTTTTTATTAACTAGGTAAAGATTTTTTGAATCATTTAAAAGAATTCCTGCTTTTGTATAAAATACTTGGGTAGATTCATCAACAACACTACATTTGAATTTGGCAATCGGTTGCATATTATCACATCCAAGAAACAAAAGTTGGTCATCTTCTGGCATGATAATGTAGTTGCCAGGATTGTATCCAAAGTGTCTTATAGAAGATAATGGATAAGAATATTTTTCCACATTTAATCCATTTACTTTAAACAAATCAAACTTAATTTTACCATCTTTTACTGTCTGGGCAATTCCTATATTTCCATCTTGGTAAACATCATTTAATATTTCATCATAAAGAATTGTATCAAGATTGCCATTGTGATTTAATCTTAAATAGGTATTTGCTCCAAAATTTTGTATCATTCCATTATACTTTTTAAAACTATTTCCAAATACTTCTTTTGTTTTAAATTTAATATGGGTGCCAATAATTTCATCAAGGTATATAGTAAACATTTTATCTTTTTCAATTATGACAAAAATGTTACCATATTGTTTTGCTAGGAGTACATCACCAATTCCCATATCGTCCATTTCTATTCTTTGGAAATTTGTTAAATCATATTTAAAAAATTTATTATTTTCAAATACAAATAGATTTTTATCAGTTGGTAATGGGGCTAAATTTTTGTTCGTCCTTGGAATTCTTCCAATTTCGTTGTAGTGATATCTATCAGTTAAACGATAAACAATAATTTCATTTTTAACTGCAACACAAGCAATGCTGTGACTGCAATTTACGTATCTTATTTCGGCATTATCAATAATTTTCATAATTGTTAATTCCCCTTCTTTTTCAACAATTTTATCAATATTGATTATATGAATTGTTTCAGAAACACCATCAAGATTAATCATAAATCTTTCTCCATCTTTAAAAATACTTTTAAATTGATTCATTAGATTTTTATCTTGTAATGGATGGTAGCATTTAGGAACAATTAAATTGGGGTCATTATCAAAAATGGGAATTTTATTAATTGCTCGTTCTGGCAAACTTTTATATTTTTTATGAGCCCCTTTATAAGGGTGTAAACTTGTTAGAAAATTAAATACAACAACAGCCAATGCATAATAATCACTTTCTTTACTGATTTTACCCATATATAAATGGTCTCTTATGTCATCCAATAATTTTCCAGAATGAATGGTGCCTGGGGTTTGATAAGAATCTGTATCAATAAAGAATGTTGTTCCAGAATCATTTAGCATTATATTAAATGGGTTAAAATCTCCAATAATAATTCCTTTTGAATGGACTGATTTTAAACTATCAATAAGTTTTTTCACAACTTCCATCTTTATTTTATCTGTCAATCCTTGTGTATTACAAAAATTATAACTAAAAGCTGAATACAATGGGAAAAAATCTTTAGATAGCATTTTCATTATAAAACCTGCTATTTTTTTATTTTTTTGAAAAAGGATTTTCTCTGGTTTTATAAAAGTTGAGCCGTCAAGTGTTGAAAGATGTTGAAGTTTGCTTTCAGAAAATGAATGAATACCTTGGTGATATATTTTTGCCACCTTATTATGCCCCATATCTATAATTGAGCCTTCTCCTCCTCTTGCAATTTCTTTGCTTTCGTCAACATTAATAACTGTACCGTCTTTATCGTATAATTTCATTTTTTTCAGGAATTTCTACAAATGTTATATGTGCTATTGATAAGTCGTCGCTAGGAGCAATATTTTTATCTTCAAAAATATTACAAATTCTTGAAAGCCCTATTTTATTGTTTAAAAGATAACCGCTTTCAAAAAATTGTTTAATAATTTCATTTTTTTCATCTTCATTTACATATCTATTTTCATTATAATTTTTAAAAGAATCAATTCCATCGCTTAATACAGCAATGGTTTTTTCTACTTTAAAATTATATTTGTAAACATTATTTTTCCAGATATCATCAAATGAGCTAGATAAGTAATATGATATATAATTTGGTGCATTTTCGTTATTAGGTTGTACTGTATGCATAGTACCATCTACATAAATACTTCCATCTCCAGCAATAATCGAATATGATTCTTTTGTTTTCAAATTAACAACAGACAATACTATTGTTGAAAGTATCTCTGTCAAGTCCAATTCAAAATAATAGAAAGAATATTTTAATTCGTTGAAAAACAATTTCATTAATGTATATGAAACTCCTTCTAATGGGGAAAAATCATTTATATTTTCAATATATGTTTTGTATTGAATTGCTATTTTTTTAAATATTTTAGCAAATAGTCCAGATGCAAAATATGAATCTGTCCCAGAAGAACATCCATCAAATACAATAATTACTCCTATTTGATTATAAGAAAAGACGAGGGATTCGTCTTCACACCTTTGAGTGTGTGACCTCCCTCGTCTTGTTGTTTTTCTTATTTTAACATCAAACATCCTTAAAAATTTAAATTTTGAGAAATATTTTGTCCGTTGGAAACAGATGTAACAGAACTACTTATAATTGATACTGCTTTTCTAATATCATCTCCAAGTACTGCTAAGGCATGAAAACCCAATTTTTCATATGCTTCTTTAAAAGAAGATTCTTCTCCAATACCCAAAAGAACTGATGAAAAAGTCATTATATTTTGCTCTTCTTTATTCAATTCTTTTAATTTGTTTTTTACATATTCTGCGTCAGATTCTGGAGAAGCATTGTTTTCTCCATCACTAATGATAAAAAGAATTGTTTTAGCTTTTACCCCTGTTTTAATAAGAGAATCTCTATAATCAATAGCTTTATCTAAAGCAATTCTTGCAGCTCCATATAGAGCAGTCATTCCATTTTTTGGAACAAACTTAAATGGGTCAACTTCTGTGATGGGCTGGAATCCTGTATTAACTTCAACATCATCAGAAAAAACAATAGTTGATACAAGCAATCTGTCTTTTACATGACTTTTTGCCATATTTTCAACAAATTCATTTGCTGCTTTATTTAACTCATCACATCGTGTAGATGTTGAGCCATTTTTTAGAACAACTGACTGTCTCATAGAAGAAGATAAGTCAAATGCAAACACTGCATTTATAGTTTCTTCAACTTCAATATTTTCAGGATTAAAATCTGCATCTCCTCCGAAATCAAATTTAATTTTATCGTCGTTTTTCATTTTTTAGAAATTTAAGTGTTTATAATGTAATATCTGTTGATTTAGCAAATTTAATCCCAATAGATTTAGCTTCGTCATAAATTGGTTGAGCTAAATCATCAAAAGTAATTCCAGGTGCTGCTTCGCCTTTAACTGATGACATACAATCTTCAAGGACAATAAATTTTTGTGCTAAAGTTTTATCAAACTTCATTGATTGCTTAAGTGAAGTGGCAACACAATGCGTTTTTGCTTCTCCAGCAAAATATATGTCATCATAATCATTAAGAATTTTGATGAGTCTATCATTAAGTTGAGTGCCATCTTCTCCAGGAATAGGAATATTTGCCTGAAATACTCCAAAATGCTCTGTTAAAGGATGAATTCCCTTTTTTACGATTTTATGAAACAAGCATTGTGAAGTTGACCAATCAATAACTGATTTCATAAGAGGAGCGTAAATAGCTGCACCTTCACTACCATCAATGCAATGTACTGGCCATATACAATGAGGAAACTCCTTTTGTGCTTCAAGGTCTTCTAAATATTTTAAAGCAGCTTTGGGGTAGAATCTTGGTGTCCATTTTCCATCTTTTACATCTTTTGAAGAGATTATAGTATATATAGGAGGAAAATTTCCGTCTTTATCTTCCCAAAATGGAGGATGACTTATATCAATAACCATATGACTATCTTGGGTTAGACCAATATATTCAATTTTTGACTTATTTCTGTCAATAAAATTGGCAAGTCTATTCATATCTTTATCTGCACCTGGAACCGAAAGGGCGCCAGTTGCTACACAGAAATCATTCTGTGCATCAATAATAAGTAATGCATTTTTTCTTTTCATAAAAAATTTTTTAAATTTATAATTTCATATTATTATACGTTAAAAAAGATGAAATGTTATAATTTTTTATTATTTATTTTCATCTTTAACAGATAAAGATAAATCAATTAATTCATCATCATCATTGATAGCGCCAATTTCATATAAAATATCTGTTTTCCAGCCAGCTTTTTTATATCTTTTCTCAAGTTCTCTGACCATTATTTCCACACGATGTTTTGAATTATTACCAAATACGGTTTTTTCTTTTATTGAAATAAGAATGGGACTAGTTCCATCAAAATCATCAGTGATTTTTTTATCTATTTCACTTTCCACCATTCCGATGGTAGATAATTCGTCTGCAGTAAGAGGAGCATTTCTCTTTTTTGTTAATTCTTGTTTTGCTTTTTTTAATGTAATTGCCATAATAAAATATTTAAGTTTAAAAAAATTTATTTTCGCTAGTTGCAATTCCCACAATGTAAATTAATAAGGTTATTGCTATAATTGTTATTGCTAAAGGTAAGCAACTCCAAGTACTAATTACTAAAATTGCAGCAGTTGTTACACTCACACTTGATTTGTTAAGTTCAGCTAAGTTATAAAGAAAGGATAAAATATATCCAATGCCAGCAATAATTGCAATTGTTAATATCATTTTCGTATATTTTTGACTATATACGAAAAAAAGAAAAAAAAGTTACATTATTTAGGAAGAAGTTTTTTTAATAAATTGTTCATTATTTAATAATTGGTTCCAACGAAGTATACACATTCTAACATAATTATAGCAATCAAATCCATATGTTCCGAGAGAATATCCGTCATTTGCCTCTATAAGCATTGTTTCACCTTTATCGGTAATTCCAAAATCAATTCCATAAGATATTGGTGCTGACTTATATGCTTTTATAGTTTCATCAATAAAATTAAAATCTGGAAAAATTCTATGATTTCCACTGTACTTTCTACAATCATAGATATGACCGTCTATAATAAACGTTCTATATTCAGAAACAAACTTAACAATATCAGATGACATAATTTCCATTTCCAAATCATCTGTGTGTAAAAATCTGAACATTTCTAATTCATCAGCACTGCAAACTATTGTACCTGTAAATAATTTTGCGATTCTTGGTTTAACAAAAATAGGAAATTTATTTTCTTCCATAAGAGATTTTATAGTACCTATTCTTATAGTTCTTTTTGTGTATGGATAAAGTTCTTTTGGAACATCAAGCGGTTTTGGAAGAATTTCCAATCCAGCTATTTGCATCCCACGTAATACAGCATTAATTCCTCCTAAAACAATTGTATTTTTAGTAATTTCTAATAAACCAATATCATCATAATCAAATTTTTTTGTTGGTATTTTAAGAAATTCACATCCCATAAATGCGTTGTAGGTTGCTTCATTTGCAAAATCACCTTTATACATTTGTATATAAGCTTTTTCAATATTATTAATTTGTCTTAATTCGTCTGTAAATATCATATTATTTCTTCTTTATACATTTTGTACATCCTGACTCTGCACGTCTTGTCCTATTGTCAATTCTTCGTTCATATCTTGACCCACATAATGGGCAAATCCAAAATGCTTTTTCTTTTAAAGCATGTGGAACTTTATCTGCTGAAATACCATTATTTAATTCATCCCATTCTTTAATTAAATTAGGAGTCTTGTCAGCTATACTAACAAATTTATGTTTACGCATATTTTTTATTTTCATTTGTAAATTAGTACCAGAAGAAAATTCCATCCCAGTTGGTAAAACTTTAAAATCTAAATCAATAAATTGTATAGCTTTTTTGGGCTCAATAAATATATCTATTGTTTTAGTTGTACCCATTTCAACATTTGTTTCATAAGTATCTACAATTTTTATTTTATTTATTTCCCCACATATTGGGAAAGAAATTATTTCTAATTTGTATTTATTGTTAAAAATATTTTCCTTAGATGCTAAACAAGCATAAATTTTTTTTGGTTTTATTCCAAGTGATTCACAAATTTGTTTTACTGAAATAAAAATTTTTACTTCATCTGGATTTTTGATATTTGTTAATTTTATAATTAATGGTTTATTATAGCCATATTTTTCGAATCCGCTTGGGGGATGTGGAGGTCCATTTATTGTTAATAATTCTTTATCTATATTTTTTACAGTTAATTTTGGTACCTCATCTTTTTTTTGGGGTTCAACTTTATATTCCTCTTTATTCTGTAAAGATAATTCTAGTGTATTTTCTGAGACAGATATTGAAGGGCTATTTTGAGTAATAGCTGTTGTAATAAAAGATGTGGATGGTGTTTTTTCTTTTTTTCCAAATAAAAGTTCTAGGAACTTTTTTCTTATAATTTTGAATGACATGGTCGCAACAATTTATACACAAATATAATAATAATTTATTGAAGTACAAAATATATTATTATAATTGATTTATAAATATTCGCTATACCTTTTCTAATATTATGTTTAATAATTTTACAGATATGTCTAATTTACCAACACAATTTGTAATTCTTTTGTTTTTGTCAACAATATAAGCAATATGTTCATTTTTTTCTTTCATTTCTGATTTATCATTTGCTATGACAAAATCACAATTGTTTTTTATTAATGATTCATAAGCAATATCGATTAGCTCTTCTGTGGTTTTATTAACTTCAAATTTAAAACCAATTAATTTTACTCTGGGATTCCATTTTTTAACAAATGAAATAATCTTTGGATTAACCACAATTCGGTCTCTAAGTGAATCTACAAAAGCTTGTGGGTCATTACTTTTGAGTTTTATATTAGAAAGTTTAAACCCAAAATCAGAAACTGCCATGGAGTGAATTACAATATCAACTTGTGGCACAAGTTTTTCCATTATATCATAGACTTCTTTTGTACTATCTACAGTAATAATTTCAATATCAGGATTCATCATTGGATAGTTGGGGTTTTTTAAATAAACTGGAAGCCTTGAATCCTTTGCACAAATATAATAAATTTTTTCGACTTCATCTCTTACATTTTCATAAAAAAATACTTGAGCTATTTGTGCCCCTAATTTCCCAGTGCTTATATTTGTTAGTACTCGAACTTCATCAATATGTTCACGGGTACCACCTGCTGTAATAAGAATTTTCATTTTAAATATCTTTTTAAATTAATTCCAACATCATTTAAAGTCTTTTTAAAATGGGTATAATTTTTAAATACTACTCTTGAATCTATAGGAGCCCTATAAAAAAATTTAATTCCCATTTCTACTTTTTCCATTATCTCAGTGGTCATTTTTTTTCTTAAAGTTTGGGGAGCTTTGTCAAAAAAACTTCCAACAAAAAGTTCTTCTATAAAAAGCAATTTTCGTTTTTCTTTGTGTTCTTTAGTAATTATTGACCCATTATGATATATATCTGGCATAATTTATTTTTTTCTAAACTGATAATAATACTTCATTGCTCTTATAAGAAAAGGGGTGGGATTAAGTAAACCTTCTGGTAAATCTTGACTCCAAGATTTATCAATGTTTTTATAAAATCCTGGATTTCTTAGTTCTAAATGTAGCATACTAGTTGGCCTGCCTTTATCTTTTTTGAGAACCTGAAGAACTGTCCCAAGTAAATCTCCTGATTTCACTTCGTCTCCAATTTTTAATTTTGAGTTAACCAAAATCTCTCCATAAACAACAAGTCCATCTGTTCCTTCTATAGAAATTGCGTCAGTATCATTCCACCAATCACAATTAGCTGCCACTCCAGTCCATGGTCGGATATCTTTAATAATTCCATTTTGGACAGCATAAACAGGACTTCCAACTGGAGCATATAAATCAACCCCTCGATGTCTATCAAATCTTCTCATTGCGCCAAATGCTCCAAAATGATATTTTATAGGTATTTCAACTTCTTTTTCGAGATTTATTCTAAGAAAAGAATTTGAATCTTCTGTAATTTTGGTAGGCATTAATTCCAATGGCCATACCCATGGTTTTTTTGTATCTAATAATTCAATAATTTCTTCAACAATAGTTCTTGGGTTTGGGAGTTTCCCAATTCCAACAGCACCACAAGCAAGTTCTCCAGAAACAGGCTCTATAATATGACATCCATTATTTTCAAGTCTCTGAATATTTTCTGTACATATGTTACTTTCATACATTATTGTATTCATTGCTGGGCAAATAATTTTTGGAATACCTTTTGGTATTGCAATAAAAGTAGAAGATACAAAATCATCAGCAATTCCATGTGCAAATTTTGCAATAATATTTGCAGTTGCAGGAACGCATACAAAAGCGTCACAACTTTGAGCTTCTTTAATATGTGCAATTGTATTTACATCATCATCTGTGATATAATATCCGCCAGAAATGGCACCGAGAACTGTGGGGGTTATAAAATTTAAAGCGTTTTTTGTGGTAATAACATGAACTTCATAACCACTATGCTTAAAGCCACTAATTACATCTACTGCTTTATATGCAGATATTCCACCAGAAATAGCCACTAATATAGTTTTCATAACTTATTTTAAATCAAAATTGAAATTATTTTTTATAGATTTTTTTGGAACAATTATTTTTGCACCACAATCTCCTGTCGGAATTCCCCAAAGTAAATTATTTTTATTAGCAAAGTCATTAGCAAGGAATTCTATTCTTGGCTGTGTTGAATCTTGTTCTATTATGATAATATTATCTTTTGCTTCTATTTTATCCATAGTCATACCTTCACCATTTTTTCGATAATAATAGTAATAAGGAGTTGTAGTAATGTTTCCAAATCCCAAGTAAAAAGAGCCTGATGTTCCAAACACATCTTCCATAGAATAAATTGGCACCATATTTTCTATTGTGGTTTTTTTAGGAAAAAAGAGTCCAATAAATACTGCCAGCACAACACCCAATAAGCATCCTAAAAAAATTGCTATAATAGGGCGAAATATACACGCTTGTACTTTCGATGTATGAGTTTTCCAATTTTTTTTTATAGTTATACCTGCTATAACCAAGGCTATTAAAATAGTAATAAGAATTATAATCATAATTTATAAAATTTAATTTCTATTAAGGTTTACGAAAAAAAAATAAAAAAGTTACAAAACAAATGATTCAATTTTTCATATATTTATAAAAAATATAAAAGATGATTACTGAAAATTATAAAATTAGACTACAAGAACTTGCTGGTATAAATAAAAGCAAAGAGGTTCTATTTTTGGTTGGATTGCCTGGCTCTGGAAAATCAACATTTATAAAAGCATTAAAAAGAAAAAATCCCGATAAAGAATATATTATTGCTTCTTTTGATGATGTGACAGAAAAATTGGGTACCAAATTAGGGATGGGATATAATGATGCATATGCTCATTTTAATTTTGCAGCTGATATTATTCCTATATATAACAAAACGATAGAAAAGGCAATAAAAAAAGGCAAAAACGTAATAATAGATGATACAAATCTAAAAAAGCGTGATAGAGAAGAAACTCTAAAAAAATTTCCAAATGATTATAAAAAAATCGCAATAGTTTTTAATGTTCAGCCAGATGAATTAAAAAAAAGGTTAGACAAGAGAAAAAAACAAACGGGGAAATATATTCCTGATGAAGTAATAGAGAGAATGAGAAATTATTATGCACCACCATCAAAAGAAGAAGGATTTGATAAAATAATAAAGTTATAAAACAAGTTCTTTATAATATGTAAGTTTTATGTTTTAGCTACAATAAACAAAAAATCCTTCAAACATTTGAAGGATTTTTTGTAAATCATAGATATTTTAAGTATTGTTAAGAACCATAGCGTGAGAATGCCACATATATATTTCTATCTTGTGTGATATTTGATAATGTATAAACAGTTGTTGCAGATGGTGTTGATATCGTCATTGAGGTTCCATTAATAGTATAAGCAGAAAGATAATAATTAACTTGTGGATATACAGAAAATGACAAATTCATTGCTTCAGCAACTGATACAGACCCCCCACTTAAAGATGTAGTTCCACCAGTTGCGCCTTTGGTTGCTGAAACCACAAAATAAAATTCTGGAGTTGGGTCTGGGTCTATTCCAATATGCGCTTGTTCATGAATCATTGCTTCTTCATGAGAATTCAAGTTAAGTTGAGATAAACTAGTTACTTCTGGGAGATTAATGGTATCATATGCTGCAAGCCATTTTTTGTAAGAGAATCCATTTATTTTAACATGAATCCATTTTCCTTTTGCTGATTTATTTTGTAGTTTCATAATTTTAATATTTTTTTATAAATAGTATTTTTTTTTCAAAATTCTTATGGTATTTTAAAAATTTTTAGACTTATTGTTTGATACTCCATCTTTTCTACTTTCTCCAGGAGGAATATAGGTTAGCTCTTGATTTATATTATCATTACGTAATTCAAATTCTTCTTGTGATTCTTTTCCAAAATTAGCAGTTTTAGGAGATGGTTTAATTTCTCTATCTAGATTTTTTTTTGCAGCTTCTGTAGACCCGTATATTCCGCAGCTCTCTTCTATGCCTTCTGACTCATATATATTTGTTCTAGTTGCTGCATTTGGATTATTAAAATCAGGAACTTCAAAATTATTTTTTATTTCTTCTTCTTTTTCTTCTTCAGGTTCATTTTTATCTAAATAGGATTGAATTTGATTATAATAATTTATAGAATCATCAATTCCTTTTCTAGGAATTTTAAATAATGCCATATTAGTAGCAATTTGTTCAGCAGCAGAAGATTGAAAGCCTAAGCTTTCAAATAGATTATTTATTTCTTCTCGTATTAACTTTCTTAATTTATTTTTCATGATATCTATTTTTTATAAATATCTATAAAAAGCAACATTTAAGAAACTCCAGCTAATTTTTTCATCTTATCTTTATCTTCTTGATTATTCAGAAACTTGGCAATATCCGATAAACTATCAAAAACTTTTGCCCCATTTTTTTTAACTAATTCTTTAACTTGATTAAGTGATTTCATTTCCGATTTGTCAAATTCTTTATTATCGTCTTTTTCAAGAACACAAAATATTGTTGTTTCTGGTCTTAAATTTGAATCTTGTACCACTTCGGCAATTGAATAAACTCCTTTCATTAGGGGAGTTATTACATAAAGAACAAATTTGGCTGTTTTTCTTTGTTCTACTTCTTTTTTTTGAGCTTCTTCATTCCAATCTTTAACTACTGGATTAAAATATGGTACTTTGAGGTCTTTAATTAATCTTTCTCTCCACGTGGAATCATTACATGTACCACCTAAAAATATGTTTGGATTATCTTTTTTCATAATTTTTATTTAAAAAATAGCAAAATGAATTTGAATTATAAATGCTTTTTTATTATATTTATAATAAAATATATTATGAAAAAAATTATTGTGGTTTTAGGGCTACCTTGCTCAGGAAAAGATACTCATGCTAAATTATTAGCGAATAAGCTAAATTATAAATATTGTTCTTCAAATGATATTATTGCAGAAGAAATAAAAAATAAAACAAAAATTGGTTTGATTATGGAAAAATACTTAAATTCTAAAACATCAGCTCCAGATGAATATTTAATTATGCTAATAAAAGAAATAATTATTAATCTTAAAGAAGATGGAATTATATTTAACAATTTTCCACAAACAGTTAATCAAGCAAAAGCATTAGACTCTTTTCTTTTTACAAAGAAAACAAATAGACCTATTCCAATATTTTTAGAAGCAGATTTAGTTACTATATTAAACCGTGTCACTGAAAAATTAGAAAGTAAAGAAGTTGATTCTTTTAAAAACACTATGAATTTTTATGAAAAAAAAACAAAACCTATAATCGATTATTACACAGCAATTATGTCAAAATTTGATACTTCTAAAGATAGTATAGATAAAATTAATGAAGAAATAATGCAAAAAATAAAATAAAATAAGATGTTTATTAACTTAATTGTTGCAAATTCGCAAAATGGTGTAATTGGAAAAGATGGAAATATGCCATGGAATATTCCACAAGAATTGACAAGATTTCAACAACTAACAAATGGCTCTATTGTTATAATGGGAAGAAGAACATATGAATCAATTGGAAAACCTCTAAAAAATCGTTACAATTTTATTATATCGCAAAGTAATTTATGTATTAAAGGTATCTATCAATTTAGCAATATTGAAGATGCTCTTAAGTATGCGAAAGAAAAATTGCCTAATTATGCTATTTTTGTAATAGGGGGAGCAAGTATTTACAAACAGTTTTTAGAGCAAAATTTAATAGATAGAATATACCAAACTATCATAAAAAAAGATATAGAAGGGGATGCAGTCTTTTCTTTTAATAAAGAAAACTGGAACATCGTAGGAGATATTCCAGTTAAATTGTTAAGTTATAAAGAACTTATTGATTGTTCTTATATAACTTGGGAAAGAAAAAATTAAATAATATTATCAATTTTGCATATAGGTGGCATTTGCATTTTATGCTCATTTGCAAAATGTCTTGTTTTATAAATCAATAGAACCTCTTGCTCTCGTTGAGATAATGTGCTAAGGTCTTCTGGTGAGTAATCAAAGTGTCGTGGATTATTTTCGACATACTCCATCGCTTGCTCTAATTCGTCATAGGTGGCTTTTATCTGGTCCTCGTCTCCACGTCCGTCATCCCAAAGGCCATCCGTTGGTTTGGCTATAACAATTTCCTCTAAAACACCCATGTATTTGCCCAATTTACGAACTTCACTTTTCATAAGGTCCCCTATTGGTGATATATCAACCTGAGAGTCCCCTCCCTTTGTACAAAAACCAATTCCAAAGTCTTCGACCTTGTTCCCAGTTCCAAGTACAAGACAATTCTTAATAGAAGCATAATAATATAATGCAACCATTCTTAATCTTGACCTAGTGTTTGCTTCTGCTAAGTTCTGTTTTTCTAAATTATCATGCTTTTCTACATCAAATAGAAAGCAATTAAATGTGTCTGTTAAATCGCAATTTATTGTTTCTACATTAGAAAAATTATCCATCAACCACTTGATGTGATTACTTGCTCTATTTACTTCATCCGATTTCTGACGAATCGGCATCTGAATTGTATATAATTTCAATCCAGTTTTTGCGGCCAGAGTGGAAACAACGGCTGAATCAACTCCTCCAGATATTCCTATAACAAATCCTTGCATTTTAATGTTTTCTGCATGTTTTTTTAGCCAAGCAACAATATGTGCTTCAACTTTTGAATAATCTAAATTTTTCATATAATTAGTTTTTATTTTTTGAAATGTTTTTACCATCAATTCTTCGCTGAATAACAAATTTTCGTTTACCTTGGCAAAATTTTGCCCATTGTTTTTCGCCTAGTCGCAATTTTAAGTCTTCGGGAGTTATAAATCCATGCCATCCAATAAAATTATGTTTATTATATTCTTGTTCTCTGCCACTACTCCAAGTTATATATCCTAAATCTTTGAATTTATATTTTTCGTATTCAGATTTGGTTTCTTCTGAAACATCATTTCGCATTGGCTTTACTTCAACAATTATTATTATGTTTTGTAAAGGTTTTTTGTTTCTCTCAACTCCTATATTTGCATAATATTTATTTTTCATATTTTCCTCCCAATACAATTCTACTTTCATTTATATCAAGCTCATAATCAAAATATGTTTTTCCATGAAACATCAAGAATTCGCCACCATGTTTACTATTATTATCCCATTTGGCTATTTCCCATTCATTTTTTATTGAATATCTTATTTTAACCCAATAATAACCATTTTCTCTAATCATAGGTTTATAAGTTTTTTATATTATACGTCGTTTGTTTAAATTTGTTACAGAAAACCATATTCTATATGTTAAAACTATGATAATTAAAGTAATAAAATATGGGCTAAAGTACGATTATCTGCAACCGTTATAAGCCATTTACTTTCCAAATTGTTGCTTACCTTTATTTTTTTTATTTTTCTTCCACGATTTTAACATACCTTCTTCATGTTTCTTCATGTGTTCATTAAAAGTAAGCAACCCACGTTTTATTCTATTTTCTTCTTTCTTTTTCTTATTCATATTAGTATCATTTTAATTAAAAACGGCTTATAACAAAGTGTAAAAAACATTAAAACATTTTTTTACATTCAACCGCTATAGTCAATTAAATGAGTTCACAGTAGAATCCAGTCATTGTATCTAATAAGCCGATTGGGATTAATTCATTTGTTGATTTACAACAATTTCATCACTTGCCTCTTCACCCCAAGCTGTTACAATTAAATAATACTTTTTATTTTTAAAAATAACTGGCTTTAATACAATCGGGTCAGGTATTTCAATTTTTTGTATTTTGTTGTTTTTTACCTCCATACCTTCCATATTAAAGTCTTTTACTGGAGCGGCTATTTCTAATGGGCATTTTAAACTAACTTCTCTACTGAACATGGAACCCATTAATCTGTGTTCATTAATAGTTTCGTGTTCTTCTTTCGTTATGTATATTCTACCCATAGAACGACTCTTTCCTCCCATACCGAAACTTGAATAAAAAGTTTCAGTAAAATAACACTCATGTTTATCATGCACATTAAACTGTTCAATGTGCTTTAAGTTCTTATCTGGTACGGTTCCTAAATACCTGCTTATTTCACCATAGACCAGTCCATATTTTTGGCAAATTTTATTTACTGAGTCTTCGGTAATAAATTTATAAGTAGGGTAAGTAATGTTAAAAAAGTTTATAGCCTCAATTAGCTCCTGTTTTTTTTCATTTTCTTTTTGAAGTTTATTAAGCCTTTCTATTTCAATTTCAGCTTCTTTAACTTCTTTTGTATTCGTAAACCCAAGTATTTTTAATCTTTTACACTTATCCAATAATGCTTATTTATCAGTATCTAAAGAATTAGACACTTTTGCAGTTGCAAAAAGTTTGTCAACCTCAGTAAAAAATGAATCGTGTATTTCTTCAATAATTTCTACTGTTGTTTTGCCTTTTAAATCTGCCTTTGATTCTGCAAAGGCCACTTCGTCTTTTGCAGTCTTTTTAAATAATTTAAACATAGTTTCTATTTTTAAGTTAATATTTAATAGGATATGTAAGTGTATATTTCGAGTTCATTATGTTCAATTAAATTGTTGTTTTGAATTTTTGTAATCATTATATTCTTCAATATCAGAAATTTTCTCATTTTTCCAATAGCCACCGAAAATATAACTTTTGATACCGTCTCCAATTTCCCATGATTGAAGAATATATGTAGTTTCCAACCAACTCCACCATGTGGTTTGTGATGTATATTGGTATATTCTAAGTGGTAACAAAGTAAACTTTTTAATTATTCTAAAATGTTCCCATTTTTGGAACTTGCCATCGTTTCCTTTATGTAATTTTTTTTTCATAATTCTTTTTTATTAAGACATTGAGGCGAACTGTTGCGTACTCTTTAAATGAATGGCTGCTTCCAAACCTACATACCTCAATGTCTATTCAATCAATATTTTACATTCCATTTAAGTTCGTATTCAATGGTTTATATTTACAACTGTTAGCAAGTATTTAATTCATCTTGTGGCAAAGGTCTGAACTAACATATCTTTTTTGTTCTTCTATATCATCAGTAGACCATCCATTTGTTCCAATATGAGATACTGAAAAATTATAAGAACCGTTTATTGTTATACATTTCACCCATATTAAGTTGGTACATCTTGGGTGATTATATTTTATCATCTCAATGTCTTGTAGTAAAATATCTCTACCCCAGCTCCTTTTTAGTATATGCTCAAGAACAAAATATTCACCATCAGTAGTTATACTAAGTTTTTCAACATACTTATCTAGTTGGTTTTGTTGTGCTTTATTTATTTGTGCATAGTGTACCATAATCATCCTTACTAATTGGTAATTTTTCCAATCACTCTTTTAAATGTTTAATTTTCATATTTATTAACATTTTGTCTTTATATAATATTAGAAATAGTTTTATTACTTACCATACCACAAATAGGCTGGTTTAAATGCTGCTATTGAATAATGGTCTATTGAATGGGCTGTTTCTTGGACATGCCCCCATTCATCAACATATAGTCTCCATCCAAGTTCATTATCTCCATCATGGTCAGAATCTGCATCCCAACCTCCACATTCTACGTTTTTTGCTTCTTCAGTGTCTAACCACCTCCAAAGAATATCAATCAATTCGTTATCATCTATTTCAGTCTGTTTTCCCATTCTATCTGTAAATGGGGTAGCTTTGTACCCATCTTTAATTAACCAAGTAAGAACTAATCCTTTTTCTTTAGAATAATACCATCCTGTAACTTTTTGGGTTTGACCATATTCATTTAATAAAAGCAATTTAACAGCTATGCTTAATTGCTCTTTTGTTTTCCCATTTACATTAAAAATTTTATTGTCCATATTTAAGCTTTTAATAATTGTTTTCACAATAAATTTATTTATTTTTAATAGTCTTTCTACTTATTTTTCTATCAAACAATCCTCTATGATGTGCTTCATAGGCCAAAAGTTTTGTTTTTGTATCTTCAAGAGTATCCATCATACTCCTAAATTGAAGATAATTAATTTCACAAATTTCAATATTTTCATATTCTTCTTTAACTCCACCTCCAGCACCATTTATTTTATCCTTGTTTGTGGCTACTGCTAAAAAATAATGAATTTTTTCAGTTGAATATCCTGGTGTTGGATAACAACAATAACAATATTCAACGTTTTCTTCTTTAAGGTTATATCCCACTTCCTCAAGACATTCTCTAATAAATGTCTTTTTGGGGTCTTCTCCTTTTTTATCAATTTTTCCAGCCACTGCTTCGTAAACAAAACCATTTCTTCCTTTAGTATGAGTTGGATATCTATATTGTTTAACTAATACAACAGATTCTGTATCTATATTATAAATTAATCCAGCGACTGCATCATGACTCGATATCTTTTGCCGTTTATAAGTTGACACTTTACCGTTTTCATTTGTATCAATAATTACGGCCTCATCAATTTTTAGATGCCCATCATACATTCTTTTTTCTTCTTTTATTTCAATTGTTCTTTTTGACATATTATAACAATTTTTTAAGTCTCTGTTCAGTTTGCCATTTAACAAATTTAATTGTTTCTTCATCTCCCACATGTTTAGTTGGTGAATCAGATAATTTAATAGCTGGCATACCATTTATTTCAAGTAATTTGATAACAATATTCATTGGTTTAACTCCATCAATATCACAGGTTAAATTAGTTCCAATTCCGTAACTTTTTCTTATTTCTTTTTTGCGATATTCTTGAAGTTTAATTACTATTTCTGGATTTAATGCATCAGAATATACAATTGTTTTTGTTGTGGGGTCAATACCTAATTTTTTATAGTGGTCAATCATTTTATCTGTAAAAACGAATGGGTCTCCACTGTCATGCCTAACCCCTGTAAAAAGATTAGCATACATAGAATCAAAGTCTTGAAGAAATGCATCAGTAGTAAAAGTATCAGTTAATGCGATTCCTAAATTTCCATTATACGTCTTTGTCCAAAAATCCATAGCAATTTTATTTGCATGGGCATATCCATACATCGCAGCTATTCCAGACACCCATTCATGTGCATATGTACCAATTACCTTAATTCCATTATACAATGCAAGTTCTACATTGCTTGACCCAATAAAGTTTGTATGCATCAAAGAATCGCACATTATATTGACAACTTGTATATGAACATCTTTTGATTTTGCCCTACGTGTTCCAAAGTCAACCACCTGAGCATTGTTCATATAAAATAGATTGGATTTTAAACTTGTTTTTTTAAGAACATCTTTAATATTCAATTTTTCATCACCTTGTCCAGTCATTTTGTAATATAATTCGCAAATATCTGACATTAATGTTGTTTCCCAGAGAACTGTTCTGTACCAGTACCCAGTAATTTGCAAAGACAATTTTCCTTCATATTGAATTATTCCCACTTCACTGGGGTCATATCGGTATCCTTCAAGAAAATCAAAAAAAGCTGCAGGCAAATAAGGACAAGCTTTTAAAAACTCTTTTTTTCTTTGTGGAGACAATTGTTTGTTTCTATAATTGTCAACTATTTTTCTTAACTCAACTGCAAATCCATCTGGATAAGCAGTATTATTTCTATCAATAAATTCGTATTTTACTTTTGCTTCTGGGAAGTTCTTAATAATTGCCCACATCATAGAAAATTTATACAAATCAGCCCAAAGAATCGAATCTTTGTTAATAGGTTCTGAAGATTTAAGTGTCATAATTTAAAATTTATTTTTTAGTATTTTTTAAGTTATACGAAAAATTAATCAATATGTTCTCTTATTTCAAGAATTTTTTTTAATTGCTCTTTATAATTTTTAAATTTTTGTATAATAATACCATCTTGATTAGCTACCTGTTCTTGTGTTAATCCACGGTAAGCTATATCATCATATATTCCTCTTGTTTCAAGAAAAGAAATATGCTTTTGAATTCTATCTTTATATGCTTTAATTCTCTTTGTATCCCATTTTTTAACTAATGTAAGAGGTTGCAAATTTATACCATGTATTGTTTCCATATTCAATTTATATTTGTGCAAATATACAAACTTTTTAAGATAAAAATTACGAAATAAAACTTTTTTTAACAATTTCTTGATATTCTACATCTCTTTCAAATTGCAATATTATATTTTCTATTTGTTCACTTGATTTATGTCGTTTATGTCTATTTTCGCTTAGTGTTATTATCTTTAAATTCGATATGTGCCCTATAATTTCTGATTTTATGTTGTTCTTAAATCCATCTATTTTTGACACTTTGTGGTCTAAATCATATCCGTATATTGCTCCTCTTAAATTAATATTTTCTAATTTATTCAATTTTAATGAAATCCTACTAAATTTATTAACTTCTATACAGTATTTTTCAAAATCTTTTCTTAGAGACTTTTCAATTTTTGAATTTGCCAAAGAAATTTTATCATTTTTTTTAAACCACTTTTCTGTACCTTCATCATATCCATATTTATCAATATAATATTTTATTGAGTTTTTATTCTTTTGCTTGTATGTCCATTCATTATATTTTTTTGTCCCCATTTCTTTACCATATTTTTTAATTAAATTATTTAATGTTGTGGCCTTTTTATTTTGTATATTTTTAAATATTTCTCCACCTTCAGCATCTCCAAACTTTTCAATATAATAGTTTAATGTTTTACATTTTTGCATATTTTCATTTCTTTTCTTGTATTTAATTGTTCCATCAGTTTCACCATATTTTTCTATAAACCCTTCAAGTGTATGTGAATGAGATAATTTTTTTGATAGCTCTGGAGTTAAAATTTTTTGTAATGTATTTTTATTTTTTCTTGTTTTTTCTGAAGTTCTATTCCCATATAACTTATCATATTGTTCTTTATTTATATTATGTAAGTGTAAATGATTGGCATTTATTTCTTTGTATTTCAAACCGCATATTTTGCATTTAACATAATCAATTCCTAAAATTCCTTTTATTTTTTTCTGAGTTCTTTTATTTTCTCTGCAAATTGATGAACAGAAATTTTTTTTGTGTTTTGGATTCATTTCGAATTCTTTCCCACATAATAAACAATTATTTTTCATATTTTTATTATAAATAGCTTAAAAAACAAAGACCAGAGATTTAACGATAGTATATTTAACTTTTTTTTATAATTAACGTATAATTAAAAAAATAAAATATTTATAAATAAACATTTATGAAAGAATTAAGAAAAAAAATAAGAAATATTTTAGCTGAAGAATTCTTTGAAGGGGGAGAAAATTTAAATGGATACACTTTAGAAATTAATATGCCAGTTAAACAAAACGACAAGAAAGATATTTGGGAAATAAAAGAATTATTAAAAAAACATAATTTTAAAATGTATATTGTGGGTGGTGCTACGAGAGATACTGTCAAAAACGCTATAAAGTTACAAAAAAATCCAATGGACACAACCATTGATATTCCAAAAGACTTTGATTTAGTTACAGACGCTACCCCAAATGAGGTAAATAATATTTTTAAAAATGCAGATTTTATTTCAAATATTTTAAATATTGGAGAATCTTTTGCAATTGAGTTTCTTGTTACAAAAAATGGGAATAAATATGAATTAGCCACTTTGAGAAGTGAATCGGGAGGTGGTAGAAAACCAGATTATGTACAATATGAAAAGACAATAGAAAAAGATGCTCAGAGAAGAGATTTAAAAATTAATGCTTTATACTATAAAATATTAAATGAAACTGAAAACGGGTTTTATGGAATAGTATATGATTTAGTGGGCGGAATAAGAGATATAAAAAACAATGAATTGAATACCGTTGGAAATCCTACAGATAGATTTGCTGAAGACCCACTAAGAAAATTAAGAGCAATAAGATTTGCTGCAAGAATGGGGTCTAAAATTCCAGGGAATGTTGCAGACGCCATTAAAGATGGGGACACATCATTAATAGACCCCACTGGAAAAATTGTATCAAATGAGAGAATAAGAGATGAATTTTATAAGGGAATTAAAGGGTCAAAAAGTATAAAATATTTTCTTGATTTGTTGGCTGAATTTAATTTTTTTAAGCACATATTTGCAGACCTTAAAATTAATCCAAACTATTTTATAGAGGAAAAGCATCCAATTATTTTAGTATCTAACTTATTAAAGGATAATAATATAAAAGAAATAAGTAAAAATTTAACTATAAAGAAATACAGTATAGACGAAATAAATTGCATTATTTTTCTTATTTCTTTGATTAATTTAGATGAGAATGCAGTGTCAGCAATAAAAAAGTTCTATCTTCAAAAAATAAAGAATGCAAAGCCAAAAATTAATGAAAAAATTTATTCTATGACAGATGATGTGATATATAAATTTGCTAACATAGGCCAAATAGATAAAATTAAAGTTCATAATTTATTAAGACTTGCAAATGAATTTATACAGCCTTCTGAGCTATTAAAATCTTTGGGATATCAAGATAAAGATTTAGGAATAGCAATCACAAGGTTAGAAAAAGAATTCTATAATAATCCAGATAGAATTAAAAAAATACTTGATTCTAAAAATGCAGAAGAAATAAAAAAAATAATATTTATTAGTAAAGCATAAAACTGTGAAAAATATAAATGAAAATATTTCTGATGAAACAATAAAGGATGTTTATAAAAGTGCTTTTAAAGAAAGAAGTATCACTATAAAAGATTTTAAAATAGAACATGATGATGAAAATAGCACAGATTATTTTCATATTATTACTCCATTGGGAATTCACTTTTGGGTAAAATGGCATTCTAATATAAATATTGCTTATTTTATTAGTGTTGTTAACGAGGAAGAGTCTGATATGAAAACAATTAAAAACCCAAATGCCAACATTTTGGTTGATTATATAGCATTAGAATATAAAAAATTAGTAAAAAAACAAAATATTTTGAAACAAATATTATCACTTATTCTTGAAAATGACTATAATTCTAGTCAAAATCCTTTATTAAGAGATTAAAAATTAAGAATTTTTTCCCGTTTCTTGCATACAATATTTAGATTTTGATTTTTTTTATTATATTTATATAAAAATCAAATAAAAACAATATGGACCTAAAAGAGTTTAGAGAATATGTTATTGAAAACGCTCGAAAATATATTTTTGAAGGTGATGAATTAGATGAAACTAAACAAAAAATTTTAAAACAACCAGAATTACCTAAATTAACTAAACCTTCCTTTACAAAAAAAGATATCAATAAAGTACCGAAAGTTCCAAAAGTGCCAAAAGAGCCAGATGCTCCAGAAGCAAAGGCAATTAAACCACCAGAAAAGAAGGCAATAAATGAAAGTATTTCTCCTGAAAAAATTAAGCTTTTAGCGGAAGAAATGAAGAAAATTAATAAAAAAATTGACTTAAGAAACCCATTAATTAGTCCAGAATTATTTAATATTATATCTGAAGAAAAAAATATTGAAAATACTATAGAAAAAGAAGACCAATCAAAAAGATGGAAAAATTTATATAACTATGAAGTTCCGAAAGATGATTTAAGATAAAATAAAAACCCCACGAATTGTGGGGTTTTTTTATATCCGTAGCTATATATTTTTACAATTTTGACTATAAATATAATAACCATATTTTGATATTTCCTTAATTTTAAATATATTTGTGATTAAAAATAAAATGGATATTATAAAAGGACAATATAATTTTAAAAAAGACATTTGTACTGGAACAATCGGAGAAGATGAAATAATAAATTATATGAAAAATCTTGGATATGATTTTATAGAAAAAAATCATGATTATAAGTATGATTTAAAAATGTTATATAATAAAACAAATAAAATATATACTTATGAAATTAAGACTGATGTATATCCTAAAGACACTGGAAATATTGTTATAGAATTTGAAAGTAGAAATAAACCATCTGGAATTGCGGCCACAGAGGCAGATTATTTTGTGACTTATTTTAAACATTTTGGTGAAATATGGAATATAAGTACTAATAAACTAAAATTAATGATTTCTTATTTAAATCCCATAATATATGAAAATTCTGGAGACTTAGGCAGCAACACTAAACTTTATTGTTTTAAAAAAAAAGAAGTTTCGGAATATTTCAAAATTCATAAAATATAACTATTTATAAAAAATATTATTTAAATGAATAAGGACAAAAAAAATCCATATATTTTAAGAAGAAATTTTAATTTTTTTAATGAAGAAATTTCGCCAGAAGACATAGATGTTCAAGTAAATGAACAAAGAGATACATTAAATAGTCAAATATGGATACTTGAATCTAATGACTCTTCTAGTAAATTAAAAAAAGAAGTTAGGGTCGCAATATTAAAAATAGCAAAAGCTTTTAAAGATTATTTAAAATTAAATGTTTCTCTAAAAGATGTTATTTTAACTGGAAGCCTAGCTAATTACAATTGGACTTTAATGAGTGATATAGATATACATTTAATTCTTAATTTATCATCTCTGGGAGAATCAGAAGAATTTATAGAAGAATACATTGCTGCAAAAAAAAACATATGGAATGATAATCATAGTATTAAAATAAAAAATTTTGAAGTTGAATTATTTGCCAAGGATGAAGAAACACAACTATCATCAAAAGGTATTTATAGCGTTATCAAAGACGCTTGGATTCAGAAACCAGAAAAATATACAAAAAATATTGATGAAATTGCTATAAAAGAAAAAGCAGCTACCATTATGAATGACATCGATAATTTGGAGAAAATAAAAAACGATGAAGAAGTTATAAAAAAAGCTGAAAAAATAAAAGAAAAAATAAAAAAATTAAGACTTTCTGGGTTAGAAAATGGGGGAGAATATTCAGTTGAAAACTTAGCTTTTAAAGTTATTAGGAAATTTGGATATTTAGAAAAACTTTCTAATATTAAGATTAAATCTATAGACTCCTCTCTAACATTAACAGAAAAAAACCTAAATGAAGGTTTTGGGGAAAGAAGACTTATTCTAAAAGAAGGAAAAGATGGAGTTGAAAAAGAGTTTGGATGTTTAATGCTTAATTTAAATATTAAAAATTGGAATGAAGTAATTAATAAAATAAGAAAAGAAGACGTTTACGATGTACCTGGATATGGAATAGAAAATACTCCACATGTTACTGTATTATATGGATTTATACATAAAAAAACAAATCCGCAAGATGTTATAGATGTAACTAATAATGTTCTTGGTAATAAGGGAAAAATTAAAATTAAATTAAATAAAATATCTTATTTTGAAAACGAAGATTTTGATGTTCTGAAATTTGATGTGGAGTCTCCAGACCTTAAAAAATTAAATAAAATTTTAAGAGAGAGATTTCCATATAAATCTAACTATCCAGAGTACCATCCACACATGACAATCGCATATTTAAAACCAGGTACAGTAAAAAAATATGCAAAAGATTTGAAAAAACATATTGTTTTTGAAAGTGATTATTTTTGCTATTCATATCCATTAAATAGCACAACTTGTTTTAATTTATTTAAAAAAGAAAACACATTAGGCGTTGAAAAGGATATCGAAGGGTTAACTCCAAAAAGAGTTGAGATTATAAAAAAATTTATCAATTTTGTTTGTAATAGATTAGAATTGGAGGAACCAGTTTCAATTTTTTTACACAAAGGGAGAGACGAATATATTATAACTACTGCATCATATATGCCAAGTGAAAATTCAAACCACATTAGATGTACAGGAAGAGCTTTAGTTGATATACTCAGAAGTATTGCCCATGAACTAACACACAATAGACAAAGAGAAATTAAAAGTTTTGACCTTGGAGAAAATGTTCCAACAATTGGAGGGTGGATAGAAGATGAAGCAAATGCAAAAGCTGGAATATTAATTAAAGATTTTGCTATGAATCTCGGTTTTGATGAAATTTATGAATTATAAATTATGATAAAAAGATTTTTAATATTAATAATATTTGTATCAATTTGTATAATAAGTACTGCACAAAATATATCACAAAATGATTATAAAAATATTGTGGAGAATAAATATGAGAATCAAATTATTACTCTGGTTGATAAAACTGGATTTGTTTACGAATGGGGAATATGCGGAACGGTATGTTATGGATGTGCATCACATTATACAAAAATAATGAGAACAAAATATGCAGCAAATGGATTATATGCTTATTATATTTTCTTCTATAGTAATAGCTATAATGGATATGGTTATTTAACTGGAACATATCTCAAGGGGATTAATGTATATAAAATAAATTCTGATGGACAAGATGAAAGTATAATGTATATTGATTATTTTTTAATTAATCCAAAAACTTTATATTTTGATGGAACTAATTTGGGTGCTATTTTTTATTCTAAACTTCCAAATGAAATTATAAAAATTACTTGGCAAAATGCATTAGTTTATTAATTTTTTAAATATTTATATAAAAGAATTTTAATGATGGCAGATATTGAAGCTAAAATTGGTGAAAAAACAATAGGTGAAAATACCAAAGTAACTCTTACAGTAAGAGTGGTAATGTGGATAATTGTTGGTTTAATATCTATATTTTCTACTGCTTTTACATTTGCTTATCTTGATGTTAAACGTGATGTAAAAAACTACAAGACACAAATGGAACAAGATAAAAGTGATTTTATCAAAGCTGTTGAAGCTAAATTGGATGAAAAACTAGGAAGCTTCCAAGCCAAAGATGAAGCTTTTATAAAAGAAATAGGCGATATAAAAGGAGATATTAAAGTAATTTTAGACAGAACATCTGGAATAAGGTCATCAGATAATACAATCAATAAATCAAATACTCCTCCAGGAGCAAAATAAAAAAGTCAGACAAGTCTGACTTTTTTATTTTAATATGGGCAACTTGAGGAATCCATTGCCTTTTTTGCAATATCCTTTACAATGTTTTTATCGATAGTTTGAGCTTCTTTTATGATTGCTTCTAATTCTGCCTCATAATCCATTGACCTAAAGTTTGTCAAATCTTTTATCATTTCATCGGTAACAATTAGTAACATTATAAACCATCTTAATTTATTTGTTTGTGTTCCTTCACATATAAGGTCTTTACATTCATAATTGGGGTCGCAATCTTTAAATAATTTTCCAATAGCAGTTTCACCAAAAGGAAGTTGTTTGTGTTCCCATAAATAATCTGTATATACACGTGACCTGTCACTTACCACTTTCCGTCCTTTTTTTTCAATTCTTTTATATGCAGCTTTTCTTCGAACTTCTAAGTGACGTTCTGCGGCCTCTTTGGTATTAAAATATCTTCTTTTCATTTTAAGTTATTTAAACTGCCACTGGGGCTTTTATTGCTGACAATGGATTATAATCAATTATTTTAATGTCGTCAATTCTAAAATCAAAGATATTTGTTATTTCTGGGTTTAATTTTAATTTTGGAAGTGGAGGACCATAATAATTCCCAATGCTTCTATCTATTTCTTCTTTGGATAAAGAATAAAAATCTATAATCTCAGAATTTAACTCTCTTGTTCTATTTAACAATTCATTCACTTGGTTTTTATGATTAAGATATAAATGCAAATCTCCAAAGGTATGAACAAATTTATATGGTATCATATTTACTACTTGAGCAACCATATCCAGTAGCATAGCAAAAGACGCTATGTTAAAAGGAACTCCGAGAAAGGTATCTGCGCTTCTTTGATACAACTGTAAAGAAAGTCTAAATCTTGGAATTTTAAATGTTTCGCTACTTAATAGTTCTTGAATTTGTTCTTCGGTTCTTCCAGTTCCTACGACCCCTAATTCTAAAATATCATGGCCATCTTTAATAAAAATATTCATTCTTTCTTCGAAAGTGAGAGGTTCTGTAATAAATTGAAACAATGTGTGACATGGTCTAAGCGCCATTTCATTTAATTCATTAACTTGCCAGGCAGAAACGATGATACCTCTGTCATCTGGTCTGTTTTTTAATGTATCAATTACAACTTGAATCTGGTTTATGCCTTCTATAATTCCATTATTCCATGGATTTGCTGGAATTTCTGTTTTGCCGCAATTTATCCACTGCTTACCATAAACAGGGCCTAAATCTCCATAATCCAATGCAAATTTTTCATCAATTTTAATTCTTTCTATAAATTCTTCTTGAGACATTATTCGAAAACTTTCGCTAGAAATATCTATAATGTGTAATTGGTCTACTGGCCTTAAAAGATTAGAACAAATTTTTTTATATTTAGCATAAGCCCATTCGTCCCAAATATGAACATTATTATCAACTAAATACTTAATATTCGTATTCCCAAATATTTTATATTTTTCTGGCATTGCATTTAAAAACCAGAGCAATTCGTGTATAACTCCATTTGTATATGTTTTTTTAAGAGTCAATAAAGGAAATCCATCTTTCATATAATAAACAGATTGATGCCCAAAAATTGATATAGTTCCTGTTCCAGTACGGTCTGTTTTAGTGCGTCCTTCTTTAAGGATGGCTGTAATTAAATCTATGTATTGTTTCATATAAATTATTTTATTTTTGTACTACCAAACCCGTTTTCTCCACGAACTGTATCAGAAATAACAAGTACACTATCTAATTTTACTTGTTCTACTTTTGTTATAACCATTTGAGCAATTCTATCACCTTGATTTACTGCAAAATCCTTATCTGAAAGATTGATAAGAATAACTCCAATATTTCCTCGGTAGTCAGCATCAATGGTACCAGGAGTGTTAAGAACAGTTATTCCATGTTTTAATGCCAATCCACTTCTAGGCCTAATTTGAGCTTCAAATCCTACAGGGAGTTCAATAAATAAATCTGTCTTAATTAGAACTCTTTCAAATGGTTTAATCCATATTGTTTGTTCATTTTCAATACTTGCTTTTAAATCCATTCCAGCAGATAGCGTTGTTGCATATTCAGGTAGGGAATTTTTTGATTTGTTTACGATTCTTACTATTGTCATATTTTCAATTTTGCAGCAAATATATAAAAAAATAACAATTATTCAAATTAATTTATGTGAAAAGTTTTAATAAATTGATAATATGGCATAAAATCCTTAGAGATGTCTTTTAATTTTACAATTTTGTCATTTACATAAGTAATATCCATTTTTACTCTAGCAGCTTTTTCAAATTCATCATTTTCAGCAAACTCAAGCATTTTTGAAGTTAAAATCTCTTTTGTTTTGTTAAATACCTCTGGTAAATGTTTTATCCCATATTTTAATCTGAATAATGATTCATAGTCTTCTCTTATCTGTTTTGACATAATAATCATTTGGTCAAAATTAAATGAACTATCTATTTCAATAGTAATTCTATTCTCCAAAGGAAAATTATTTTTTACTTCCATTAAATAATATACAAACAATTTATCAAGTAATATATTTTTCTCTTTTATTTTCAAATTAAAAGACCCACTAAAATCCATTGGGAGTTTTTTTAATATATTTTTGTTTGTTTGACAACTTTTTAAAATTATTTTATTTGGGTTGTACACATTATTAATTCTGATGAATTCACATTTAAATGGTAGCAAATAATTTCTTAATTCATTGTTTGCCTTGGACATAAAATCTCCATTAAGGTTAAGATAACATTTATTTCCTGAAAATTTGCATTCTATAAATAAATAAAAATATAATGTCAATCTTTCCCCAATTTCTGGTATTTTATAAACATTTGGTTTTATAAATGAATCTATAGTTTTTGGTTTTAAAACATTTTGCAAACTTGTTTCATCCTCTGCTAATTTTTTTATAATTTGTTTTGCTTCTTTTAAATTAAATAATTCAAATTCATCTTTTATTGTTTTTTCTAATTCTAAACTATAGTTCATTCCCTTTTCCTCTAAAATCTTTTTAATTTCTTCAGTTGCAATATTTGGAAACTCTGGGTCTTGAGAAAATTCAAATGTTAATATATCAGATTCTATATAGCCTATGTTTTGAATGGCATAAATAGCCTTTTCATAGTCATCTTCATCGATAACTGTTTCATCCAAATATTGTCTTCCCTTCCTAGTCACAAAAATGATAGGTTTTTTGTTTTTGTCCAAGGGGTTTTCAATTATACAAAAATCTAAGTTTATATAGTTCATTACCACTGGTTTTGTTTTAATAAATATTATTTAATTTTTAGTCTTTTAGAAAATATATAAAAAACAACTTTTAAAAAAAATAGTTTTTGTTAATATTTATATAAAAGAAAAAAATATATGGAACTTGATGAAAAAGAATTAAGAAAACAAATTAGAGAAATACTGTTGAATTCTGATGAATTAATGGATGGTGCTCTAAAACAAAAAAAAGGAATCTCTGAATTAAAAAAAGATTGCTATACTAAACTTGTAGATTTAAAAAATGAATTTGAAGCTGACAAAGGAAATCCAAATAAAGAAGAAACAATTAAGAAAATTGATAGTCTTATAGCAGCATTAAATCAAATTAAATCATTTTTAGGTAAGCAATTATAATTAGTTTTATATATTATTAAATGTGGGTGAATTTCTATGATTCTTTTCCAATTAGTTTCATTTAATTTATAATAGCAGCATAAATCTATATATTCAGATGGGCTGTTTATTATCAACTTTTCCCATCCAAGAGCAGAAAGTTCTTCTTTATATTTTCTATCTTTAATTAAGAAGTTAAAATCTTGATTTTTAAATAAGCAAATAAGTTCAACGCTATTATAAATATCACTTTGTTTAAATTTATTTAAATCGCAATGATTTATTAACTCTGGTCTAATTTTTAGTATTTCTATCCATTTTCTTGCTGTGAGCTGTTTTAAATCTAAAATATTAAGAAACACATTTCCAGTATTAATAATTATATCACATATATGATAATCTTTTAATTTTTTTAAATCAAAATTTCTTATCATATCTTCTGAAAAATTATTATATTCTATTATTTCATAAATTTCTTTGGATGTAAAATTGTATTTTTTAATATCTACTTTTTTTGAGATTTCATCAGCTCCAATAGTGAGTAAGCAAAAGGCGTCTTCGTGACCTATGTTATTCAAATCAATATTAATTTTATCAATTAAATATGGACGAATTTTAAGCATGTTTTTTATTTCTTTTACAGCATAATTATATTTTGACAAATCCACAAAGTCTGCTATTTTTGCATTTCTAGCTACTACCCTTACAATTTTCATTCTGTCAATTTTATTCCATGGAATCATTTTGTGTAATTCCTCATTATCAGCAATTGACCTATCTGGTATTTTATTATAATCAGCGTATTGACATATATGATATAATTCATCTTTGCTAAGTTCATGCCATTCATCCGATATAATTTTTGAAAGAAAAGCTTGTATAATAATATTTGTTTTTTCGTTTATATTCATTATATTTGCAATATTATAAAATATATATTATTTAAATAAAAAAATCAATATGGAAGAAAATAAAAAAATAATAGCAATTGATGTTAATAAATTAATCATCAGAACTTATAATAAGATTGCTATATGGAATAATCAAAGTGCATCAGATGAAGAAAAATCAATGATGTTAAAAGCATTATCACATGATATTGTATCAGATATTATAACTACAGCATTTAGTAATTTAGAAGGAACGAAAGTAAGAGAAGAAATTATTCCAGAACAGCCAAAGAAATTAGTTGTACCTGAAGAAAATAAAGATGCAGTTGTTATAAAAAATGATAAAAATACTGCTTCCAAAGCAATAAAGCCAAAGGGAATACTTTATAAACTATTTAATGCAAAACAAAGTGATGATTAAATATTCCTTATTTTTTAAGATTTGTATCTTTATTTTGCATTTTGTATAAGTCAATTTCCTCTTCTGTTGTTTTTTCTCCCAAGCCGTCATTACTAAATTTAATGATATCAAATTTATTTGGGTCCATTTCTTCTTTTAAAAGAGTTTTTCTGTTTTTTTCTTGATATAATGGGTTTTTTAATTGCTTTTTTTGCTCATTTTCTAACAATCCACAAAGCTCCTTGTATCTTTTAGAAACATTTTCCATAGTGTTTTTTTTACTTTCTTCCATGCTTTCTTTATTTTCTTCTTCTTTTTTAGATTCTTCGGTTTTAACAGATTCTGCTTCTTTCTCCATTTTTTTAAGTCTTGTATAATAGTCTGGTAATTCATCCATATGTGTTAGAACTATTTTAAAAGTTTGCATTGGGTCATCATTAGTAATATCTGTTTCTGGGCTTTTACTTCCATGTTCTAATTCTACTAACATTCCTTGAATCATTTCATTTATATCATATTTAGAAATATCCAAGTCCATTTTTTTTGCCAACAATTCAATTATTTTTTTAGTATAGCCTTTTGCCTTTTCATTCGTTTCCATAACAGTTTAAATTTTTTATAAATATTAATAAATTTATCAAAATCTTAACAAAGAATATTGTATACTTATTCCCACTCCTGGTCCTATAAGATAGGTACCCTTATTAAAAGTCATTCCAAATCCAATATAAGGCCCCACAGACCACTTTTTATTTTTAGATGGTGAAACAGGCGGATTAATCATATTTGATACATCTGCGCCTTCTATTTGCCCCACAATTACATTTTCACTATCTGGAGTAATAAAGATTTTATATAAATTATTTTCTTTTTTAATTCCAGTTGTAAATCCAAGTTTTAAACTAATATCATTTATAGTAGAAATACCAGGACTTGTTTTAACTGAATATTTATTGGTTTCTTTGTCTATAAGAGTGGCTTCTGCAAAAAACGTATTTGTTGATTTAATATGTAATGATTTATCTTTTGAATAATAGTCATAAACTAAAGAATATTCATTACTATCAAGTTGAATGATTGCATTTTTGACGGAACCAGTATCTTTATATTCTATTTTTGTTTTCCATATAATTTTAACATCGCCTAACTCATTTTTTAATCTTTGATAAAGGTCTGGAAAGTATTTTTCAATTTCTTCAACAGACATATCTGCTATTGGTTTACTGTAAGATGTCTGCCCAGCTTTGTTTTTATATTTTGTAATAGAATCATTTAAAGCTGCTAGATTTTGCTGAGTTTTTTGTTCTTGACGTTTTAATTCGCTTTTTAATTTGTTTGTTGTATTGCATTGATTTAAAAAAAGCAAAAGAATAGCAACACTGGCAATTGCCAGTATCATTTTAATATTATCTAAAATTTTTTTCCACATAATTTTTTTTTTATAAATATTACAAGAAAATAATAAATTAAAGAGTCTGATTTAAATTTAAGAGGTGTATAGTTTCATCATTTTTTAGTCTTGTATAACCTGTAGCAAATAGAACAAATTCAAGCATCATTTTTTTATATTCTGTAGATGGAATAGTATTTCCTTTGCCACTTTGTTGAATAATTGTGCCACTTTTAATATCTATTTCAGTCGTTACATGTGGACAATTTTTTTCATCCCTTAAAGAAACTATTACAGACCTTTCATTTTTAACTTTTGACATATAATACTTTTGTCCAACACACATACTCATTTTCTTGCCTTCATATATTAAATCATTCTCTGTTAAAAGATAAATAAAATGTTTTTTATTAGAACATCTAAATAAAACCCTATTGTTATCAACTTCTTGTATTTTGAAATCTTCTATATTGTATTTTTCGAACATTTCTTTATGCCATTGTTCTTGTTTATTAAAAGCATCTTCAAATGAATAACAAAATATATCTACTTTTGCTCCTATTGCCCAATCAATAATAAACCTAATTTTACTAAACTGATTTAACAAGTCAAGATTTTTTTTTATTTCTTTTGCAATCCAAACATCATATTTATGCTTTCTTTTGGATGATTTTTCTAAATCTTTATTCTCTTTATCTCCAATAAAGCCGTATCTTTCTCCTATATTGGATATTTGTTTAATAATTTCATTAACTTTATCTTCAGATAAATATTCTTTTTTGCCACTTTTATTCTCTGGCAAAAAAATAGATTTTATATGTAATTCTCTTTTTGTAAGATTAAAAGAATGCATTATATTATTAATTTAAGAATAATTTCTGTAGGGTCTTCTGTCTCTAAAACTTCATATCTTCCAATATATTCTTTGGGGTCTTCCATTCTAAGTCCATTTATTTTATGGTTTTTTTTAAATGTAAGAGTAAAATTTATTTCATTAAGAATAAGATTTTTTATTGTGTAGCATTTCATTAAAACCCTTAATTTGTGCTGAAATATTGTAATGGGTTTTTTTTCAAAATCATCTTTTTTAATTTTAAAACTTCTAGCAACCATAAATTATTCTTCTATTTTTTTCTTTTAGACCCCTTTTTTGGACCTCTTTTTTTTGGTCTTCCTGGACCTTTTCTACTTTTTCGTTTCTTTTTTGGTTCTGCAGAATAATTTACTACTTCTTCTATTGCTTTGTCTAAAATAGTTTTCCCTTGTTTAGGCTCATCTATAACTTGTTTTTCTTGAGATTCAAGTAATAATGCTAAATTAGTATTAAGTGGTTGACGAAGATTATCAAGTATTCCAGATTTTTCCCATTTTTCAATAAGTTCTTCTTGCGTTTTTTTGTCTTTTGACAAAGGAGTATTAATCTTATCAATGTCTGATTCTGTTTTAATAACTTCTCCTAGTTCTGTTTTGGCAACTTCTGGTTCTATTTTAACAACTTTTTGTTTAGAAATTTTTTGCTTTATTTTTTTTGTTTGCTTTTCTTTTTCCGTTGATGATTTATCATCGGTTAGGGAACTATGTAAATTGAGTAAAAATAACTTATTATCAATCTCTTCTTCCTTATACCCAATGTAATATTTTAAAAATTCTGGCTTATTTTCTTCTTTAATATCTATAATTCCTTTTCTAGAATATATTTTTAAAGAATTAGAAAGATGATTTGTTTGTGAATAAACTATTTCTCCTGGGCGCAAATCAATTTGAATATCATTGCTAAAAATATCTTTAAAAAAGATTCTTATTTTTTCAGTGGCATTATGTCTTTCGTTGTTTAAAAATGTTACTTTAATGTCTTTTGTAGAACTCATATATTTTTTATTTAAATATAATAATTATAAATATTAAAATCAAAAAAAAATCCACCTAATTGATGGATTTTTTTTTTAATTTATTAATTTTTTATTATTCTTTTGCTTTAAACAAAGGATTAAGTACAAGCTTATTTGTAAAATGGTCAATAATATAAGTTTTATTTTGTTTAACATCAGATTCTGAAAGTCTAAATACAATCATACTACCTTTTGCTTTTGGAACATCTAAAAAACCTTTTTCTTCCCCAGAAAATGGAGTATTGCATAAATCTGATTCCAATGGTTTGTTAGTAGCTTCAAATTCTTTATTTGTATCAGACTCATATTCTTTTCTAGAAACTGTATCTGATTTATCTTTTATATTACAGAAACAATCATTTTCATATAATTCTTTCCATCTTTTTGATTGCTCTTTTTGTGTTAATTTTTCTGTAATAACATATCTTTTATTAATTCCTTTTTCTTCATTTTCAGTCAAAGAAGAAAATTTTCTTTTTGTTAAATTAAGTTTTTTCTTATAAGTTTCTTCAATACTTTTAGCTGTTTCTTCTATTTGATTTAATTCCCCATGCCCCGTTTCTTTTAGCTCTTCTGGGCTATTAACTTTGATACCATGTTTCCCCATTGTGTAATTATGTTCCATCCCCTTTGGCGGCCATAATTTTTCACTCATTGGAACTTCTTCCACATAAGGAGTTTTTAAATTTTCTGTAATAAGTTTATAACTTCCATTTTCTTGTCTAACCAAATGGGGTCTTGGAGTTCTCATTTGACCATAAGTTGTGTTTTTTACAGCTTCACTCATTTGAACTTTTTCATATCCCAAATTTTTACTAGCTTTATCTTCATGTTCTCCCCAACCGAATTTTTTGGCAAATCCAGGTCCAACCGAATTTTTATCTGCACCTTTTCCTTCGGTATCAGATGCTACTGGTCCTGCTAATGGAGCTGGAGATGTTGTTATTTCCTCAATTGTTTTATCTTCACTCCCAATAACAAGTTTTTTATCAGTTGGCTCTCCAGTTGGTGTTTCTGGGGTTTTAGCTCCCCTTTTTTCTTTCTCTTCGTTTGACTCAAGAGATTCGTTTACAAAATTATATATTTTTTTTCCAGCTTCTTCAAAAGAGCTTGATAAGATGTCTGTTAATTTCATATTATATTTATTTTCTTTTACAATTGAATCATTCATATTTTTTTCATTTTTATCATCATTTGCAATTTTGGTACCAACTAAATATTCTGCTTCAGCTTGAGCAATTGGCTTAAAAAATTTTTTAAAATCTTTTATAAATGTTTTTTCATTTTCAATACCTGAAATAATCCCACTTTTATTTAATTTATTAGGAGCATATGTATCCTTTTCTGATGATTGGTGAAAGGCTGCAGCTTCTGTGTTTTTATAATCTATATGAACAGTTTTATCTTTTATTTCTACATAAATTTCACTAACTATTTTTTTTCCGCCAAAAGTAGAGGTTTTTTGCATATATGAAACTGGTTTTGTAGCTCCCATATTAAGCATTTTTGGAATAGAAACTGTTACATTTAATTTCCCTTCTTGCGTTCCTTTCCCAACTTCTTTTTCTTTCCCATCTTTTCCTCCAGCAGCTATAACGAACATATAGCTATCTTTTTCTTCGTAGCCTAATTCTTTAAAAGCATTAATTGTTTCTTCTTTAATTATTTCTTCAATGTTTTCTCCTACAATTTTTTTAATTTTTTGACGTAGAGCAAAATCATCTGTTTGTTGTACAACGTTCTTTGGATATATTTCTTCTTTTTCCATTTGCAAATAGATTTTTTTATAAATATTAAAAAAAAACCTTTTTACATTTTTATTTTAAAATAAAAAAGCTGCATCTCTGCAGCTATTATTTAATTAAATTTTTTTTTCTCCAAGCTTCCCAGGTATCACGGTCTTCAATTTTTAATCCTGGATTGTCTAAATATATATTATTTTCAAAAAAGTATCCTACAAATCTTTTTTTATATATGGTTTTCTTTTTTTTCTTCATATAATAATATGCATCCGTATCATAGTCACCATCTTCAACTTGATATGATATAGTTTTATACATTTTTTTAGCAAATAGCCAAAATTTATAATTCCATTTTGCATTTAAAATATAAAATCTAAATCTTGAATGGTTCCATATTTTTTTAAAGATGTTCATATGCAGATTAATTTTTTTTAAATTCTTTGACACTAATTCTTTCATGTGCCGTGTGTTTATCCCCACATTTTGAACATACACAATCATTTAAATCTTTGTATTCTTCTTTCTTTTCTGAATAAAAAGCATATCCAACTAATGTTGTAGAATGCATTTTTGACCCACATTTTGGACAAACTTTATGAGCTTTGCTATATTTTCTCATGAATTTTTTATATTCTTTGCTGGGCTTATCTACGCATAAAGATGTGTATGGCAAATATATATACGCAGATTCTATATATTCTTTTTCAATTGATACTTCAGCGACATTCATTTTTTTAATTTCAATTGTTTCATAAAATTCTGGATTAACTTTTTTTAAAGTATAGCGAAAAGTTATTTTTTTTATGTTCTTTTTCATATTACCACATTGTTAATTGCATTGGAGAGATTACATAAAATAAAAGAAGTAAACAAAAGATAAATATTGCAATTATAGAAAAATATAACATAATTTTTACTTTTATTTTATCTATAATTGTACTATCTTCATACTCCACAGTTTTTTCTGTCAGCTTAAAATCTTTGTATAAGTTTTTTATTATAAAACCACCTAAAATAATAATAAGCGATAATATAATTTTAAGTAATATTATCATTATTTGATTCCTCCTTTTTTTCTATTGTTTGTTTAACTTCATTAACTACTTGAGAATTATTTTCTTTAAAAATTTGATTAATTTCGTTTTCAACTTTTTTAATATTTTCGTCTAAATGTTCGTTAGCTGATGGTAATGGGAAGTGATTTGCATAATATCTCTGAATAACCTCTATTGTCAACTCTGCTAATGTGATTTTTTCAAATTCTTTTTTCAATTCTGTAGTATTCTCATCGATTGGGTTACATCCATGCTCTAATATAAAAGAAATATTAGAAGCAGCTCTATCTCTGTCTGCTACACATTGAGATAAAGTTGCTAACATCATTTTTTGTTTATTTTTTTCCATCATTTTTAGATTTGACTTTCTGGAATTACTGGGACTTCATCTCTCTGCTCTTTTATGTTTTCTTTTTTATTTTTTCTTTCTTCTTTTTCTTGATTAGTAATTCTTTCCACAACTGTATCAATCATTTCTGAACTATTTAATACTTTGGCTTCACCATAACATCTTAAATTGGAGGTATATTCTTTGCTATCGGCTGGATATTTTTTAGTTTTGTTATCAATATCAATATCAACACCACAAAGTATTTTATCTAATTGAATTACTTTATTTTCTATATCTAATTCTTTCCATGATTTATAATGAATGAAGAGTATGTAATCATATTCATCATTTACCATTTTTTCTACATCAGTACGCAAAGACAAATTTCCAAGTACGTATCTACCACCATCTTTTTTTACATTTGTAGTATAAAGATATTTAATTCTTTCTGGCTTTATGTCTTTGTTGTGTTCAGTATTAGATTTAATCCAATTAGCAATCTGCAGTAATTCATCATCTGCATCTATGTATTTGCTACCACCAGCAAAAACCGTTTGCTTTTCTAAAAGTTCAACTTGTATCTCAGGAGTTTGTACTCCTCTTAATGCTAAAAAATTTTTTTCTGTCATAATTATATGTTTTAATATTAACAGTCAAAGATAAGAAAAAAAAATATGAAAACAAAATTATTATAAAAAAAGAAGCACCCCTAAAAAATGGGAGTGCCAGACCACAAATACTTTTCGTGGTGATGTTATTTATTTATTCTTTGTTGTGATGGGTCGTATTGTGTTCTAAAAACACCCATTCCATTATTTTTATAGGCGCCCCCAACATGGCGTAATCTTTCTTTTTTTTTATTTCCCTGTTCATGTGTATCAGATAGTTTAGATGTTACCCATTTTTTACAAGCATCTCCACCATGTAAATTCCAAACCAATAATATATTTGATTTAATCATTTCATATATAGTACCCCTTCTTTGCTGTATTATTCCTATTCTTTTTCTTTCTTCTTCCACTTTTGTTAAATTAGATTCAAAAAAAGATTTTAATCTCTTCATTTCAGCAAAACTTTGTTTAGTTTTTTGAGAAAGTTGTTTTGCTTTCATTCTACCACTGCCCTGATTTCCTGTTGTATCTAAACTTGCTAATTTTATTCCCTTTTGTAATGCTACAGTTATAGCCTCTAGTGCTGTTTGTGCTGTTTCTGCCACTTCAGTAGTGGGCATATAATTTTTATTGTTATTTTTCATCTCAAAAGACTCAAATAGCAAATTGATTTGTTCTCTTATTATTTTTCTGAGAGCATTCTTCATTATTCACTTATCATTGATAGAACTGTGTTCTTGATATCAATTTCATTAACTGCTGGGAATCCCAAGTTCATTAAATTCCAATTTATTTCATCATAAAAAGAAATGTTGTTTATTGGAGTTCCTGACTTTAAAACTCGTTTAATACATATTTCAAGTGCTTCGTCTGGCTTAAGGTTTGATGGAGCTACTTTAGGCGTTCTAACTGCTGTATTGTCTTTATAATCATCTACAATCGAATTAACAGTTTTTCCTCTTCCTCCAGTTCCAAATTTGCCAGCTATATAATATTCATTTTTAAAATCTGCATTTATGTTTTCAGAAATAAGAGCTTTAAGCCTTTTATTTTCTTTCAAAAGTTTTTCTGAATTTATTTCCTTTGTATTGTCTTTATAAATTTCATGACTTTCCTCAAGAGAATTCATAATTTCAATCATTCTTTTATCGTTTTCTTTCATTTTATTAAATTTTATATGTTACCAAACTACTGTTCCTAATCCTAAATTGCCAGAATAATTTCTAACTGATTTTGGCATTGACCTTTTAAATATTTTTTCCAAATCCATTGTTTGACTTGCACCAATCATCCTGTTTGTTGCATTTGATGGGATGTCTTGGTCTGGCATTATTTCATTTGTATCGTCTATTATTTCATCTATCTGTTCTACATCAGCTTCTTTTGAGCTATCAAAATAATCTTTAAGATAATCATTGAATAAACTTGAAGCTTTCTTGCCTTCTTTTAAATGCGTATTTAACCATTTTTTAAAATCAGTTAATTTAGTAATAAAAGAATACTTTTTTTTATAAGTAGTAGAGAAATCAATTTTAATATAATTTTCTTTATTATCAAAATCTATATCATGAATTTTATCAATAGTATCTCCTTTGATATAAATAAAATTATCATCTTTATCACTTTCTGATTCTAACAAAAAGTCTCTTATGCTATTTTTCATCCCAAATGTTTTATAATAAATAGAATAAAATTCTTTTTTTTGGGGGAATTAAAACTAATTATGATTATTCGTTTTGTAATTTTAAATCTTTTATGGGTCTATAAGATATATCTTTAATTGTAAGAAATTCCATTAATAATCTTTTGAATCTATCTGACCCTGGTTTATTAGCAAATCCTTTTACTTGGTGAAATTCGAGTCCATTGACACTATCAAATGTAAACCCAATTGTAAATCTTATTAATTCATCTGGAGATAAATCTGCAGTTCTATCAAATACTTGCCCAATAACATAAGATTCTGTAATAACTTTTTTGGAATAAGATGATGCACTATGCTTCATTTGAACCCCTTCTGTTATAAGCATAGCTGGAGTGGATATTAATTTGAATTCTAAAGGTCCCTCATAATCTTCTCTGCTTTCTAAAAACTTAAATCTGTTAACAAAATCTTTAAATTTAGCATTTTTTTCTTTATCTGCCACAACGTTAAAATATTTAACCAAGTTATCGTGATAATCTATTAATTCCTTATATGTTCTAATTTTATTAAATTCCTTTCTAGGGTCAAATTCTAGAACCTCCATCATCATTATACTGTCATCATAAAACACAAATTCAAATTTATTTACATTTGAATAATCTGGAATAAAATTTTCCATGTTAAGAGTTGGCTTATATTTAAGTGTTTCTTGAATTGTATAGTCTTTTATTATGGCAATAATTCTTTCGAACTCTTTAATGTCAACATTATCTCTAAAATAAATTAAATCTATAACCCTTGTAAGTAATTCTAAGTCATGTTTTTGTAATAAAGATATTATTTGATGCTTATCGTAGAATTTAAAATATTTTAATAATTGTTTATAATCCGAAAAATTTTTTATGTTTTTATATATAAACTTTGAGGCATTTGCATCATTTGATATTTCCATTACTTGAAATTTGTTTGCATCAGCATTGTGGGAAATTTTAGTTTTATAATCTTTGTTTTCTTTATAAATAATTTTCATTTCTTTTTCTTCGCCTTCAATTACTTCAAAGCTTTTGATTTCTTCTTTTCTTTCTGAAGGCTTTCTTTTTAAATCTGCAGCTTCATCAATTTCCATTTTTATTATTTTACTTGATTTAAAAAGGAACTCATGAATTTCTTTGTTATCTTCATTTACTTCTTCATTTATCTTTTTAATATAGTTGCTAACAAGATAATTAAATATAGGAATTGGGGATGTTAATCCACCATCTTTCAATTTGCTACTACTTGGGACATCACATTCTTTCATTAAATCATATAAAAATTTGCAGCCTTTAGTTAAAGCTATAGTAGACAGATTAGAATATTTTATTATCCCAAAAAATATAGAAACAACTTTTTTTATTGAATCCAAACCTGCATGATTAAATCTATTTTTCACTTCTCCCAATAACTCTTCTACAACATTAGTGTTTTTAACATCTATAACATATTTAGCAAGTTTACTAACATATAATTGCACATAATATAAGTTATAGATATTGGGAATTTCTTCAGTAAAAATGTTATCAGTTACTTTTGTAATCATATCCAAATCAAACTCTATTTCATTAGCATCAAAGTCTTTGAAATATATTTTATTAAATGATATGTTGTATTTTATGTATTTACATTTTTGTTCAAAGTCAAGAGTATATGCTGGGTTTGTATTTGTTCCACTTTTTTTGATGTCTGGCTTTATTTTTGCATAATATAAAAATAATTCATTTTCTGTTTCTAAAACATTATATCCAGATATAAAATATGAATTGTCTACAATTAATTTTTGTTGATTTTCTAATGTAGCAAAATTTTTATTGCATCCATTACACCTTATTATAATATCATCATCTTCTGACAATTTTATACTTTTAAACAAATCTGCAAATTCATCATCATTATCTTTACAAATTATACTTAACTTATCTGATTTACTTTCATTGTTTTTAAGTTCTACAGGTAAATTAATTTTTTCTGGAAACAAATAGTCTATTTGCTCATGTTTTGGAATTTCTTTTACAATTTTTTTTTCAGTTTCTGTTATAACACCACAGTTACAAAAATAAATTTCTTTTTCTCTTTCTTTATCTTCAAATAAAAAAGAATATTCTTTTTTAATTTCTTTTATATCTAAAACTTGCATATATTTTTTGTCTTAAATATAGTAAAACAAAAAAAAAGAGTCAAGAATAATCCTGACTCTTTTATGTATTTTTAAATTATTATTAAATGATTTTAGATAATTTAAGTGCTTCTTTTCTTACAAACTCTAATAATGCAGCTTTGTTTTTAAAGCTTTCTGGAAGCTGAATTGTTTTTATAGAATCTCTTAATTTTTGTTCACGTTCATCTTTTTCGTTTTTAGATTCTTTATTAACTTCTTTATCAGTTTGTCCTTTAGAAAATCCGTCTTTATTTATTTCCCCTTTTCCCAAAACTTGAGTCATGGGCTTTTCTGCTTTATCTTCTTTGTCCTCTTTGTTCATATCAACATCATTTTCTTTTTTCCCAGGAACTCCACCTTCTTTTGTTGGGTCAGCTTCTATAGAAATACTTGGTTGAGTAGTTTTACTATCAACTTTTGGCTTTGCTTGACCGTCAATAAATGGATTTGTCTCAGTTCCCTTTTTCTCAGAATTGGTACCTTCAATTTTAGCTGCCGTAGCAATATCTTCGTCATGACCACCGTCTCTTTCTTTCATTTTAATAGTAACTGGGTCTTCAGTTTTTTTAAATTCTTTTGGAATATTAACTGGTGCCTCTGTCTTCATTTTCCCTTTAGTATCAACTTGTGCACCAGTAGAATTTTTGGAGCCATCGTTCTTATTCATTTTTAAATCAGTAGGAGTCCCAAGGTTTTGTATTTTTTCTTCTTTAAGAATTTTGCGAGCTTCAGTTATTATATATTCTCTAAATTCTTCCTCAGTTTTGAATGTTTTAGTACTCATATAAATTATTTTTTTTATATAAATAGATAATAAAACATAAAAATCAAAAAGCAAACAAACTTTTTTAAAAAAAAACGTATAAAATAATGTAAATGGTTTTGAATTTAATAAAAAAGTTGTTATATTTGCAAAATGGAAAATGTTGTTAGAACATACAAGTTACTTATATCCAATAATATTCCAGAAGATTTATTTGTTCTTCAATATGGGCAAGAATTATTTAATCATCTCAAAAAAGAAGCTTTTATAATAGACAAAGGGAGATGTGCGGGATGTGAGCATGAACCTCCAGGTCATAAAAAAAATGATTTATTTTTTCACATATACGAAGTTAATAAAATAAATCCAGAACTTTCTAAGGGAATTACGCTGTGTAAAGCATGTCATGCAACACAACATATTGAAAATTCTATAAAAAACAATTGGATAATATTTGTTAACTCTACATATGACCAAAATAATTTAATTAGATTAAATAGGGCAAATCAAACATATGGGCTAATTAATCAAAAATTTATAGTACCATTAAAAAAAACCCCTGAACAATTCTTAAAAGAATGGTATTCTGGGGAAGCTAAATTAACAACAACCTTAAAAGTTATTTTTACAAATAATTTTAATTTTGATGATTTATAATGTGGCTTTAGTAACGGGAACTACCTGCTTTAATTGATAAAATTTATCATTTATTTTTATGATATTTTTTTCTTTATTGGCAACCTCGTAAATGTTTTTCTTTTTTTGTCCTTCTGCATATTCTCTTAAAACTTTTTTTATCATATCTTCCGCAGCTTTTTTTGCAATAGTTTCCATCATTTCTTTAAGAGTTGCCAAATCATATCCACTATTTTTTTGTTGAGTTTTCATTAAAGTTTCCATCATAAGCATCATCTTAGACATTTGTTCAGAATTGTCGGTTTGAAACACTTGCGGAGATTGTTGTTGCTGTTGTTTTTTTGAAAAATCTATATTTATCCCTTTTTCTGCTGCCTTTTTTTTCAAATATAAAACTGGGTCATAAGAAGGCCCTATATTTGAATAATTTTCATCTGTTTGAATTAAATTTCCTTGCGGAACATTGTTGCCAGAATTACGCATACTTATTCCTGGAGCTCTGTCTGTAAATAAACTTTCGAGGTTCTCAGCTTCGTCAATTTTTGGAACATTATATGTTTGAACTGGTACTGCACTTTTTGATTTTTCTTGAGGTTGTCCAGGTCTTGTCTGTCTCTTTCTCCCAACCTTTGGCTCTGGTAATTGTCCCCCTTTGCCACCATTAGATTCAGCTTTTAAAAAAGTTCTAAATTCTTGTCTCTTAGCCCCTTTTTTAATTGCATCTAATGCATTAAATTTATCTCTAGGAGCGGTATACAGAAGTCTTTGCCTTTCAGCTCTTTCCTCTGCTAATTGAATTTGTATTTGTTGTGATACATCTGATTCATTAGGTATCACAACATTTGATGTGTTTTGTGGCATATCATATTGCTGCTGAACATTTTCTACAACAGGAGCGGCAGGTGGTTCATAGACTCTCTGTTTTGGAACATTTTCAACAGGAACATCTACTAATTGCCCAGCATTACCAGGTAGTCCCAATGATTTAAAACGCTGAATTTTTTGTTGTTTTATTCTTTCTAACTGAGCAGGAGTTAACTCTTGTTGTTCCATATTATTCTTTTTTATAATTTCTAATATCACTTATTTCATAATCATGAAGAAGTTTTAATCGTTTCTCTTTTATTAAATATTTCAATTTTTCGAATTCTTCTTCTAACATTTCAACTTTTAGTGTTAAAACCATTTTATTTCTTTCAAATTTCCTAAATTTTATTTTATTACTAACCATCTCAGAAACCATTTTTTTTAAATCTATATAACTTTCTTGTTCTATAAATGAATAATTTATATTTTCTCCATAGCATTCTTCAAAGTAATTCATTGAATATTTATACTTGATGTCAATAAAATAAATTTGAGTATTTTTCCTATCTTTTATCATATTTAAAAATTTTAACTTCTTTTTCTTCATCATCCCACCAAACATAAAAAACAGTATTTCTATGAGAATTTAAAAAAAACAAATGTTCAATATATTTTTTTTGTTTAATTTTTTTAAATCTGTTTTTAAGTTTATTTTTTTCTTTAATAATATATTCATCTTCTGAATTAATGCTATTAAGAATTTTTTTAGCTTCAGCATTTTCTTTAGATAAAAAAGAAAATATTTTATCTTTAAATTCTTTTTGATTTTCTATTATTTTTTGAATTGGGTGCATAAAGAAAATATAATTCTTAAAAAAAAAAAATTAAATAGTTATTTAATTTATATTAAACTCCTGGCATTGAAGGTGGCGATGTTATATCTTCTTGAGATGGCTCCATGGGAGGTGTGGCAGTTGGGGCTGGGACTGGTGTTGTTGCTTTATCTTCAGTATTTTCAGAAGGATTTAAAATTTGATTAAATTTTTCTTTGAAAATTTCTTCAAATAAATTTAATATTTTTCCAAAAACGTCTTTTGTTTCTTTGTTGATTTCAAAGGTTTTTAAATTCCCATTTTCGATTATGTTTTTAATTTTAAACCCATTTAACAAAGACATTGTGAACCCTATAGCTTCATCTCCTATAGTTATTTCTCCCGATGTTATTGCATCTTTTTGCCCATTTCTTATTGGAAAATCTACAATTTGCCCATTTTGTCCAGGACCAAGTTGTTTTTTAAAAGATATTCCTGGAAAACGATTTTTAAATTCTTTTTCAAATTGCTGGAATTCTTTAGAAGAAATTCTTGGTCTTTCGTTAGTTTCATGAAGTCTTAATTTATAGCTTATTTCCTCTTCTGTTCCAAATAAAGCATCATGAGCATCTTGAGCCCTTTGTGCTTTAGTTTTTTTAATTTCTTCTTGTCTAGTTTTTAATTTTTCAGGCAATTGTCTCATTTCATCATAGACCACTTCATCTATGCATGCTCTAATTATTTCTAATAATTTTTTTTTTGTAATTTCGTCTACCATAGTTATAATTCGTTAAAATAAGAAGTGATAAATTTTGATTTTTCCCACATAAATTTATTCTGTTTAATAAAAGCAGCAATCATCAAGTCTTTTATTTGTTTTTTTGTAATAATTTTTTTATCTAAAGATTCAATTTCTCTTTTTAAAAATGATAAAAATTCAGTTTTTTGAGATTTTTCACTATCTTTAATAGCTTTAAGAATTTGTTTATCTATAAATTCCTTTTCTTTGTTTAGTTCCTTCTCAATAATTGCTTTTACTATTTCTCTAATTTTTATTTCATCGTCTTTTGTCATATTAATTAAACTCTTTAGAAATTCTATTAAGTATTTCAAACAATCTAGTATCTGGATATGTATCAAATTTATCTTTTCTTACAGTGGAGTGTGACCATATTCCAGGCAAACTTTTGTTAATTACATCTTGATTGTATTCTAACCAACTTTTATCAAAATTTTTTTGAACTTTTATGCTATATTTTTTAATTAAAAATCTCAAAAGACTTTCTAAATTTTTTAATTGTTCATCAGTATAGTTAAAATAATATTTATATCCTCTAAATGGCTGGTCAAGTATATATACATTTTTAGTATCAACTTTTGTTGTATAGTCATTAGGCCAGGCAAAAAAATCATTTCCCCTTTTAATAAGAGGGCCAAAAGCACAAATCTCAATTCCAATTGAAATTCTATCCAATTTCCCATTTGTTCCCTTTATTCCAAGATGAAAACCCCAATAATCTGGATTAAAAGCTTGAACGATTGTTCCTGTATTTCCATCTATTACATAGGCAGTAGCAACTCTTGGCTCGTCGCTATTCCATCCATTAATAGTTCCTTCTGCACTTGGACGACCTGCTGTAAAATGGATAAAAATCTGACTTTTTGAAGTTATTTGTTTAACATATTGATTTTCTGGCATCTGGCAATCCGTCCTTATTTCAAGGCCATTATAATTAATTGCTTGTAATTGAGTAAGGTCTTCTTTTGAAGTTTTTTTCTGTGCGGCTTTTAACGTTGTTAATGTTTTATCATTTACAATTCCATCTTGTGGAATTCCATATTTTTTTTGAAAGGCTTTTATAGACCTAAGTGTTTTAGGCCCAAAAGAAGAATCAACTATTAAGTCATAACCTAATAATGATAACAGTTTTTGTACTTCTGCTACTTCTGCACTTTTATCCCCAAATTTTATCATATATAATTTTATTTCTTTATAAATATGTATTTTTTTCTTATTTTTCTATAAAAAATAATATTCTAAAACAAAAAAGCCCCTATTGAGGCTTTTTTTTATTTTATGTTATTTTTTTAACTTTTATTATTAATTCATTTATTTTTTTCTTCATTAATTCCTTCTGCAAATTTACCAGGTGCACTAAGAATATCTGGAGCAGTATAAACTCCTGCATCTACAAATTCTCCTTTTGTTTTGTCCCATTTGGCATATTTAGCTTGTGGATTTTTTTGCACAAAAGCTAAATATTTTTCTTTGAATTCTGGTTTTAACTTATTAAACCAAGGACCTTTTGTGGGATGACTCATAATCAGCTTTAGAGCCTCTTCTCTACTAACACCTTCTTCAACAACTGCTTCATTAACAGTTTCTTCTGCAAATCTACCAGGTGCACTAAGAATATCTGGAGCAGTATAAACTCCTGCATCTACAAATTCTCCTTTTGTTTTGTCCCATTTGGCATATTTAGCTTGTGGATTTTTTTGCACAAAAGCTAAATATTTTTCTTTAAATTCTGGTTTTAACTTATTAAACCAAGGACCTTTTGTGGGGTGACTCATAATCAGTTTTAGAGCCTCTTCTCTACTAACACCTTCTTCAACAACTGCTTCATCTCCTATATTATCACTTTCATATAATTCATTAAGTTGTTTGGTAATATTTTCTTTTTCCTCTTTTAATGCAATAAGCTTCTTAATCTTTAATGCTTCTTCTTTAATTATTCTTTCTACTATAGCTTTTTCAATTATAACTTTTTCAGTTTTCATAGTAATGATTTTTTAAGTTTTCTATAAATATTAAAAAAAAATATAAAATTTAACAAATTTCCCTTAATGTAACTTTTTTTAATAATTCTCGTATATATTTATAGAAACAAATAAAACATGAAAAAAGTAAACATTACTCCAGAAGATGAACTCTATTTCATGCAAATGGAGGAAGAGCTTAATAAAAAGTTAACATTTCAAGATATTCAAGAAATGAATAAAACTATCAGTTTTTATAAAAAAGAGTATTTTGAGAACAAATCTAAATCAACAAAAATATTAATGAATTTTACTATTATTTTTATTTTTGGGTTATTATTCTCCATAAAATATGGAGTTTTATTAATTTTTCCATTTGCTGCTATACTTTTATTTCTTGGATATAAACTTTATGTTTTTTATAAAAAAATAAAATTTGCTGATATAATGATTGGAAATCTAGAATTTTCAAAAAAAGAATATTTCAATTCTATATAAAAACTTATTTATTTTTAATCCTCTTAAGTAAGTCTTTATAAATACTTTCATTAACTGTTGTACTCTCCTTTTTGTATTCTTTATTATCCAAGGTTTTGGTTACAATATAAGATTTATCTTTTAAAAGTTCCATAATATCTTCGTCAACAGTGTCCTGACAATAAGGAGTTATTATTTCTACTGTATCTGCGGTAGTGCTAGCTCTATGTATTCTATCCTCTACTTGCTCTTCATCTGCTGGAGTCCAAGCAAATCCCAATTTGATAAGTTTACTTGCAGCAGTTAAAGTATTGCCAACCCCAGATGCTATAATCATTCCAGAGAATACTTTTATTTCTTTATCTTCTTGAAATTTATCTATTACTGATTGTTTTTCAGCAACTGACATTTCTCCAGTATGTAAAACGGCTATTTTCCCAAATTCTTTTGCTATTTCTTTTGCCAATTCAATATAGTCTGAAACAACTACAACCTTTTCTCCACTTTCAACTATGTCTTCTATTATTTCTTTGATTCGATTTACTTTGATTCTTCCAGTAAACATTTTGAGCTTGTGGATTTTGGTTAAATAATTATCTTTCTTTTCTATTTCCTTGCCATCAACTATTTCCTTTTTTACTTCATTTAATAATTTTTGATATTCTGCATATTCCTTATCGTCGAGTTCGATAGGAATTTCTAAATAAGTTTTTGGAGGAAGTTCTTTTAAAACATCACGTTTTAATCTTCTTAAAAAATATGGAGAAACTCTTGTAAATAACTCTTCTAAATTGGATGCTCCATCATAAATCCAACCAAAATTATCTTGATATCCTGCTCCATATCTAACTCCAAATTCATGAGAATTCTTCCATTCTTCTGGAAAAATAAAGTTTAAGGTTGAAAAAAATTCAGATGGTCTACTTTTTATGACAGTCCCAGATAAAAGAATTTTTTTTGGAATACATGAAAATGCTTTATGAATAATTTTTGTCCAAGTAGTTTTCAGTTCCTTCATTTTATGGCATTCATCAATAATGATTAAATCATAATTTGATGGGTCTATCTCTTGAGAGAATTTATCTTGAAAAGATACTAAACTGGCTATTCTTGTTTTAATTTTTCCAGTGTTTTCACAAATGGGGCATTTTTTATACTGCTTTGTGAGGTCTGTTTGTTCCCATGTACATTTTCCCATTTTGCCACTCGCTTGTAACATATTTCCGCTACATTTGTGATGATATTCAAGCTTTATATATGAATCAATTGATTCATAATTGGTGATATGAAACAAAGACTCTTCTTTTGTGTGTGCTATAATTTTGCTTTTCTTTTTAGGCTTAAATTTATAGACAAATGCTTTTTCATTGGTAAATTTTAATATTTCATTTCGCCACATCAATTTTAATGATGCTGGGCATATCACTAGTGTTTTTAATTTGTGTTTTACAGCGTAAGCGAATGCAGGTGCTGTATTATGAGTGACTGTATAATTTGTTGTTAAAAATGTATTGTCTGGAGAATCTACAGAAATGCAAACACATTCATCTTTGCCGACATACTCAACACTTTTTATATATCGTGAACAATAATTATTTTTAACAATATTCCATTCCTTCTTTTTTGAGTCTAAGTAAAATGGGCATACTTTCATTCTTACATTTACCCGATGTTCTATACCTTTATTTTCTTTTGTTCTATCATATGAATATAATAATGCTTGCCCGCCCAAAGATTGAACTAATTCAATTACATCTTTCGCTAATTGCAAAGACTTTGTATGATAATGTATTTTGTTTTTATCTGCACTTCCATCTGTATCCATTAATCCTCTTAATAATTCAATTCTCTGTTCTATAGAGGCAAACATATATTCTTTTGGAATAAATTTATCAACTGATTTGACGTTAAGACCAAGCCGTTTAATTTCTGATTTAATAATATTTTTGCCAACAGAAGTATTTCTGGTCATATAATATTGAGGACAATTTGGAAAATTATTAATTTTTGTTTTAAATCCTTTTGGCAATTTAGGGTCAATTATTTCTTTTATCTGAATTTGATGGTCTGGAATTGATATACATATGCCGTCCAGCACTAAGCATCTATCTCCGATTAGTGCACCAAGTATATATGGGTCTATGACAAATTTTTTTTTAAGGTAATTAACTGGCTCACTTAATGGGATTTCCCATTTCAAAACAGGCTTTCTGGTTGTTAAAGCTCTTTTTCCTTTATGATTATAGCTCAATCCAGAATTTACTAATTCTTTTAAAGTTTTTGTAATCCATCCAGTGCCCCTTTTTCTTCTATTTACATCTCTTACAGTCCAAATATGGTCTAAACTACAATTGACAAATGATTCATCATTAAATGTTACTTTATAAACATCTAAAGTACCTTGTGGATATACTCCAGAAACGTTGTACAAGTTACCATCTCGATTAAATATTTTTTGTCCAACTTTAATATCTCCAATTTTAAAGCACCCATTAATACCAAATACTAATTCATCAATTTTGAGGCTTTTACCTACTCCAGGTTGGTCTCCTAAAATCGACTTTCCGTCGTTTATTTCAAAGAATTTAACAGCCTTTTTTTGATAATCATATGGCTGAATTTTCATAAAAGAATAATCTTCTCCAGAAATATCTAATTGTTCAGCTTTTAAACGTAATACTTCTGCTATTCTTTTTTGCCTTTCAAAATATTCGTTTTTTAATCTTTCAAGAGCATCTTGGGTAATATTTTCAAAAGCAAATCTTATTTTATTATCAATTAAAAATGCTAAAATTTCTCCTATTTTTGCTTCACTTACAATTCTTACCCATTCATCTTTTGGATTTCCATCCATTCCTATGACACTATCTTTTCTAACAGCCCTATGTTCTTTTGGCAATCGTTTTATATATTCTGAAAGAATTTTTAAATAATCATATCTTAATTCGAAATTAACTTTTAATTTTCTTATTTTTACAAAATTTATTTCTTGACTAGTTGCCTCCTTTTTCGTATTCTTTGCCATATTTTATCTGAAGAGCCTTGCTACCCTTTCCCTTTTTTTCTTTTCAATTAATTCTTTATCTTTAATTTGCTTTTTTTGTGCTTGTTTTATTACTTTTTCCAATACAGAAATTTTATTTTCTTTACGCTTTATTCCCTTTCTAATCTGAATTTTATCTCTTATAATTTCGCATAAAATTTTAACATCTTGTAATTTACTACGAACTCTAATCCCTGCAGCCTTTTCTCCCCTTAAAACCCTTTCTAAATCTTTTTTTTCTGATTCAGCAAATTCTATTATTTTATAAAGTAAGTCTAACTCGTTTAAATCTACGAATTCGTTTAGTTCATTTAATCTCATACAATTATTCTTTTTTAGTTATTTTTTCAGAAAGACTATTTTCTAAATCTTCTTTATTGTCTTTTATAGATTTTTTTGCCCTTTCTTGGTCAATCATTCTTTCTTTTATAACTTGTGTCACAGTTTTAGATTCGGCTTGAGATTGATATAGGTCGAGTGCAAATCTATCATCCGTATATAAATTAAAATCAATTCTCACAAAAGTTTTACCTTCCAATTTAACTTTTGCACTTTCCACTTTTTTTTCGCTTCTTTCTTCATTAATATCCACCCAAAAGAATCCAACAATATCCTCTTCATTGTTTAGTTGGCACATTGAGTGTTCAAATGAGGTCATAGGCTTATGCCCTCTATTTTCTATTATATCATTGTTTTCGGAGATATACTTCTCTATGTCTTTTTTATTATAATATGCCATATTTTATTTTTTAATTATTAAATAATTTTTTTTGTTTATTTTCTTGTAGGAGTTCTACATATTGATTATATTTTGAATTACATAATGGATGAATACCTCCTTTATATTTGCAAAACATACAGTTATATTTTTCATTACCAGTAAATTTAACTTTTGGAAAAATTTTTTCTATATGAATGTTTTTTAAAGTATCTCCTAATTTAGTTAATGAATAGAATATTTCATCTTCAGTAGAATTGATATCGACTATTTGTATTTTTCCAAACCCTTTTGATATATTTTTTTTATCATTAAGTCTATTTAAAACAATATATTTGCAATCTATTTTATCAAGAGGAATTTTATTTTTTCTTGCCCAAAAAAATTTATAAAACCTCATTTGACATAAAAATATTTCATCTTTTTTCTTTTTATCAACATCCCATTCTTCCCCAGAAGTTTTCCAATCAATTATTAAAAATCTTCCAGTGGCTGGATTATAAGCTATAAGGTCTATAAACCCTTTAAAATAAAATTTTTTATATATTATTTCGTATAATGGTTCCTCCACATTAACTATTTGATACCCTTTTAGAAGAACTTCTGTATCCAAGACTGACAAAATGTGCATCCCCTGTTCAATAAAGTCATCAACTTCTTTAAATTGCTTATCATGGAGCATATTGTCCATCATATCTTTTTTGAATTTATCTGCAAAATATTTTATTTTTTGGTCTTTATTCAATCCGTTTTTTACTCCCATTTCTATAGATTCATGAATTGCATTTCCAAAAAATAAATGTATAGATTGTTCCTGAATATCTAATGCTAAATATTTAAAAATTAAATGTTTTTGACCACATTCATTATAAAGAGAAAACTCACTAAAACTAATGTGAGTATTATTGTTTTGATTTAAATTTGTATGTATTTCACTTTTAATTATTTTATTATCTGTCATTATAATGCTTTTTTACAAATATAAGAAAAAAAAATATAAAAATTAAGTTTATTTCCATATTTATTACATATGGCATTTTTATCAGAATCATACAAATATAGAATAATGGAATTGGCTGGGCTAAAATCCATTGACGAAGCTATTGAATTTAATCGCCAAGATTTATCTAAAACATATGATAAAAGTTGGCAAAGAATTCAAGGATTTGATTTAAATTTAATTAAGCAAGCCATTAGAGAAGGAAGAGCGATTGGAATATCTTATAAAAGTACTGATATGCCTGTAACAAAATTTAGAGTTATATTGCCTGTCACTTTGGGAAATTATAAAACAAAAAGCGGAGTACCATTAAAATTAAGTGCTTTTCATTTGGCTGGGCAATCTGAAAGAGAAGCTCAACGAGTTGGAGTGAGAAGTGCAGAACCACAATATGTATGGAGATTGTTTGATTTAGACCCAAAAAGTTTTAAAAGTATGTGGTTCTCAGAAAAATTTTTTTATGAGTATCCCCCTGGATATAAAAAAGGAGATAGACGATTTTCTAATATTTTTACTGAGTATGATGCAAAAGTTGCAGAAATTGAAAAAGATGCTAGAGAAGGAAGGGGTGAAGAATTAGGCGAGCCAATTGATTTAACAAATGTAAAACCAACAGGGCAAATTCCAGCTGAGGCTCCAGAAAACCAGAAAGGACCAGAAGTTAAAACCACAGAGGAGCCAAAACTTTCGGAACCAAAATCTCCAGAAGCTGGAGTAGAAAAACCATTAACCGAAAGAGAAAGACATGCCTTATATTTAAAAAAACCTTGGAACAAATTCTTAAGAGATGGGTTTAAATTTTCTTAAAAATTCAGGATTATTCAAAAGAATATTATTTGCTTTTTCTTGTAATTTAATAAGGTCTATAGAGTTATTGCTTCTATTATCTATTTTTAGTTCATCATGAATTATTTTGAGAGAAAAAAGTATAATTCCTCTTTTAATTTCAAAACATTTTTCTTTTGCAAATAGACCTTCATAAACTTTGCCATTATTATATTTATCAATCCACACTATTAAATTTTTTTTTATATTAGGTTCTAATAAAGATTTCTTAAACAATTCTTTTGCTTTTATTTTATCTTGTGCAATTTTTTCTTTTCTAAGTCTCCAATTTAAAGCATTTTTTTCTTCTAATTTTTTTCTTTCCTGTTCTCTTTTTTCTATTAAAGTTTGTCTATCTTTATCCTCTGTTATTTTTTTTTCATCTTCTTCAAGCTTTAATTTTAAAGCTGCTTCTTCCTCTAATTTCTTTTTTTCTTTTCTGTTCATTGTTATATAAATTTTTTATTCTTTTTCAAATTTATCAAATACAATTACTGTACATTCTGTATTTAATTGAATATCTGGATAAAATCTTCTCATTTTTTGGCACATATCTTCATGAGATTTAAACCCATCATTTATTACGTAATCATTGGGGACATTTTGTAATTCAGTGTAAATTATGGTGTTAATATTTACAACTTCAGTTCTTTTAAAATCTAATGATTCAAATAAAAGGTGACCAAGTTTTATGTCTCTTCTACCATTTCTAATTGTACATTTTTTACCGCATTCAAGTGCATCAAAGATATCTTCAGCTAAAATTAATTTTTGTAATTCCATATTTTAAAATATTAATAATTATGATATATTTATTTTTGTTATACCTGCATGTTCATTCATATCCAAGACTTCTTGCGGAATATTTTCAAAAGTTTTATAAACTTCTATAATGTTATTTACACTATCTTTAATTTCATTTCTATGTGTAATCACAAGAACATTTTTATATTTATTTTTTAAATATTGTAGAACAGTTATAATTCCAGAAATTAAATCATCATCCAAAGTACCAAAACCTTCATCGATTATATTTAAAGAAGGTTTAATCAAATTACTCATATAGTGTAAAGAATCTTTAATAACAACACTGGAAATGAATTTTTGAGCCCCAGATGCAAATGCTAATGGTAACATATCAGATTTATCTCTACTAAAATAAAACCCTTCTATAACATCACCCTTTGTTGTTACACTCATTTCAATTTTAAAATTAACAATTGTACTCAAAATACTATTAATTTTATTGTTAATAATTGGTAATTTTCTTCTAATAATTTTAGCCGGAATGCCATCTCTGTGGACTGCTTGTAAGTATAAAGAATACTTTTTATATGTCTTTTCTGCGTTTTTAACCTCATCAAGTTTATTAATGAAATTTTCTAAGTTATTTTCTTCAACTCTGATATCTCCATTTTTATTAGTTATTTGCTGAGAGAATCCATATATAGAAATTTTATAAGCTTTATTTTGCTCTTGCAATTGTAAAATATTGTTTTCAATAGAGAGATTGTATTTTAAGCAGTTCGAAATTTCTTTTATTTTTACTAAGTTAGCGTCCAATTTTTTTAATAATTCAGTATTATCATCAATAGATAATTTTATTGATTTCATTGAATGAGTTTTTACATCTACAATTTTATTATGATTTATAATTTCTTGTGATTGTAATAATAAATTAAGTCTTTCTATGTTTTTGGTTTTATTATCAATTTCTTTTTTTATCCATTGTAAAGTTTGGTTTTTGTTTTCAACGTCTTTATTATGTGCAATAATACCTTGGGACTGTGATATTAATTCTATTTTTTGAATTAATGCTTCTTTTCTTGACTTTCTTGAAGTTAATGCCAAGCGCAAATTCAAAAGATTAGAATTTTGTATTTCACAATTATTGTTATGTTGAGAATCTTCATAAAATTTATTTATAGCATTAGTATAATTATTAACAAGTCCAGTTTTTGCTGAAATATCTTCCAAACATTGATTATATAATTCTATATTTGGCTCTGTGGTTATATGCCCACAAGTGGGACATTTTTCCCCCTTATATGTCGGTAGTTTAGCATTTAAATCTGCTATTTGGAAATTCAAATTTTGTACAATTAAACCAAATCCTTCTATACTATATAGTTGTCTTACTGGATTTGTATTAATCCATTTTTCTATCTTAATATATTTTGCTTTATCTATATTAAATTCTTCATTTTCTTTTGTATACTCTTGGCTTAATTTTTCAATACTTTCCTTTTCATCAAACGGAAGTTCTTTTTTAAAATTATTAGAAACCCAATTAGATAGTTCTTCACAATTTTGAATATCTATTTCAAGTTGCTGCTGTAAGATATTTATATTTGATGGGATGTTTTCTTGTATTGATAATTCTGTCCCAAGTTTTTCTATAACGTCTTGTTCGTCAAATGGTAACTCCTTTTTAAAGTTTGTAGATGTCCATAATAATAAATCTTGATAATCTTTTTTGCTTTGTTCTAATATTCTCTTTGTTTCATTTATAAGAATCACAACATCTTCCTCTTTAGATAATTCTCCTTTAATAATAGGAGAATATTGCTTTAACTCTTTAGTTAAAGAAATTATTTCATTATCTATTTTTTCTTTTTTCTTTTCAGAACTATCTTTTTCTTTAACAAAAGAATCATATTCAGATTTTAATGTAGTTATTTTATTCTCTATTTCCAAAACTTTTGCCTGAAGATATATTATATCTCCTAATTCTTTTTGCTTTTTCTTTATATCATTAAATTTTTTATTACAGAAATCATATCTAACCCTAAATGGCTCTAACCCAAGATATTTGTTTACCAAGTCATTTTTTGGTTGCTGCTCTTGGTTTATATAATCCTCCTTCCCTCCTTGGGTTTGTAAACAAACTTTTGTAAAATCTTCAACAACACCGATAGAATCTAAAATAATAGATTTAACTTCTATATTAACATTGGCTTTCTTATCAGATATTTCTGATGCCCATTTTTGTTTCCCACTATCATCAGTAATTAATTTTTTAAATTCTACTGGGTACTTATTTGAAGATTCGTTGTGCTTATCAATTGTAGTTATTACTTCCCTTTTTATATAATACTTTTCTCCATCTATTGTTAAGTGTATTTTTACATATCCCTTATTTGAAGATGTATATATATTTACAAGTTTTTTTGCACTACCTCCTCCAAGGATGTGTTGATATAAACCCCAAACAATTGCTTTAACAACATTAGATTTACCAGAATAATTTTTACCAAATATTCCAGTAGAACCTCTCATTTTTTCAAGGTTAATAATAATTGGTTTTTCAGGAAATGAAAAAATATTAGATATTTCAATACAATCAACATCCCATAATTTTATATTTTGAACTTTTTCTGAAATCTCCAACTCTTTGTCAACATATTTTGCTAATTCTAAAACTTCGTTTATTATATCTTTGTCTTCATCTGGATTAGTTTCTTTAAAATAAGTTATTATTTGTTGTAAAAATGTTTCTTTATTTATTGAATCTGCCACATCTGTATTATCTTGTTCAGCCTTTTTCATTTCGGAAAATTCAACTTTTACAACATCACACCCAAATTTTTCCTTTACCAATTTGGCAATTTGCATTTCTTTTTCTGTAGAATAATTTTCTTCATAGTCTTCCCATGTAATATAAACTTTAGTTTTTCTTTTATTGTTGCTGAATTTTATATTTTCAATTCTTTCCTCAATCATCTCTCCTTTGGCAATAGTTAGTTTGGCAAATCCGTAGTCATTAAGAATATATCTTCTTTGGAATGTTTTTTTATCTAAATCCCACATTAAATATCCCTTATCAATTGATTCCCCATAATCTTGCTGAATTAATGAACCACAATAAGCCATACTTTCATTGTCTCTAAATGCTTGGTGTTCATGGATATCGCCCATCATAACTACATCGAAATTGTTAAATGTTGTTATATTTAATAATCCATCGTTTATTAATTCATATCCATTATCACCTCTAGCGCCTTTTAGTTGACCATGATATAATGCCACATATTTAACTCCTTCGTTCTTTTTGTCTAATGTAAGTATTTTATTATCTTTACATGAATAGACTCCATAAATTAAATCATCAGATATTTTATAAAAATCACTATCTGGAAAAAGGTAAATTCCTTTTTTTGAAAAATCTATGAAATCTACATTATTTTTATTTATTATAAAGGACTTTTTGAACGTTTTTTTAACTGACTCAGAAACTAAATCTGCAAATCTATCAGCTATGTTAAAGATTGGAGTTATAGTATCCCCTTGTTCTTTTTGCTGTAAATTTAAGTCGTGATTGCCAAATATAATATCAACTGGAGCTATTTTAGCCAAATTTATTAAAAATTCAGAAGTTAAATTAACAGAGCCTGGAGACATGTTAACTTTTAAGTGGTTAAGGTCTCCGGTGATTACTATTCTATTGGGTTTTTGTTTTTTTAAATCGTCAAACAATCTATCAAATACTTCTTTGTATTCAGCATGTCTACTTGAAAATCTGATATGAATGTCTGATAAATGAGCTATTTTCATATATTCTATTTAATTTAATATTCTTGATAATTTATAAATAAAGTCTATTTTTTTTCTATTTTTTAAAAGCTTAATTATAGCTTGAACTCCATTTTGCTCATAATGATAAGAAATATCTCCTAGCCCTTTTAAGTCTATAAAATAAACATCCAATCCTAAAGAAGAAAGTTGTTCATAAATTTCAAAACTATCTTTAATAGCATCTTCATCTAAGCATATAATAACAGTGGAATTATGTTCAATAAGTTTGGATATTAATAGCCATGATGGTGTTTTCCCTAACATAGGTATTGAGTTTGGTATTCTAAACATGTCAAAAACACCCTCCACAAGATACACTGGCAAATCCCAATTTATATTTCTCTCATTAAATATTATATCATATTTTTCTGGAACATTTTTGCTTAAAAAAACTTTTTGGTCTGGTTTATAATATGGTGGCTTTACTTTTTTGAGAAAGGTTCTAGCTTCAAAATAATTAATACTTCCACAATCATTTCGAGATGGTATTATTATTCTATTTCTATAAGCTCCAACTTCAGTATATCCTATTTCATAGTCTACTAATTGATTAAAAGTCAGTTTTCTTATTTTTGTCATGTAATCATATGCTATTTTATGCATTGTAGATTTTACAGTAGATGTAATCAAGGTATATCCTTCTGGAAGGGGGCATGTTATTAAATTATGATTTATAGTGTTCTTTCGGAAAACATTAACAAAGTTTCCCATATATTCTGGCATTATAAGTTTTAATCTTTTATAATCCTCTGATGAGCCATATTTATGAACTAATTTATGAACAATTCCACTATCTTTACATTTCCAACATTTAAAAATATTTTCTTCTGTATTAAAGGCTAAATTAAATTTATTTATATCATTTCTACAATCATGACTAGGGCAATTAAATTCCCATTGTTTCCTTGCTTCAAAATCTTTTGAGGATTTTGGTTCCCCAAGAAAATTTTTCAAAATAGATAATATAATAATTTTTTGGTCTTCCATATAATTTGCAAATATAGCACTAATTAATGTAAAATCAAAAAATAGAATAAAAAAACTCCCAAATGCTATATTTGGGAGTTTTTTGTGTTATTTTTAATTTATTTTTTTACAACATCTGTAATAATTGGTACAGTAACTACTGTATCTATATTAACTATTGTTGAATCTGTTTTTATTTCCTCCTTTTTAGCTCCTTCAGAGTTGCAGGAAAATAATGCAATTACTGAAATTGCAAATAATAATGTAATAAGTTTTTTCATTTTTTTTATTAAATTTTAATTTAGTTTAAGTTGATTATAAATATAAAAAAAAAGTAAAAAAAATCAAGTTAATTAAGAAATTTTTATTTTTTGCTTTTCTAACATTTTAATAAAACATTTTCCAATTATATAAGAATCTGTCATATCATAATTCTCTTCTAAAAGTTTTCTACTTCTTTCCCCATATTTCCAATTAATTTGTGGTTCCATTTCAACAACCTTTTCCCATATTTGATGTTTTGTAGATGCACCTTCTTTTTTTATTTTAAACCCAGGCAAAACAGTTGCCCTTGCATTGTTTACATTGTAATAAATTGGTACTACTTTAAAATGATTATATAAGAAAGAACTAATCATTCCATTAAAAAAATTTAATATAGAAATTGTGTGTGCACTTGAAAATTTACCCTGAAATTTTTGCAGGGGTTCCTCTATAGCAATAGCTTCAATTTTAAATTTTAACAAATGAGAAATTTTTTCTTTAAACTCTTCTAATTTTTCAAATAGTCCTTTTTTATTGTCAAATTTTACATAATTTAATTCTATTAAAGTATTTTTTTCATTAAATACTGAATAACCTACGCAACTTGTACTTATGTCCAAAGATAATAACATTTTAATTTTTTTTAGTTATTAAAATATATAAAAAAATAAATTATAAATCAAATAAAAAGGGAAATCTTTTTAAAATTTCCCTTTTTATTTGTTTACCTTACAAAATAATTAGATATCAATTTCTAAAGCAAAGGATAACATTCCATCATAAGTTTTTTCAACTGGTCTATCTATTTTTGCAACTGCAATTAGTTGTTCGTGAATATTATATAAACCAATTTGATTAATAAAAATTGAGTCAAAATTTGTTGTATTATTGGATATTTCGGCCAAATTTCTTGACAAAGGCCAAGTTGGATTTTTTGATATAAAAAACTCTCCTGGCATTGCAATGCAAACAACAGAATTTACATATCTTATACTAATATCTTGATATGTTAAAGTAGATGTTACACTTGTGAATACAATTCTTGATGTTCCACTTGTGGCACCTGCATTTGACCCTTTTATTATATTTGTTCCAGCACCAGTATCAATATACCCTGGTTCATAAACAGTACTTCCAGAAGTCCATGGAATATTATCAATTATGTCTGGATGTGTTAAGACTATAAATCCTTTATCTAAGCAAGCAAACCCGACAGGAATATCATAATTATATCCACCTGCCACACTTCCAATTGAACTATCTGTTCTAGGGTAAGACTGGTATACTGATACTGCTAATTTTACAGAAGTCCACGGTCTTTGGTCTTTATTAAAATCTAAATCTTTTATTTCTGGATTATATGCTACAGCAGAAGGTCTATCTCTATAATCTGTTGTTGGGTCCCATGTAGTTACTTTATCATGACTTACAGTCCCATTTTCAGTTGTTCCAGTATATGGCTTATTTATATCATCTGAAAACAAAAACGCTACATTATTAGGGCCGAAATATTTGATAGGCGAATCTGATACTTTAGCTGTTCTTAATTTATCAGAATAAAAACTTGAAATTATTGTTTTATATGTATTGCCATTCTGTGGTACTTTCAAAGTAATTGACCTTCCGTCAATATACTCGCTATAGTAATTTTCACTAATTGGAATTACTACAATTTTATCTACATTTAATTGAAATAATTCTGGATTAGATTTAGCCATAGTATCTCCACTATAAAAAACTGAATTAGAACGTTTATGTGGCATATTAAATGTTGCAAAATAGTGTCCATATCTAGAACTAACATCTGTTCTATCTGCTAAAGTATAAGAAATTTGTGAATTAGATAAGCTAGTCCATGTTGCCACTTCTTTTCTTATAGAGGTTATTGAATTTACCAGTTTTTTGTTAATTTCTGCCATAATGTTGCTTGTTGCCATAATGCTATATTTTTATATTACTGCTTAGTTTATTGTTAATATTATTCAACTGTTGGTTGTGCTGGTGCTTGTCCTGGATAATAAATAAATTCAAAAGCAAAAGTTGAAGCTTTACCCAAAACACCACTTAAATTTCCCCAAAAATTAAAAGAAAATGATGCACTTTGAGTAGCCCCTGCTGAACTAAAAGTTTTTGTTTTATCTGTTGTTGGAACAGCACTTGAAGATTTGTCTTCAGTATTGTTTGGTAAAGTGCTTACATATTTTATAAATGCAGTAATAAAATCTGTTGGGACTGCTGTGGTATAATCTTGATATTTAGTTAAATAATTATTATTTTGTTTTGCTGGAACACAATACACCATATTATAATACTGAGGATTATATTCATCTGGTCCGTAAAATTTAAGAGCGTATACGCTATTTGGAATGGGAAGATACCAAATTCCGTTTTGTGGACCAATACACGAAATTAATCCAGTAAAATTGGGTTTAATAAAATATTTTTCAACAGCTATTTGATTATTATTTATATTTCCGCCAAAATAAGTTATTAGTTGAATTGACTTTGCAATTGGAGACTTACTTGGATGTTGATTTTCTAAAATTGTATTTGTTGTGGTAGTATTGCTATCTACTGTGAGTGCTTGGTCTAAAGTAACTCCATTGTTTGAGGCAGATTTTTCTGCTGTTGTTGAAAAAATTGTTGATGTTGCCATATTTATTTAATTAATTATACACTTGTAGTGGAATTTATATTACTAGTTGTTTCTACAAAAGTAGGAAAACTATTTAAATTTATATTTAGTATGTTACCTGCTATATTTGTTTCTAAAATATAAGGAACATCCACAGTTAAATTGTCATTTCCCGTCAGTCCATTAACTCCATTAACTTTTCCATTAACAGAAATTAAATTATTTTCTTCATGAATTATTGTACCCTTAATACAATCTTCATTTTTACCAGAAATATTTGCAATTTCGCCAGTCTCAAAACTGTTACCATAGGTTATATTATAATTATAATCTGGGTCAGACATAGAAAAATACACTATTTTAAAAGCATCTATAGTTACATTATTATTATTTGAATCTGTTGTTAATGTAAATCTATTATTGTTGATGGGGTCAAACAAATATTTTCTCCCTAAGTCTGTTAAAAATGCGACTCCATAAATTGTACTTGATGATAAAATGTTTCCCATAAATTTTTTTTTTATAAATATATTAAAAAATTTTTTTAAAAATCTAATTCTAATTGAAATGCTAAATATCGTGATTCATTCTTTTTAATTGGATAAGATGGCTTAGAAACTGCGACAAGGTCATTGTTTGAGTTGAGAATTCCTATTTCTGTGAAAAAAGTACTATCATTATATAAACTATTAAAAGAACTATTAGAAGCAGAAGAATTATATTCATCATTTTTAGCATAGACTGTAATTATAGTTTTAAAAACATTTGCCATAATTCCTGTTGTTAAATTTCCATAAAAGAATGATTCATCTCCAAAAGTTAAGCCACTAGCATATAAAGAATCTACATTAGATGTAAATGCCGAAAATTTCCCAGTTAATGCATATGTTGTTCCTGAGTTATAATCTGCTTGAGTAATATTAAAAACATGACTTTGTAAGTCAGATGGGCTTATTGTTAAACTTCCAGTTTCTCCAGTATATATTCCATTACCAATTCCATCAGAAATTAACTTCCATTTATTTGTTGGTAAATCACCAATTAATGTACTTGCAGATGTAACTATTTCTTGAAGTAATATTTGTACCGAATTTGCATTCCATCCAGTTCCTGTTAATCCAGACATACTAGAACTATTTCTCATATATGGGAATGAAAGAGCAGGAAAATTAATTCTTAAGACAGATGCTAACCCAGTTTCAGAACTAGTTTCTCCATCTATTCTTTTTATATATCCACATGGTGAACTTTGCGGATATCCATAACTAATATTTTTTTGATACGCATTACTTGATGTTAAATAAGTTACATAATATGAATAATCAGTCTTACACAATCCAGTCATACCTCCTATTGTAGATGGCATTAAATTAAGATTTAATTCTGGTAATGTATAATTTCTATTAGATTTGTATGTTAAAACTGTCAACAATTCTTGGTCAGTTATTACAATTATTTTAAGTTTATGATATACTCTCCCAACAACAAGTGAACTGCTTGATATTCCATCTCTTAATTCTCTATAACTTGTTTGAGAAACTGAATCAAAAATATCGGCTCCATAGTAATCATATAAAATAATTCCATAATTTAATTCTTGTCCTAAAGTTGTAGTAGAATTTCTATGCCACATTATATTTGGAATTTCTAATTTAACAGTTCCAGATACTAATTGTTCTGCATAGGTATTGCCAGAATATTTATTTGTATAATGAATTATTCCAAAAGCTTTTATATCATTATTGAATCCCAAATATTGCTTTGTGCCATTGTATTCAATAGACCCATATGTTGTATATCCACTCATTGTTGAAGCTGTTCCCATTTCAGAAGATGTTCTTATTATATTCATATTCCACACGCCACAATTAACTGTAACAGCAGACCCATAATAGGATTCTATTGCGTCAAATGGATAAAAATATGCTTGAATTTTTTGTTGTGAAGACCCAACAATTGGAGAACTACCAAAATTTGGCACACTTCTATCTAAGTCTAATCTTAATCCACTTCTTCCTTGTACTCTATACCATAATGACACATTTGGCCTACCACTATATACATAAGATGAATCATTTGTTATTGCACTATATTGAGGTGGTTCCCAAGGAATATATACTAAATCCCCTGTTTTTGCTGAGTATTCTCCAGAAGAAATATAAATTTGTGTTCCCCCACTTGGAATGGTCGATGAATAGTCTATTGATGCTATTCCCAGTGGTTGTCCTTGTCCTCCAGCTGATATTATTGACCAATTTCCAGAACTTCCAGTAAGAAAACCAGTACTATTTGTCATAGCAGAGACAATTTGTCTTGCACTTGCTAAATTTTGAGAACTTATTGGAATACTATTTAATGAACTAAATGCTGTTTTAGAATCTGTCGATGTAGCCGCCAAACTATATAATAGTTTTGGGTGGTCATCTTTAGGTGCCAAAATCTTGTTTCTACAAATATCATAATTGTTTATACTCATTGCATAATTAACTTCTCTATCAGAAAGAATTATTTTATTAAAAGTTAACGCTCCTAATGACAATAATCTTCTTCCAGTGTCAGTAAGCTTGATATTTATAAAATTTGAAGGTTCTTGAACTATATAACTCATTTTCTCTTTTTTACTATAAATAAGCAATAAAAAAATATTTAATTTTTTTTTTAAAATAAATAGTTAATCATTAAAAACATTTTGATTTATTTTAAATCTTTTTTTGTCAATATTTATAAAAAACAAAAACTAATGCCCATTTTTGATACAATACCAAATTCTGCCACTACATTATCTATAAATTATAGACCAGGACAAAACAAAAGGTTGGTAGCTTCAAAATCCGAAGCTATATTTACTTTTGGCGATTTTACTATAGAAAAAAATTATACACTTAATAATTTAACTGCTAACACTCGTTATGCTCAATTTGGAGGATTTGATAATCTTGAAACTTTAAGTGCCGTAAGTTTTTCTAGTGATATTTCTATTCCATATGTACAACACAATGAGTTAAATTTGCCAAAAAAGATGCCTAAAAGTTATTCTTATTTTTCATCTTTTTATACTAATGTAGCATCATCAATTAACAAAATAATAGCAGATTTTCCATATGCTATTTTATCTTATAATAATGGAAATGTAAATATTTTTGATTATTCTGAATATTATAATACAATAACTTTTGAAAGAGTTTGTTCTTTTAAAATTCCAGTTTCTGGATTAACTAATCAAGGAAATATTGCGTTGGTTTCTGCAGATACTTCAACAAACAGTTTCAGTTTAGCATATAATAGTAATGATTTTTGTATACAATTAAGTGGGCAAACTGGACAAACAGAAGTTTTTAAAATAAAAAACTATTCGTTTTCTGGAACATATTTATATTTTGAAATTTATAATTTTTTAGAAAATAATAATATTTTAACTACATACACTGATGCATTATATATAAAACCAACAAAAGAAAGATTATTTAATTATAATAAATCAATAACAGCTTTAGAAACGCAATTGTTAAACGATGGTATTTTTTTAATTCCAGCAGTTGACACTATACAAAACGATTCTTTTGAGCAAGCTTTTATATGGCCTAGAACAATAGATGGATTTTCCCCAGATTCATACGGAACCGCATTTGAAACTTATAAAACTAACATATTAGCTGCAGCTGAAAAGATTGACGAGGAAAAAACAGATATTTTTATAAAAACAGTAACCCCAGAAAACTACTTAGAACTTGATTCTGATAATAAAATTTATAGAACAATAATTCAAACATATGCTTATGAATTTGATAAACTTAAAAATTATATAGATGCAATAGCATATGCTCACAGTATAGAATATAATAATGAAGAAACTGTTCCAAAAAAATTCTTAATTAAATTAGGGAATCTTCTGGGTTGGAAATTGACAGAAGGATTTAGTGAATTAGATTTATTTGATTATTTAACAACTGATTTAGACCAAAAATCAAATTCTTTTTCTTATTTTAATGTTGAGATTTGGAGAAGAATTTTAATTAATATTGTTTGGTTGTATAAAAGAAAGGGAACAAGAGACGCAATAACATTTATATTTAAATTATTAGGTGCACCAGATTGCTTAATAAATTTTAATGAATTTGTTTATGATATTAATAAAGTAACTCCAAACATAACAGAAAAAGTAGATAATGATGGATATATTAATTACAATTCAAGTATATATGCATTTCAACAAGGTGGAATAGGTTCAGGAAATGGAGACGCATATATCAATCAATGGAAACCAGAATTTAATCCATTTAAAAGAAATGATAACAATAAAGTACAAACAGGAGACACAACTTATGGAACAAGAAATATTATAAACACAAAAGAAATATTAATTGGATTTTCTCCAGCACAAGCAATAGAAAATGATGTTTGGGATTTTTTTAAACAAGATTGTAGTTGTTGGGCAGAAGGAGGAGCCTGTCCTCCTTTAAGCTCTATAACAGTACCTCAAGAATTTCTAACTTTTACTTGTAATAATATAAAACCAGTGAGTATAACGTCTATGACTTTAAGTCAGTATATAGACTATGTTTATACAAATTCTATTAACCCAACAACTAGAAAAACTAGTGTACAAAATCACACAACCTGGGGATACCCCGAATTAAAAAATATATATTTAGCTTATTATTATTCAACATATCCAGACAGTAATAGTCTAACTATGTGTAAATTAGAAGCATATCTTCAATTGCTGGAGGTTCAACTTGGGGATTATATATCACAATTGATTCCATCTACTACAATCTTTGATGACAATGTTTCTACAATTTATAAAAACACTGTTTTTCATAGACAAAGATTTGTGTACAGAGAAGGTGTTGATAGCGGGTCTATGTTTAGAAAAAATTTCCCCACAGAAGTAACTCCAAGTATTAAATATCCTATAATAAATGATGGAAAAATACATGTTTTTGCTGGACAATCTAGGCTGCCTAATGGCCTAATAGATGAAACTGGAACTGTTTGGAGACTTTCAAAAGATATTCCAGCAGAAAACATTTATCCATCAGCAAAAAATAGAATTGGCAATATTAATTTACAAAAAAATGAATTTATAACTCCAAAATTAAAGAATTTTGATATTAATTCAATTTATATTACCACTAGAAAAACTAACTTAAGTCCATATAAAATAACATGTAGAATAAATATAAATTCTATAACAACAATATTGGGGGCTGTAAATATACCTAATGGAACTATAAGTGAAACATCAAGTAATTTAATAACTGAAAAAATATTTATATTTTAATTTTTAAAAAATGGCATTAATATACGACTCAACTAATCATATTTTTTTAAAACAGGAACAACAAAAACATTCTGGAATGCCAGCATGTTCTAAAGAAAGTCCAGCGGAATCTTTTTATGTAAATCATTTTATCAACATTTCTCAGGACAGTAATTTATTTTTTGAATTTGATACTCCTTTATTTTATACGTTAGGTGGAACCATAAATTATTATGGACAAGATTTTTGGTCTATTTTTACAAATATATCTAGACCATTTATTAAATATGTATTTACAGCCAATACAGAGCATTTTGGAACTGGAACAACAATTGTACATAATGTTTACAGAATTTTATATAAAGATTATTTAGATTATGGAGCTGAGATAATAAGAACTAACATTGAACAAAATAAAAATTACACTCTTGAGACTGTAGAAGAAACCGTTGTTGATGATAGTGGAAATTCTAAAACAACTATAACTACAAAAAAAACATCTTCATCTAGTACTTCCGAAAAGGCAGCCCCTACAAATTTTTCTGAAACAATATCTAATTTAGAAGAACAAGCAGGAGAACAAAATTCGGAATTAAAAAAAATGTTAAATACTCCGATTTTAACAATTACTGCAACCACTACTGGAATATCATCATCAAATTATATTTTGTTTTTAGATGAATATCAAAAGAGTATAGGCGATTTTCAACAGCAAATGTTTCAAGATTATGCACAATATTTTATAACAACACAATTTGAATTTAATAGAGAACAAGCAATTGGATTGCGTGATTTTTATCAATTAAGCTCTGGAAACACACTTACCCCAATTGATTATCAGCAATATTATCAAGAAACTACTCCTGCTAATGGACATATAATAACAGGTGGTACATTTTCTGGAATTACTGTTTATGGAAATTTTTTTACTTATTTTTTAATTCCAAATAAACCCAATTGGCAAAGTCCATATGTAAAAGGGCAATTGTCAACTTTTTCTCCAACATTTTTTTGGTCTAATACTAATGATGGGGATAGTTTTTTACTTCAAGTCGTTTATGATTCTGGAGATAGTCAATCTTTTAGTGGAGTTGTATATTCTTATCCAATAGAAAAATCAAATTCTTTATTAAGTACAAATGATATGCTAGATTTACCAGATGGAGATTGGTCAATAACCAGAAAAACAACAGACATAGTAAGAGAATATTCCGTACCGTTAGCATATGGAAAAACATTTTGGTATAGAATAGGGAATGTTAAAGAATTGATAAACATATTTGGGGTAAAACAGAAAGTTATATCATTTTCAAGTATAGAAAGTGCAATAACATCTTCAGATACATATAAAGACCAAGTTTATATTCAATCAGATAGCCCACATACAGAAGATAGTTCAATATTAACTTATCCAGATTATTTAGATGATGATATTTCAATACTACAAAAATACAACTTAAGTGGTACCGTTTCTGGAAGTGTTATTACTGGAGCAACAGTAGTACTGGGATATCCTAATGGAAATTATACAACACAGACAACAGATTTACTTGGTAATTATTTATTTACGCAAGTGACTCCTGGAATATACGGAATTACTGTGTTTTATACTGGGTATGATACTTATGGACCACTTATGATAAATGTAAGTGGGAACACAATTGTACCAACAATTTATCTTGGTTGGGTATGGGGTAATCAAACTGAAACATGGGGGAGCTTAGCAGACCATCTTTTTATTTAATAAATTGCAAAAAAATTATTGTTGTGATAAATCATTAAAGTTCTGATTACGGTTAATGATTGTTCTTTGCTCTTTATAATCAATATTACCATTAGAAAATGTTTTTTTTCTAGTTAATAAATTATATTGTTTATAAAGATTGTTATTTTCATCGAATATAGAAAATAAACCTGTTTCCATATCTCTTGTTGAATTCCCGAATACTCCATAACTTATAGTTTTAAGGGTTTGGTCAACCATTTCTACTTCTATCATAATTGGGTCAAAAAAAGTATTAGAAACAAGAATCTTTTGCCCAGCTTTTCCAAGGTCTGCTCTTGCAGTATTTGATATTAAACTAACTTCATCTGGAGTTAAAGTTAAAAATAAAGATGCGCCATTATCATTTAAAGTGTAACTTGTTGTTGACCCCTGTACTGATTGGGTTGTATTTTGTGCTGGACTTACAGGGTCACTACCTGTAATTATTTTATGAAAATTTTTTATTTTTATTCCATTATCATCGAAATACTCTATTTGATATCCTATTAAACTTCCAGTTCCTTGAAATTGTAATTTTGGAATAACAATTCCTTTTCTAGAAATTTGTATATTTTCGTTTGTCTCTGTTACAATAAAAGAACAATCTATTATATTTGTTTGAAATGTTTTTGGTTTTATTAAAACTACATAAAACCCAAGGGCTTTAAAAATAGAAGCAGGTAATTTTAATTTATATGCGCCATCAGCTCCAAACATTTTTGCAAAATCACCATTCGAAATATTAGAGAATAATGGTTTTAGTTGATTATCTGTAATAGCTTCTCTAGATGGAGAATATGCATACAAAACATCAACATCATTATAATCTACATCCGCAAGTTTCTTAGTTCCATAAATTCCTATTGCCATAATTAAGATTTTTAAATAAATAACTAGAAATAATTTTTTTAATTTTTATATTTTATTAATCATATTCAATTCCATTATTACCATTTTGTTCCCATACTATTTCTATTGTAACTATTTTGTCAGAAGGATTGAATTCTAATAAATTAGAAGTTAAAAATGGAGAGCTAATAATAGCACCAATATTTGGATTATCTGGAGGAGTTGGCGACATATTATTAATCATAGAAAAAGTAAAAGCTTCCCCATTTTTTCTTATACTGTTAACTGTCCACCCAGTTGTACTTGCTATATATCCTCCATTTCCGTCTGGTATTGGGTCTCCTGGAATACATTCAATTTTTTTAAATCCTGCATTACATCCAACATTTTTAAATTGGTCTCCATATTTTTCATCAAATATAACGTCATTAGTTTGATTTACTCCAATAAATTTAATTGTGGGACCTATTAAATTGTAAAATACTGGATGCCCTCCAGGTGGTCTGGACATAAATTTTTGTTTTACTATTAATATCGCACCTTGTTCGTATCTTAAAGTCATAGATTTGTTTTCATTCATTATAAGTGTATAGCTATTTTGTTCAAGTGTTGGGTCTATAATTTGTTTTTCATTATTTATAACAAACTCCACCAAATTAAACGATTCGAAATTGGGTGGTAAAGTTGGAGATATAACAGTCTGTAAAACAAATAATGTTACAGATTCTCCTTCATGGTATTTATTTCTTAATGGGAAAATATCTATTATTGGTATAGAATCAATTCCAGGTGCTATTCCAGAACAAGTAATAAAATTTTTTATGTATGTAAGTGAATATGGAGTAATCTCTGACAGTATTGCTTTTACAAAAGTGTTTTGCTTAATGTTAATTTGAAATGTATTTCCTGTTGTGGTAACCGCCCCTTCTTTAAAGTTGTTTATTGAAAATCCTTTAAAATTCCAATAAGATGAAGTACTTAAATTAATCCCAGAAATTATTTCTTCTGCCCTAAATAACGTATCATTAGGAAAAACCTCTACATTTATATTATTTGTTGGAGCAGTAGTAAATGTGTTACCACCATCTGGAATTAAACCAATAGAAAAATTAAAAGTATATTCTTCTGGTATAGGACAAGCGCCATTGCTAGAAAAAGGAATAATAAAATTGGGAGAATTAGGGGTATTTTCTTCTATTTTACCAGTTGGTTGTTCATTTATTTTATATACTTCATATATCTCACTAAATATATAATTTCCAGTATTATATGTACCAACATTTCTTCCACGGAACAAAGCATTGGATATTTCACAGGTCTTCGTGTTTTCATTTCCAATCCATATTTTAGTATTATCATATACAATATCTGACCAATATTCATTTTCGTTAATCATAAAATTGGGGTCAATAAAACATTGAATAAGTTGTGTGGTATTGCTTAAACTTGAAAAGCTTTCTTGCTGAGAAATAGATTCAACGCCAGGAGTTTTTATAAAAGAATTATCAAAGCTCTTTTCGCTTGTACCTTTTAAATTGTTTAAATAATCTTTATGTCTTAATATATCAGTTAAATTTTGAGAATAAACAGTATTGCTACTAAGGGATTTATTGACAATATTATTACATGCCTCAAAAGCTATTCTTGCTGTTTGTGTAAATCTTTTTAGTAAAAAGACATTTATAAAATAATTTTCGCCTTCTGTTGGAATGTCGACTAATTTTTCTTCAGCATTTGTGTTTCTATCTCCATTATATACATCTAAAACTGCATTAGTAAATGGAAATTTTATTGGAGAGTTTGCTGGGGTAGTTGAATTTGGTTTTTTCCAAAAATAATAATTATCAAAAACATTTTGTTTTATAAATTTGTGCCCATCTCCATCTAATAACTGATTTCTAATTGAATTATTAAAAATATCTGGATTTGCAGAATAATTAGAATTAACTCCTCTTAAAATAGAAGTGTTATAAAAACTGTTAAAAGAATCTGCCAATTTTTCGTCATCATAAAAAACTGCCTTAAATTGTGCTGTTGGAATAAAAGTATTTGCTGCTTTATTGTCTATTAATGCCGCATTCATTAAAGTGGAGGAAGTTAGAAAAGAATAATATGCTTTAACAACCTTCTGATTGCTTTCATTTGTTAAGAAAGCTCTTATGTTTGAAAAATCTACTATTTTTTCTTCTTGATTAGTTTGGTTCAAATAATAATTATCTATATATTTCAAATTACTTTCAATAAGTGAATTTGAAGTTCCTGTAAATAATTTATTTTGTAATATATAATAATTTTGTTCCATTGCTATTTATTTATAGATATTGGAAAATAAAAAGATTTAGAAACTATGCTATGTGAATTTTTTTCAATTTTTTCTAGTTTATCTAATCCATTCTCTTCTTGCTTTTTTCCTGTAACATCATTAACAGTAGTAGTTATTTCATTGATAAGTATATTATATCCAATTTCATCAAACCAAGAATAAACATCTGAATAATTTTTTATTGAATTTGCATAATTTTGATTTAAATAAATTATCATTTCTGAAGTTAAATCATTTTTGTTATTAATTTTTATTCTCTTTACTGAACTAAAAAAATCAAAATCAATATAAAATGGATTAATTGTTTGTTTATCAATTTTAAATACTTTTTCATCTCTTTTTACATCAACATATTCAAACAATTCACAAGTTTTAGTTAAAAAAATATTTATATAATAATCTCTTTTACGATTGAACGTTTCTCTTTCATAAACATCTTTGTTAGATTTTGTACTTATAACAGGCATATCTTTTTCAAGATATATTTTTCTTTTTATATAATTTTTATTTAAATTCATAATTCTACATTTTATTAATCATACTCGATTCCATTGTTTCCATCTTGTTGCCATATTATTTCTATCACAACTGTTTCATCGGAAGAATTAAAATCCAGCAAATTTTGAGTTGGGAATGGTGACATAATAATAGCACCAACATTTGGGTTGTCTGGAGGATTTGGCAATGTATTGTTAATTATAGAAAATGTGAGATTTTCTCCATTTTTTCTTATGCTGTTAACTGTCCACCCAGTTGTACTTACTATATATCCTCCATTCTCGTCTGGTATTGGGTCTCCTGGAACACACTCAATCCTTTTAAATTCTGCATTACATCCAGCGCTTTTAAATTGGTCTCCAAATTTTTCATCAAATATAATATCATTTGTTTGATTTACTCCAATAAATTTAACTGTGGGACCTATTGAATTATAAAATGTTGGATGCCCCCCAGGTGATTTAGGCATAAATTTTTGCTTTACTATTAATATTGTACCTTGTTCATATTTAAAATACATGATTTTATCTTCAGTCATTGTAAAATTAAATGTTTGTCCTCCCAATTGAGTTGGATATATTTTCTGTTCTATTCCGTTTATAGTAAATAATGTTAATCTATATGGAAATGTAGAAGCTTCAATTCTTTGTAATACACTGAATGATACGGGCTCTCCATTATAGTATTTTTTCCTATCAGGCACTAAATTATCGATTATGGGAACAGAATTAATTCCAGGTGTAAAAACTCCGCTACAATTAATGAAATCTTTTGTATATATAATTGAATATGGAGTAATTTCTGACATTATTGCTCTTATAACAGTGTTCTCTCTAATACTAATTTTGAATGTTTCATCTGTTGTGGTAATACTTTTGTTATTTATTGCAAAACCTTCGAAATTCCAATAAGATGAAGTATTAAGATTTGCTCCAGAAATTACTTCCCCTTCTCTAAATAATGTGTCATTAGGAAAAACTTCTGTTTTTACATTATTTATCGGAGCCGTAGTAAATGTATTATCATTAGTTGGTGTTAAAACAACATGAAAATTAAAAGTATACTCTTCTGGTATAGGACAAGCGCCATTACTAGGAAAAGGAGCAATGTAATTAAGAGAGCTAGGAATGTTTTCTTCTGCTTTCCCAGTTGGTTGTTCATTTATTTTATACACTTCTATTACTTCCCCGAATGTATGATTTCCAGTATTATATACGCCAACATTTCTTCCACGAAATAAAGCGTTAGACATTTCACAGGTTTTTGTATTTTCATTTCCAATCCATTTTGTTGATTCATCTATAATATGCAAATTTTTTTTAATCCAATGTTTATTATAAAAAAAATCAAAATCATTATTAATTTCAGTAACATTGCCATCACAATCTGTTACGGCCTCATTGAGACCATATTTTAATTGTTCAACTATTTTTTTTCCTGTTTGATTTAAAGTTAAAGTAGTAAAAATTAATTGCTGATTAACAACGTATTCAATATAATCATTTGGAGGAAGTGTCTCTATTTTCAGCCACACTGAGCATCCACTAAAAGTAATAGGAATATTATTAATAATATATTTGCCTCTTAATTTACTATATATATTCATAAAAGGCATATATTTATTAATTATATGATTAGAATATGTTGTGCATAAATAATCTTGCGAACTTAAACTTGGAGATTGATATACTGTTATTTTTAAATTATCACAATTCCAAGAATATGAATCTATTGCTCCATATATAATAAAATTTCTACTTTCATTTCTTTCTTGGTCATAAAATTTAGTTAAATCAAAAATATTATCATATTTATATGGGATAATTTCCTTGTTATCTCTTGAAAGGTTTATATCAACATAAAAGTCCTCCAGATTTCTGGATAAAATATCTTTGTTTCCTAATAATATTTTTTTTCTTATATCCATATCTTAATTTTTAAATATTATTAATATTGAGAATCAACTAATTGACAAAGAGGAGTTTCCCATTGTGCACCATATTGTATTCTTACAAGTGGATATCCAGTAATCCAATCTCCATTCGGATTATGTCTTTGTCCTTTAGACCAATATAGTTCCATTGCACCACCATTATTTAATCTTCCAGTTGTATCAGTATTGCGATATGTATATGATGTTCCATCTGAATAAGCCGCCATATTATCTTGTTTTCCAGGATTACAGAATATTCCATTTATATTAAGTATATCACCATCACGTTCACGCATACTATTTGTATCTTTTAGCCATCCATAATTATCAAAATTTTCATAATAATAAATATATACAGCTCTCCATATAGTATTTGCATTATATACACTACCACGAGTAGAGTCAGTCGCATCAAATATGCAATTAACATTACATTTATCTTTAATTGGAATTTCATGAATTTTTTGCCCACTTCCATATCCAGGCCATGCAGCTGAAACTTTAAAGGTTATAGATGTCTTTGTATATTTATTATTAGTTTCATCATAAGAATAATTACCTTTTGCCAATATACTAAAATTTATCATACTCTTTCGAATTGCAGCTGGATTAATTGAGCCATAATTTCCGTTGAAGAAGACTAATGATTGCCCAACTTCTATAGTGTGAGAAGTATCAGTATCTCCGTTCGAATAAATTGTAATATGTAATGGGGCTTCTCCTGTATTTTTAATTTCTAAATTTACAAAATATTCTTCATTATTATAACTTCCTATAATATCACTATGATGTGGTCTTACTCTTTCATTTTCATCCCTGGACACTGTGAATCTAAATTCCTCGATAATAAAATAGGTATAAGTAGGAACAACAGGCTGTATAGTATCATAAGACACTCTAGAAGAACCTTCAATTATTCTATATATATTTAATTTATCGTTAATCAAAGGTTGAGCAATATCTTTTTTACTTAAATCCATTGAGATTCTTTTTCCACGATTTAAAACAGAATATGAATTGTATTGATTTACTTTAGGAATTAAATTCCACCATCCTGACATTGTTAAATCTTCAATTGATGAATATCCCTTATTATATACTTCTGGGTAGTTTACTAAATCTACTTGTGTTAATAAAAGAGCTATTAATCCAGTTGGAACTGGGGCTAATCTTGGCATACTAGATGGAAATAAATAATATCCATATCCAGCCTCTAAACGTTGGTATTTTTCTGCACTTAAAACAGTTGATGTAGCTCCAACCCCACCATTAAAATTGTCTATCCCATTAAAATATCCATTTGCATAACATCCAAAATACTGATTTTGTCCAAATTGTCCAGCTCCAATTGGTTCATATCTATACATATCAGTATTTATTGCACCTCCAATAACATCAGTTGCAAAATCAGTATATTGCTCTATTCCGCCCATCCATGATATTCCCCATCCATTATAACCTCCATCTAACCAAGAATGCCCTGGAATTAAGTCCCCATCTGCAAATCTTGGAGATTCCAAATTAGGTCTTTCAATTCCATAATAATTTGTAAAATTTTCTATTTTGGGTGGTTTTGGAATGGAATATGGCTCTGGATAATTTTTACTCCATGCTTTTTCATATGGAAATTTATTTAAATTAACTCCTTTCCCCCATGCAGAATTAGAATTATCAGATGATTCATTAATGCTTAAACTATAAATTTCTTCATATAACGAACAATGGAAATGGTCCCTATCATACCACCCCCTTTCATTGTTTGCAGAAACTAAAGCCATTCCAGTTGTTCTATATAATTCAGTTTCTTTTGTTAAAAATATTTTCAATTGATAACCCCCCAACCAAACTCCTCTTAAGTATGGACTATTTTGTGGCTCTCCAAATTTATTTGTTTTATACCCCTCATCATCATAAATATTTGCAGGAAGTTTAATTCCATGAAATCCGTATGTATAAAAAGATGCTTTATCTTTAATTTGAGAAAATTCATTAGCCCATTCCCATTGTTGTTCAGAATTTTTATCAAGTATATTCTGAATTTCTACCATTTGAATTCTTTTTGATGGGTAAACTTCCATTTTATCAGAAATAGTTTCAGCATTTTCAAGTTTTTTTATATCATATCTACTCATATCTCTAACTTGAACTGTTAAAGGCGCTCTGGAAATTTCTTGATATGCTGAACTATCAATAGGATTTCCTTTATATGTAATTGGAGGAAATATGTAAGTAATCCATTTTCTTAAATCTAAATTAATTGAAATATTTACTTCTGTATATCCAGTTTGGAAGGAATCTCCCCAACTTGGTACAACGTCTATTGGAATTGCTCGATAAAAATAATGTGGAATAGTATCTATAGATATATTTTCAAAATTTGGTGGATATGGAAAAAAATTTAAAGCTACTTCATCTTTTGTAAGCCCTTGTTTTAGCAAATCAACTTCAAAAAATAGCATTTGTGGGCCAGTTTCTATGTTGTGTAATATAAATTCTCCATTTTCATTAGTATATACCACATTAACAAAAGTTGGATGTAAATTAATTCCATCTAAAGGTGCTCTTTTTAAAAATTGATTATCAAATGATACAGATTCTGAATTAAAATAATATGATGAATATTCTGTTGTATAAGTGTCTTCAGTAGATTTTAATGGCCTAAAATTTAATCTTATTCTATTTCCTTCATTATCTAAATCATTTACAGTTTGAAAATCTGTAGATGAAACAAATATCCCTACAGGGACATTTCTTAGGGGGATTCTAATTTTATTCCCATTTGTGTCTGATATTTTTTGTATTGCTTCTAATTTACCAAAAACTACTCCAGTTGTTGATTCTCTAGTTGAATATTCTCCAGAAACTTTATTGTATATATTTAGAGTATCTAAAACGTCAAAAGTTCTTTCTAATTTAATATTTGCATATAAATCATCCAATAATGTTTCTTCAAAAAAAACATATGATGTAGTTCCAGCAGTAAATTGAGTTTCCATGGAACTTAAAAACCTGTTTCTTATAGAATTTGTTTGTAATGAAGAAGGTGGTAAATCATAAATTTGAGTAAATGTTCTACCTGAAATATAATTTAAATTTGGGAATAATGTATCTTGTACATAATCCATTCTTGCTTCTGAATCATTATAATTTTTTTGATGGGTATTCCTTTTCCACAAAACAGTAAAAGTATTCTGTTCTACAGACACACTTTCAGTATTTTTAATTAAAGATACCCCATCAAAAGTATTAAGTTCTATTGGAATATTTTTTGTTGAATTAAGTTTTATAACAGCAGGAATAGTAGATATAGAATAATTATTTTCATTAATATCTGTATTAAAAAAATGAACGGTGGTTCCAGTTCTACTTGCTTTTATTAAAATTTCCTCTTGCATGCTAATGGTTAAAAATAATGTTTTAAATAAGCTATTTATAATTATGCTACACGAACTTTAATCTCTTTTTCATTATATCGAATTTCAAACATTGAAACGGGTGTACTATATATAGCATTATCAATTGGCTCTATTTGAGTTTTAAAAACACCCGAATTAATATCTTGTATTCTCTCTCCAGTTGCTTGAGAGCATAGAACTGAAGAATAAATCCCTCCTTCCAAATTATAAAATCTTATATCTACAACATTAATAACACCAGGAACTTCTCTCAAAACATCTGTTAATTGTGATATATATATATGTTGATTCATTTGCCAATTATCAATATTAAAAAATTCTTGAATTTTTGAAATTGCGTTTAATTTTACTTCACTTCCATTATATGTTTTATCTATAAACAAATCTGCTTGAACTTCTAAATTTATAAATTTTCCATCATTAATTTCCACAAAATCATTAATCATTCTATAAGGAGTAAGGTATGTTACTAAATTTCTTTTTATTTCTCCTGTTGAAATTGTATTTAATTTTCCATTTGCATCTTTTGTTAAAATATATAGAATAATTTTATTATCACTTACCTCTCCATAAATTCTAAATGGACCTCCAAATTTTCCAGGAATTTGATATGCTCTTGAAATATAATCTTCTAATGTCACACATCTTTCTTGAGATGCAAAATTTGATGCGATAAAGTTTTTTATTTCACTAACAGTTGGTAACCCCCTTCCTCCTATTGCTGGAATTGGATTATTGGTTCTTATCGATGATAAAACTGCTTGATTAATTTGTGAGTCTGACCCTAAAATTACCCCATTTATATTACTGACTGATTGCAACACTCCTTGGCCAACATTGCTTAAAGGACCACCACCAATTCTATATTTTATATATAATGTTGAATTGCCTGGTACTATTTCTCCCAATGATGGATTTAGTAATAATGATGATACATTTAAATTTGTGGTTATATCACAACAATTTTTATTTGTTAAATTTGTTAAATAATCTTGATATGAATTATAATTTTCGTATCCTCCGCCGAAAGTTAGCTTGCAACTTCCATCAGACATAAATTCTTTAATAAATCTTTTAAAAATTTGTAAATATTTTCCTATTTTTACTCCCCCAGTAGATGGCTCACTATCATCTTCCACAAATATTTTATCTGTTGCCAAATAATCAACTTCCCAATATCTTTTAGAAGTATTATGAAAATCTTCATATGAAGGAGTTTTGTTTAGTCCAATACCAGACTCAATTATAACATCAACTATTTCCAAAACATTGTTTTCTGGTAAAGTAACTTGCATAAATGATTTTTCCTCTCCAGAAGCAATTTCAATTTTTAAAATTTTAGAAACCCCTGCTTTTACAACTTCTCTTTTTAAAATTCTATATTTTATAAGGTCTTGATTACCATTTAATACAGGTTGAATAGTTCTATTAGGTATTCCTTCTTCACTATAATCATTTGAAAAATCTACATCATAAACAGTTTCAAAAGTTTGTCCTCCTCCTCTAATTTGAAGTCCTGGTCTTAAAATTGGAGCATATGTATAATCTGGGCCATTTGCTGTTGTTGGAACTTCTACTGTTATATCTACAACAGTAAGTGCCGGCCTTACTCCGGGGACTTTAAATCCAAAAGTTTTAGCCATTTTATATACAGAACTTCTTTGCTGCACTCCATCTATAAAAAGTTCATTATATTTTTTATCAATTGAAAAAGACAATAAATCTCCCACATATGCATTTAATTCTAAAAGCGCCATGCCTGGAGAAGCAACATTAAAATCTTGCCATTGTTCTGGAAAGAATGCTTTTAAATAATTAATCAAATCTGTTCTTATTGTTTGAAAATCTCTACTCAAATAGTTTATTTGTTTAGTGCCTACTACTGATTGAGAAAATTGTGCATTTAAATTTAAATTTGCCATTTTTATTTTTTTAAGATTGAATTACTAAATCTATAGAAACATTATCTTCTACTTTTAAATCAATAATAGTATAATAAAGCGTTAGATGTAAAAGATGAGCATCTTCATCAAAAACAAATTTTATGTTCTTAACTTCTATTTCTGGAAAAAACTCTATAAGTTTTTGCTTTAATTCACTAATTAAACTAGCCTCACTTAATTCATCCCATATTTCCATAATATAATTATATAAAGGAGAATATAAAGAATTATTCATAACTCTATGCCCCTTTTTTAAGGTAAGAAATGACGTTAAATTAGCTTTTATAGCATCAATATCTATTTCTGTATATCCAAAAATTCCACCTTTATTTGTTTCTGTAAATGGAAAATTTATTCCTAATGACTGCATAATTTGTTTATTTTAAATATAAATATTCTTTAAAAAAAAATAAACATTTATATTTATCATTGAGCATCTGAAAAAACAATAAAATAAGATATTTATAAAAAAAAAAGAAAATGTCAATTTTTAGAATTTATCCATCAAAAAGCAATACAATTGCTGGAAGTACTTTCAGCAGCTTAAACTCAGGACAAAACGCTGTAACAGATTTATGGTATGGTGGAGGTGGAACAGATACTGCTCCAGATAAAAGAAACTCAGTGAGTAGATTTATGATTAATTTCGATTTATCTAGTTTACAACAAAAAATTAGTAATAAGGAAATTAATGACTCTTTAATAACATCATATAAATTAAAATTAAAAAATTCAAAGCCAAGAGACCTGGTTTTAGAAGACGATTATGAATATGATATTTTATTTAAAAAAATAGCTACTTCGTTTGATTTAATTTGTTTTCCAGTAAATAAATATTGGGAGGAAGGAAGAGGATATGATTTAACCAAAGAAATATATATAGTAAAACAAAAAGGTAATGCACAATATTCTGGAGTTTCTAATTGGAATTATGCAACATCAACAATAACTTGGGACCAGCCAGGAATATTTACAAACCCAACAGCTTCTACTTCTTTTAATTCTACACAACATTTTGATAAGGGTGATGAGGATATTGATATGGATATAACAGATATTGTTAGAGATTGGTTAAGTGGTGGGTCAGAAAATTATGGTCTTGCAATAGCATATAGAAGAGATTATGAGTTACTAAGCACAAATACAAGATATATTTGTTCATTTTTTACAGAAAAGACAAATACAGCATTTAAGCCATATATAGAAGTTTCTTATAATCAGGTAATTCAAGATGACAGAAAACAAATAACAAATAATAGACCATCTAATTTATTTTTATATACTTTTAGTGGTCACAATTTTGTAAATATAATAAATATTTCGGCGGTAACAGTTGATATAAAGAAAGGGGCAACTACTGTTTACTCTGGATTAATACCTTCTCAATTATCTACTGGAGTATATTATATAAATGTTTGGATGTCTGCGGCAACAATTGGAGAAAAATACACAGATGTTTGGAATAATATAAGTTTTAGTAATTATGATAATCAAAATATAGAACAAACTTTCCAAATACAAAAAAATTATTTTACATCAGTAAAACCATCTATAAATGAATATGTTCTTGAGACATATGGAATTGAACAGGGTATGACAGTATTTCAAAATGAAAAGCTAAGAGTTTATTGCGATTTAAGAGTTAGTTTTAGCATTCAAAAACCATCAACTCCTTACTCTTTACAATATAGACTAATTATGAATAATCAAACAGAAATTATTCCATGGACAGAAGTTAATCAAGCGGTAATAGATGATTGTAAAACAAATTATTTTGATATTGATGCTTCTTGGCTATTACACAATCAAACATATCAAATAAATTTTAAAATAAGTGAAATGGGAACAAATAGAATTATGCCAGAAAAAATAGATTTAAAAGTGCTAAAACCTTTTTAGTTAACTCTAATATGATTAGATATAAGATTTTGTAACCAGCCGTCAACGGTATATTTTTTTAATTCTTCTGATAAAGAAGTTTGTAATAAAGGTTTCTCTGGAGTGTGAATATGGTCAAGTAATAATCTAATTATTAAATCAAGCACTCTAATATTTTCATCTCCAAATGTAACAGGATGAAGTGAATCTGAAATTTTTTCAAAAGATTTTAAGTCTGCATTTTTTTCAAAAGGTTTTATATCATCACCTCTGAATTTGCCTCTAGGAGAATAAATGTTAATATTTGTAGAAATTAATGTTGCTTGAGAATATTTTTTTAATAAATTTTGATTATCTATTAAAGGTGGTGCAGTTATTGAGGGTGTTGATATTATATTATAATTTGCTGGTAAATTTTTAAATTCCTCTGTAGTAGAAGCAAAACTCCAATTTTTATATTTTTCTTTCGCTTCTTTAATTTTTTCATTTAACCACACAACAGTCTGGTCTCTATTAATATAAGTATTTGTTTCGTTTTTTAATTCAAAATTATTTTTTACTTCTTTAATAATTATTGTTCCAGCAAATCTACTATTAGTATCAATTTTAATATCAACATTAATACTATTAATTATATTTGTAGAAGTTACTGTTGAAATTATTTCTGTATTTGTATTATCAAATTGTTTTAATTTTAAATAAGAAGGACATTCTATGTTTATATCAAAATTCTGACTACTAAATTTTCCAGCAATAAGTAATGCCTCTCTATTTTTTAATATTAAATCAGCATCATTCCTTCCTTGGATTGCCACATCAGAATCCTCTGGAAAAACTTTAGAAAGTTCTATAGAACTTCCAATTTTTGTAGTTGATATAAAATTTGTTTTATTAAAAATTTTAGCAGAATCTTCATAGGATTGATATTTTAATTTCAATTTCGAAGACACAATAGGACCAATCCAATATCTAACTCCTGTGTTATTTTTTGGATTTTCCATTATAACAAAAACCATTTCTCCGACTTGAGGTCTTACATGAAAAAATTCTGGCAGAAGTGGAACACATAAAACTAACATATTATCTGTTATTCCCCTATCTTTACCAGAATAATTGTTATAATTTTCTTCATTAGCAGAAGATGATTTTCCCTTTATTTTTCCATCATCTTCCAAAGAAACTATTCTTGCTCGTATTCTATTTTGTTCTGAATTATCATTAGTGCCATATGGCACAACAATAGCTGGATATATAATTCTATTGCTTTCTATTTCACTTCCATAATTACCTTGACCAGAATTTTGAAGGGCTCTTTGCGCTAATAAATCATCTTTTGGCATAATTAGTTCTTTTTAATTTCTTCTACAATTTTTCTATATTTAAGTTCAATTATATCCATATCATCTAATATATTATAAACTATTAACTTTAATTCAGCATGTTGTTCTGCTAATTTTTTAGCATCTTCAATTAACTCTTGTTGACTTTTTTTATTTTCCATATTATCTTGCTATTCCTATTCCATCTTGGGCAGTTATGGTTGCTCCAACAGCAGCCACGGGACCACCTGCATTAGCTCCGTTTGCATTAACAGTACCACCTGGAAATATGCCAACATCAACTCTCATATCATTTTGTATTGCATCAATTATTTCTTCACATAAAACAATGACAAAAGCTTCCATTACGTTTTGTGCTCCATTTACAAGTGGACCACTTGGTAAACCAATTTCTTTAAATCTTGATACAATAGAGTTAGCTAAAACTTCAGCATTTAGTCCTGGTCTTACCTTTTCAGCTAAAATTTCATAAACATTTAATCCTCTATTTATTTCAGAAGCATCATTAATAAAAGTTAGCAATAAATCTGCAGTTTCTTCGGCCACATTTAAACTTGAGTCTATATCTATAAATGCCATAATAAAAATTAAGTTATAGTTGGAACATTAATTACATTTTCTGAAGACTTAAGTGCTGGCATGATTTTCGTTATTAACTTAATTTGTCTTGCAGATTTATTGGCTTTTGCTGTTTGTTTACCTGGAATACTTGTTTCATATTTCTTTTTCATTTTTTCAATTTTTCTCTTAGCTCTTTCCTGTGCCCTTTTAGCTATGTATTTTTTAATCATTTTTTTTACTTTTTCAAGAACATATGCCAAAATAAAACCTATAGTCATATTTAAAATCAAATTGCATAGTATAGTCATTAAAGTAACTTTTTTCTTTTGCCCTGTAGTTAGGTTTTCTTTGTTATATCCTTTTATGATTTCACAACTTGTAGCTGGTACGAATTCCCCAATTCTTTTTCCTGTTAATTGGTCGGTTGTAACAGAACCTGGAAATACTGAATTTAATAGTCCATCAGTTAGCATTTGTAATGCGGCAGGTGCCATTCCCTGTGCTTCACCAGGAACAGCTCCAATAATACCTACAAAAAAAGGACTTAATAAACAAGTAATAGAAGAAATTAATGTTTCTAAAAATTTTTGTGTAAAACTTTTTGCTCCAGAAGATGCATTCGATTGACTGTTTGCTCCTGTGGTTTGCTTTTGTATTTGATTTCCCACATAACTAAATACATTTGCCATTGCCTCTTGAGGGGTTACTGTTTCAGACCCTTGAAATCCTGGAGGCACAGTTTTAAATAAATACATCGGGTCATCTGGTAAATTAATTTTAACCCCTTGACAGGTAACTTGAAATGTTAAATTTCCATTTTTTACCTGTTCCATTTTCTGAAGTCTATTATATGATAAATCTCCAAAATTAATATTTGCTGGGCTTGAAACGCTAAAAATTTCATCTCCACCACAAATCGCTTCATCAAGAAGTTCATTTAGTCTATTCTCATCATTTACTAAACCATTTGTTCCAAAAGCTGCTTCTGGCTTTTTTGGCTTTCCAAAAATAAGAATCATGAGTTCTTGAATAATTCTAGTTTTTAAAGCCTCTACCACTGTTGTAAGTGTAACTTTTATTATCCCAGAATTCAGCCAATTATAATTTATATTTGTTAATTCTTTTTTTTGATTATCATTTAAATCTCCAGATGGCATGTCAAACATTACACTATTATCCAATTTTATCTTCATTGCGGTAGATAATTGAGCAGTACTACGCAATATTAATTCAACTAATTTTTCTGTTTTAAAAAGTTCATTGAGTAAAGCGGTAAGTAATAATTGGGGGTCAATTCCCATTGCTCTTAAAACTTTTATTAAATAATCAAACATAGACATTTCATCTTCTTTTTTTATTTTAAATTTTTTAAAAAAAGATAAATCAGTCAAATTTTTCATTGACCCAACTTGGGCAATCAACTTGGCTTGTGTCTCACTTAATGGTTGGTCTAAAGGTACTATATATGCCATTGTGTTTAATCATTTTCTATGTTTCTCGATGTCCTACTTCTTTCTACTTCATCTATTTTATCAGAAATAGCAGTTTTCCAACCTTCAGGTAAACTTGCCGTAGCATCTTCTCCTGCTTCATCTTTATAAACAATGCTTTTGATTTCTTTAGCCACTAATGCTAATTCATTTGTAGAAAGCGAAGCTAAATTAAGAAATGCAACAGCATTTTTTCCCATTAATGTAAATTGCTCTGCAGTTTCCATCTGCTCATCTGCCTTCCTATATCTATCTAATGCTAATTCTCTTTCCTCAAGTTTGTTTTCAAAAACTTTTCTCATTAAATTTAGATAGCCATCTTTTGAAATTTCTAATTTTTCAGCCATAATTATTTTTTATTATAAATATGTGACTAAAAAATTATTTTTCTCTTTTTTGTACAAATTCTTGCTTTAAAACCTTATATTCTATTCTAAATCTATGTAATGAATAAGTTATATCTTTTGTTTCTAATCCTGTATTTTCTTTTATCAATTGATATACTTGATTTTTATTATAAACTCCTAAAATTTCATGATTTTTAAATATTTGAACAATTGCATCGCCCACCTTTTGGTCATTTTTAGATAAAGAATTTTTATCTAATTCTGTTTCCATGGAATTAATAATAAAGTTAAATAAATCTTGTGAAGCATCATCTTTAACATAAGGTTTAGGGTCTTCAATTTTTTTATTATCAGCCTCCTCTTTATTTGAATCATAATTATAAAGAATTTTTACATTTTTTACAAAGTCTTTTTTTTTACCTAAAAAATAATGTTTAGCTATAGTACCAAAAAAAGAAAATGATTTTGTTTTTCTCCATGGATTAAAATTAGCAAATTTAAGATATAAAAAAGTATAGCAGTCTTTTTGCTGAGTTTTTGCATCTGTATCTGGAGTAAATAATTTATAACTAAATAGAATATTCTCTACTAATTTTTTTAGTGGAGTTTCTATTTTCTCTTTAAAAATTCTTTCTCTTTTTTCAACACGGTCTGGAATTAGTAAAACTTCATTCTTTCGTCTTTCCATTTCATCACAATAAGTTTTATTTACTGCTCTTTTGTTTTCTTTAGCTTCATCTTCTTCTTCTTTAATTCTATTTTCATAGAAAAATTCATTTAAGTATAAAAAATCAATAATTCCAGTTTCTGTGTCATCAGTCCAATAAGTTTTAACACTTTTTTCGTCAAGTATCAAACTGTCATTATCAGTAACCAATTCAGATTCTGATAAATTTTCTTCTTCAAAATCATTTGATAAATGGTTTTCATTTTCATCTGGTTCTTCATAAAGAAAGCTTAAAATTACATCATCATCATTTTGGTCTTCAAGACTCTGTTTTTTTTTGTTTTTAACTGATTTTCTCTTCATAAATCTTGTCCCTATCTTCATCAAAGAAATATTCTTTTTTAGCTAAATCCATCCAAAATTTTCCTTCGTTTGGAGTAACTCCACCTTTATCAGCCGAAATCTGCATAATATTATGTGGAATTTTGCAATATGTATGTTTAAACACATCATTACTTTTGATTTTAAATTCATACCCAATTCTTGGAATACACATTGCTTTTACTCCATTATAAATCATTCTCATTAAAAATTCATAATAGTGACTTATTTTTATACTTTCTTTAAATGGATAATATTTATTGTCTTCTTTTTGCTCACTATATTCCTTTATTTCACTTATTTTAAATATAGCACTTATTGGAACAATACAATTAAATCTATTTAATAAATTTATATCAACTTTTCCGGCCTCTTCTGAAAGTCCTTCAGCCCAAGGTGCCTCATTTAATAAACCACTAAAAATTCCATTTACCGTATTTCTTATAATTGGAAAAAAAATTGAAACATTTTTATTTTCTGATGCATAAAAACTAGCTTGCGCAAACCAATTTAGCCCAATTATATCATTTGGTTCTATTATTGAACAAAATTCATATTCATTTTCCAATGCAATATTAAATGCCTCATTAAATATTTTTGAAAAATTGTTACTATTTGAAGATTTCAAGAAATAATTTATTTTCCCATCAGTTTCTACTTTTTCTTCCTCTATTTCGTTTTTGTCATTCTTCTTTCTTAAAACAATCTTTGGTTTTTTTAAAGATTCTTCTAAAATATTAAGTTGCTCTTTTGAGAACGCTTCTGGGTATAACACCAATAAATCTACATCACATGTTTGTTTAGAAATACTATAAAAAGTTTCTTCTAATGTGATTAAATTACTCAAATCATCTATATATATAGAGACAAGTATATTACTATTTTTTAAGTCCTTCAAGTTCATTTATTCTTTCGTTTTTATATTCATTAATAATATCTAAAATTCTTTCTTCTTCACCTGTTTCAGTGTATCTTTCAAGAGTCTTTTCGTAAGATTCTTGAATTTCTTGTACATCTAATTCCCCATTCAACCATTTATCAATAGCAATTCCTAAAAGTTCTGCTGTTTGGAAAATATCACCATTGACAGTCCAATATCCATTTTCTGCAGTCACATATTCTTTCCCTCCATATGAATTCCACCCAACAACATGAGTGCCGGACGCCATAGCTTCAAGAGGTAATGTTCCAAATCCAGCAATATCGTCAGTATATAAAACAAATGCACAATTTGATAATCTTTCTGAAAATTCTTTTCTTGATAATCCACTTAATTGAATAAATCTTACCCATCTTAAATGAGGATAAAAAGCTTGAAATGTTTTAATAATATTAAAGGTTTTCATTTGATTTTCTTGCCCTCTATTTCCCATAAATCCAACCATTGGATATTTATCAGATTTTTTTTCAGGTACTTTAAATAAATTTCTGTTAATTCCTTGTGATAAATTTTTTATTTTTAACCCAGGCATAACGGTATCAAGATATTCAGTTATTGCATCTGAAACAGAAATTACATCAAATATCCCTAATCCTTGCCATGTTTCTCCAGTGTTTAAAGCATTAAGTACATAAAACCAACTTTGTGCTAAAACAATCTTTTTACAAGCTACTTGCATAGTTTTTTTCATTACATTTGGAAATCCTTCTGGAATTATAAAAAAATCTTCTGGGTTAATATTAAGCCCAGCGCATTCTTGTTCTATTCCATCATTATAAAGAATTTTTTTATCTCCTAAAGGAATAAATTCAATATTAGAATAATCAAAATCCAGCCAGGTTGGGTTAAATTTTTCAAAGACTGCAATTTCTTTATTTTTTTTCCTTGATTCTTCATAAGATGCTCTTTGGTCTTGTCTTGGTTCAAAAACTATTTTGGAATTATATCCAGCATCTTTTAAAATTTTTGCTAATTTAATTAAAACCCCAATACCGCCACTTGGACCATTTAATGGAGGGCAATAGAAATAATATTTTGATTCATTACTTCTAACTTTTTCAATTACAGATTCAACCAAAGCATTATGGTCAATTTGTGGTGTAACATCATTCATTTCTTTTTCCATATCAAATTTTTACATTTATTTAAACAAATTATACTTATTTTTTAAGATAAAATAAACTGTTATTTTATTTTTTTTGTTTTACTAAACTAATTTTATCTTTTGATTTTACTTTTTTTCTTTGTAAAGGTTTTCCTTTG